AGAAGTTCAGATAGATATGATATACGAGGAAGAAGTAGAGAAAGAAGTTCAGATAGATATGATAAACGTGAAAAAAGTGTTGATAGATATAATCAACCACGACAAGAAATAAAGAGTGATAAAGGTACCTCAATTAGTTCTTCATCATCAGATAAAGTATTATATGCCAGACCATATAGACGACAACAATCAGCAGGTGCTAAAATAGTAGCCAATGATGAAAAAAGTTTATTTAATGAAATAGGTATTCCTGAATTAGAAAAGTTATATTATGACGAATATAACATAGACAATCATAAATATAGTGGTATGACAATTGAATCTAAAAAAAAATACAAAGAAGATTTGGAAATTTTTTATAAAGCTTTTACAGGTCAAGAAAAAATACCTGAAGGAATTAATAAATTTTCACATATAAGATTAAAAAGTTATCATAAAGATGCTATTTGTTCTAATCCTGATTTAAGTTGGCAACGAAAATCAATAATCAAATTTGATAAATCAAAAGCATCCTCAGAATTTGATATATACGCAAAACATTTAGCTACTATGAGTAATAATACTTTTAAATATGAAAACCAATTATTATCTATTTTAAATAAATTATTTTCAAAAGATTCCGCTCCAAGTTATACTGAATATGGACATAAATCTAAAAAAAAAAATAATGTTATTATTAATCCTAATTTGGATGAAAAAAATTTACAGACAATAATAGATGAAACGCGTAAAATTTTAGTAGAAATGTATGTTAATTGTCATAAAGATTTTTTAGAGGGTAAACAAAAATTTGAAGCTGTTTTAAATCGCATTGGTATAAATACCCAACTAGCTAGATTGAAAGAATTAACTAATGAACAAAAAAAAATGCAAATAGAATTAAGAAAAAATTATACATAAATTATCATAATATAATCTAATTGTAGTATATATTATGAATCAAGCTATTAATAATGATATAAAAAATAACGCAGATAATTTAAAAAAATCAATACAAAATGAAGTAAATAATATAAGTCAAACATCTATGGAAATGGGAAGAAATATTAGTAATACGGCGAAGGATGCCGCATTAAAAACTGAACAACTATCGAGAAAAACATGGTCTCAAGCAGAAGGCATTGCCAATGACGCTAGAATAAGAACCACCAATAAAGCAAATGAATTGCAAGAACAAGCAAAAAATAAAGCAAATGAAATCCAAGAACAAGCGGTGACTAAAGGCAAAGAAATACAACAACAAGCCATTGATACAGCAAAAGATGTAAAAGAAAATGTAGAAGTAGCTGTATTGGGTAAAAAAGAAGAAGGCTGGTTTAAAAATCCATTACAGTTTTTTAAAATGCCAACGTTAGCAAATATAACAAATAAGTTATCTCCAAAAAATTTATTTTGTAGTAGTTCAACATCTTCACTACCATCCATTAATAATACAATAGACCAATTTGGTGGTGGTGGAAATGGAAAAAAAGCTATAAATGATTTATTACAATATAATTTAGTAAAACGAGAAAAAATATTAAATATATTATTCGAAGATATTATGATTATAGTATCAACTGGTAAAAAAGTTCCAAAAAAAAAAGAAAAAAAAGTGTTACAATTAATACGGGAAGTTGAACTAATTAAAACAAAAATTAAGAGAATAAATCAAATGGTTCGATTGGTTAAAAAAAATAAATTAGGAAGAACGAAAGGAAAAACAAAGAGAAGAAAAACAGCTAGAAAATCGCGTAAAAAAACAAGAAAAAGAAGAAAAAGTAGAAAATTAAGAAAACGCAAAAAGAAAACAAAAAGAAGAAAAAAATAAAAATATGTTATATTTTTATATGTATAAAAATAAAACAAAATCGGGACATATAAGTAGAACAAAAAAGTTTTCAAATATAAAAAAAAGTAAAAGAAATATTACTAAAAAGAAAAAACCTAAATATAAACCTAGTAAAAAATTTTTAAAACAACAACAAATGAATGCAAAATTAAATTCAAAACTATTTGTTCAATTACAAAATAATATTAATAAACCTCCAACACCTCCCACTATTGGAGCAATAATGAATAAATATATACCATTAATGAAAAAAATGTTAAAAAAAAAGAAATATGTTGAAGCAGCAAAATATAATTACTTTATTTTAGCAGCAATGGCTACATATGCTCCTGTAGAACCCGTGTTCGATAAAGGAACATTAATGGAAAAACCTTTAGGTCCTATATTATCAAATGTTGATACACATGTAAAATATCACACTGGTTATGCTTATCCAAAAAAACCATCGCCAATAAAATTCACAAGAAAAGATAAAAGAAAACTAAGGAAACGAAAAACAAGAAGGATCAAATCAAATAAATAACGTATTATTTTTAATATTAAATATTTTCATATTAAAAATGATTAGAATTATATTATCTGCTTTATTTTTGTTAAATGCTATATTTTGGGGTATATATCCTGTAAGCGAAGATAGTCCTTTATCAAAAATATTGCATTTTTTTGGATATGAACATACGGCACCATTTATATTACATTTAATAATCGGAATATTATTTTATATTTTAGCAATAGTAATATGTCAACAAAAAACAATTCAACATTTGTGGTTTTAAGGCCTTGACATTAATTTTGATAAAATATAAATAAATAATACACCAACACCAATATTATAAACAGATGAAAAATTTTTAACAATGGTATTTTTAGATATTAAATTATTATTGATATTGGAAAAACCTTCAACATCTCTTTTATTAACATAATAACATTTTTTTGTTCTTGACCCTGCTTTTCCAACAAGTTGACAAGATTGAACACATTCAACATTCGGTCCATCCAAAAAAGAAGATAATATATCAGTAGGAATCATGGCAATCACATTTTCAGCCACACCCGGTATTAATCCTCTTCTTCCAGGTATAACATTTCCTTTTGGTATATTATCGACATATTTCATCATATCAACTTCTTCACCACCCGATTTACAAGTTTGTCCAGTTTTAACAAAAAAAGAATTCCCTAAAGGCCGATCATAGCCTGATTTATTAGCATCACTTCTACCATCAAAAATAATACCAGCATAAGCGCCCAATCCAGCAATATTTGCTTTTAATTGGTCACCAGCAGTACCCATACCCATTTCATCAGCACCTTTTATTTGTGTATGATATTTATAATTTGGTCCTATTATCCCAGGTTCATCGTAACCCATATATATTATTATAAGATATAATTATCAAAAAAAAATAAAAAAATATTATAATGAATATTTCAACAGAATTAACAATGCCTAATGATTTAACAATATCAAATGAATGTCGTATATGTTTTGAAACACAAACTCTAGATAATATTTTTGTACATCCATGTGCTTGTAATGGAACTAGTAAATATGTTCATGTAAAATGTTTACAAAAATGGAGGAATACTACCACAAATTTGATTGCTAAAAAAAGATGTATGGAATGTCATGTTTTTTATAAAATAGTAAAAGAATATCCAAATGAAAAACATATGTGTAAATGTGATAAGTATACTTATCCTATTATAATTATATTTGGGGGATTAATTTTGATCATTTCTTATGTTACTTTTTTATTTGAAGTAATATTCAATAATTATTACTATTCTACATTAATTATAACATTTACGAATAAACAGAATGATGAATATAACATATTATTAATAAATAATCCTATAACAGTAATAACTTATTATTCTTCTATAACACAATTTAATATAAATGTTTGTTTATCTATTTTTTACTTTTATAATTTATACTTTAACATTTACCGTAAAAAACATTATATTAAAAAAACATTATTGTATACATTATTTAATAATGTATGGATGTTTTATCCACAAGCAATTTATTACTATTATTCAAATGATTTTCAATCCTTCATTGATTATGCAACGCTAGGAAATGTATTGACTATCTTTTTTTGGTTCTTCTTTTTTTATAAAGAAAAAAAGATAATAAAATACATGAATACCAAACTTAACAATCAAATTATAAAAAATTATGAAGACAATGATATTATCTAAATTATTATATATAATGATTATCTCTAATAAAAATAAAAAGTATATTATTATTATTTTAATTATGACTGTATTTTTTATGTGTATCATTAATTCAAAAATAAAAGAAAATTATAATAATATTAATGGGAAAGTAATACATGGGAGTGGTATATCTACTAAAATGGTAGATTATCCTACCGCGAATATGAAAAATAATATTGGATTAGATTGTGGTGTATATTCAGGGGTTAGTAATTATGGTAAATGCACTATAATTTCATTAAATAAAACAGAAGACTTAGAAGTTCATATACATAATTTTAAAAAAAATATTTATAATAAAATATTAAAAATTAAAAATATAAAAAAAATACCAACAAATACTTCAAGTGCCATAGATTTAATAAACAATGGATGTAATGATAATACAAATAATAATGATATATTGGAATATGATAAGGTTAAAAATTTATTAACGAATACAAATATTAATAAATTATTTTCAGATATAAAGATTAATTAGCTCATTTCTTTCATTTTAGCATTTGCTTTTTTATCAGATTTTTTACTTGTGGCATTAATACTTTTTTCATTTGTTATTGTTCTAGTTTTATTTTCATCAACATCCTTTTTTAATACTTTTAATACATTATCTACATTAGTAATAACTTTATCTAAAGATTTAATTTTAGCGGAATTTATATTAACCACTTCATCTCTATTTTTTTCACATGAAAGACCTTCTACCAAATTCAATTTTTTGAATATATTATGAATAAATAATGTAATAAGTAATAGAATTAAAAAATACACAAACATATATATTTATATTCTATTTTATTTTAACTAAATTGTTCATCTAAACCATCATTTGCTTTTTTATTATTAGTTGATAGTGTTATATTTTCTTGAACTATTTTAAACATTTCATCATAAGCTTTTTTAACAATTGATGTTTTTTTATTTAATTGTTTAATTTTTTCTTTATTATCTAAAATTTTAACACATAAGTCTGGTTTTTTAGCTACACATGCGTCTTCTACTTTTTTAAGACCTTCTCTAATTTTATTAAAGTATAAATCATACAAAATAATAGATCCTACTATTATTAAGCCAATTAAAATATTATTCTTCATTATATAAATAATAATATTTATTTTCTATTTGTAATATAAATGCTAAATTTAAAATCTCGAAAAGTAAAAAACAGAGGAAATAATAATAATGGGTTAGTAGTAACGCAAAAAGGTAGTTACTCTAATATTAATGTAAGGCAAAATACAATTCTTAAAGATAGAAATAATTGTGTAAGATTACCTGATGGAAGTTTATGTAAAGTAGGTTCAGCAGGTATATTGCCATTACAGGGATGGAGAAAAAATTTAAATAATTGTAAAACAGAAACTATTGTAGTTTATAAAGATAATCATTCGAAAGGTGTTTCTAAATCAACATGTTATAGTAAACGTATTAGGTCGGGTATGCAAGAAAAGAAAGTATATGATTCTAAATTAAAAAAATATGTTAAAAAGAAAAAAATCGCTAGTTATTCAGAATATTTAAAAAAAAGATGTAAAAATTATGAAAATGTTGATTTTAAATATTACAATGGGAATTTTTATACTCCACCAGATCCAAATTTGGATCAAGTAGTTAAAGCCGAAGATATTTCGGTATATGAATATAATCGAATTTTAAGAAGTCAAATATTTCATGATGATTTTGCGAATCAAACCTCAAACGCAGATATAATAAGTAATTATGCAACATTCGTATCTGGTAAAGATGATATAGGTTATGCTTTAAAAGGGGGGGCTTTTGTTTCTAATTATCGTCAATCAAGTTATTTTACAACACCACAAATTAAATGTGTTAGTTTTTGGGTTAAAGATTTCAATACGGATGGACTAGCAAATAATGATGGTTTTGATATATTGTTTGATGGTAGAACATCAGTATCAACCGACGGTCCTTTATTAAGATGTAATCAAAGAGGTAAATTAGAAATATTTAATGGTTCTATTACAAAATTATATTTGGATGGAATTGAGCAAACATTAACAAATTATGGTTCAAATAATTTTGATATCGGAACTGGTGGTTTAGAAACTAATGAATTAATTGGATGGCATCATATTTATTTTGAATCCGCTGTTGATTTTAAAGGTTTATCTATGTTGTCTGATTATGCTAGTTCAGACGCAAAATATAGTTCCCAAGCAACTATAGATGAAGTTAGATTATTTGGTAAACATTTAACACAAATGGATATAACAATGTTATATGAACAACCACAGCTAAGTTATTCTATTCCTAAATCTATAGCACCGATGTATAATAACAAAACCATATTATTTCAAAATCAAATAATGACTTTACCAAATTCGTTAGAAAATTTTACTATTCGTGTGTATGTAACATTTAAACCTAATTTTTGGTCGTATAATGGTGCTCTTAAAAATTTTGGAATTTTTACTTTAGCTAGTGAAACATTTAATAGATTTGATTCAAACTTAAGTAACAAACCAGGTTATATAAATCTTTTTATTGATCCAGTTACAAGCTATGGTGGAGGACACAGTACGAATAATTTAAAAATGTATTGGGGTAGCGTTGGGACTACTAATGGTCATTCGATTACTGGTAGTTATGCGAGCGGGGACAATGAAGATACCAATAGAGTAAATGAATTTCATGATTTTAGCAATTTGATTGATCAAAGAAATGAACAATTTTTATTTGAATTATCTTATGATAGTTATTATGATTCATACGGAACTTTTACTTGTACTAGAATATCAGATGGAGAATATTTTGAATATTCGCCAACAAATAAAGCATTCCAAACATATACTGATGTTGATCCGGTAAGTCCAATAACAAGAGATGTAACACATGTTCGTGTAGGTACTTGTTATGGTGACGGAGGTGTGGTATTGGACAATGATAATTACTTTACCATTGATGATGCTTATATTTATGATGGTGAAACTTTACCAATACCTGGGCCACAAATTCCACCAAACACATATCGCGGTAATTGTAACGAATGTAAAGAACCAGTAATACAAAAAAGAAGTAATAAAAATTTCTATAAACAGGGTGCTGTAAGCAGTGGTTCAAGATTAGATAAATTAAAATTTGATACTATTATGGATTCGCAGAAAAATACATCTGATCCTAATTGTCCATGCGCTGAAAGTAAATATTTTGCTGGCAAACCTAGATTTACAGGACATGTTAGTGGATTACCATGTAAAAGTTTTCCTAATAGAATTAATGGTATACGACATTGTGCTGTTCCTAGAAGTGAACCTACTGGTCCTGAATTAGAAATATATTTGAACGGAATGACAGTTAATTTAATTAACAATCAGGGAACAATTGCTAATGAAAGAAATGATTTTGGAAATATAGTAGATGGAAACAATACAACATTTAGTTATTTAACTACAGCTGGAACAGGGGCAAATAACTTACCTTTATCTATAAATATTACACCTAGTTCACCATTATCAGGAAATTTCTTAACTGGGTTTGTTATTTCTTCTGAAATAAGTAATTTTGGTAATATAGATATGGAATTTATTAAACTAGCCAATGGAGTAACTCCTCAATCGTTGGAATTGATAGATGTGGAAAATGACGCTGGCATTATTAAATCAATTGGTGCTAGCAATGTTCATAATCCAGCAACATGGCATATTAAAAATCATACACCGAATAATACCATAACAATTAGAATAAAACCAATGATGATGCATCAAAATAGTAAAATAAAAATACGATTTCAAGTAAATAGTGGAACAGGTTCTCAATTATGGCCAATTAAAGAAATTAAGGCATTAGTAAGAAATTAAACATTTATAGTTTTTTCTATATATACTATAAATGTCTACAAATACGATTGTAGTTACAGTTCAAGGAAGTGGAAATGGTAAATTTTATATGGATGGTAATGAAGGTGTATTAGCATTAAAATATGGTGATACATATATTTTTGACGTGAGCGATCCGACAAATAATAACAAGCCACTATTTTTTAGTTTAATACAAGATGGTATTCATAATAATGGTACAAATTATAATTTTTCGAATTTTTCTAGAAATGGAAACGTTGGACAATCCGGTTCAACAGTCCAACTCACGGTGGATATAAATACCCCAACAAATTTATTTTTTTATTCAACAAACTATGATGGTATGGGTAATGGTGTATTGGTTAATAATAATGGAACTATACCACCATATAGAATAAATATGAGATTTTTTAATCAATCTAATTCTCGTTTTGGCTCAATGAATTTTATAAAGGTAGATAATAATAATTATAAAAGAACATCAGGAAAAAAAAGATTAGATTGTTCACTTCCTGGTTGTAATGGATTAATACATAAAATTTATAAAGATCCATTATCAATTCATGCCAATAAAGAGACTTGTTATAATCCAACAATTAAACAGAGGGAAAATAAGGGAATTTATACTGAACCAGTTCATGGAAATCAAGCATATTTAAAACATAGATGTAGAACATTCAAACAACGAGAATTTAATTTTGCCCTAGAAAATAAAGATTATGATAAAAAAATATATCAAGCAAATTGTGTATGTAATACAAAAGTAACATATAATAAAAGCAATAGAAAATTTAGTAACCAGGGAGCGGTAAGCAATAGATCTAGACTAAATAGATTGAAATATAATACAAGAGTTATAACAAATCAAAAAATTGAAAATAAAAATGATAGATTTAAATAAGATTATTAAATAACCAAACATGTATAAACCTTTAAAATCATTCAAAGGAAAAACAAATAAAATTAAAGATGATATAAAACTAGCATACGATGATTTGGATTGTGGTTCTTGTGATCCGCATAGTGATAATCATTTGAGATTAAGAAAAATGTTTAATAATACGAATGTATCGTTGGTTCAAGGTTCTATAGATTATCATAGATTTATTCCGATTTGTCATAAAGATCACCGTGTTAAGTTAAAAAAATATTTTGAAAAGTTAAAATGTGGGTTTTATGAAAGAAATAAAAAAACAAAAGATTACGATTTTTATGAATGGACATTATTTGAAACCTTGAAAGAAGAATTCAAAAAAAAAAAAATTGTATATTTAATGTTTGATGCGTTGAATTATGGAATAGAAGAAGAAAACAAAAAAAAAGATTATGAACATCATAGTTTAGTTATAATTTTTATCCCATTAAAAAAAGGATACCATGCTTATCTGATAAATTCTCACGGTATAGATACAAAAGATTATACAACATATGAAAGATTTAAAAGTATTTACAAACGTAAAAAAACGATTAATTATGAATTTCACAACAATATTGATGTTGTTATGATGAAGGATTTTATAGATTTCTTTAAAATTTCAACAAAAATAAAAATTAGATATAATAAAACAGAAAATCATAATTACTATGGTGCTAATTTACAACATGGAGATAATTATGGTGTGTGTTGTTTATTTCCAACTATAATTTGGTATTATTTCAATTTATATTATAAAAAGAGTGTGAAATTAGGTCAAATGAAGTTTGATACATCCATTAACATGTTGAAAAAAAATCAATTGATACCTTTTATACATTTGATATTTACAGATTTCGATAGTAAATATGAAAATAAATTATTAACAATAATGACAAAATCAAAATGTTCAAAAAAAGTGGATCGAATGGTTGAAAAATTAAATTATAGATTTACTAAAAAAATTCTCAATATGACAGTAGCATTTCTATCACAAAAATACTTCGAATGTTGAATATTAACTTTTTTTAAATAAATTGGTATATTGATTATAATTATTATAGGGTATATTATTTTTAATACACCATTGAATACATTTATTAATGTTATTATTTTTATATTGTAATATTTTATCCGATTTTTTGTTTTCTATTAATTTAATAGTGTTCGTGATTGTTTCTATTTGTTGATTTCCAAAAATAGCATTAATTTCTTCTATTTGATTAATATATATATGTTGCAATGGTATATTCAAAATAGATTTGATATTATATTTCTTAAAATTGATATTATATAATACTTTTATAATAGATATTAGTTTTTGCTTTATAAAATCTATATTTGAAAACCGAAAATGTTTACATACTATATATTTTTCAGAGTTAGCAAATCGTGATGTATTGGGTTTTATAATGTATACTTTTTTGTATAAACAATTTAATAAATAAATAAATTCAACAGATGATTTCAAAAATATATCATACATTTTCAAAACAAAAGAACCATTTTGTTTTTGCATTAATATAGCATAAATAATTTCTGTTAAGATCAAACGACTAGCTTGATTTTCTTGTGTATTAAAGTTTTCAGAAAAATCAAACCCTCCATCAGCAGTTATAAAATCCATTTTATGTCCATATTTTTCAATACAATATATTAAATTTTCAGGACAAAATAAGTTTCCAGTTTTATCTAAACCATATTCAAGTACTATATTTTTATTTTTTTCCAATAAATTATTACATTTTTTCCATGATGGTATATTATTATCATTATTATCAATTAATGTCATACCATAATATTTATCCCGGGGATTTTTTCTCAAATATGTCATTGCTTCAACAAATCCTCCTGGACCTTCTGCCAAATGAAATGACTTTATATTTTTATGTGCAAAATCTATTTCTAAATTAAATGTATTATATATCTCAATTAATTTAAAAAAAGCTCTCGATATAGGTTTATATTTACTTATACAATATTTTAGATTAGTTAATGGCGTATGTATATATTCATATGGGTTTGTAATTCTTTTCATACTATCCCAATCATTATTATAATCTTTTATATCAGTTTTACATTGAACCAAATAATGTGATAAACTTTTACTTAAAAAATTTTCATTTTTTTTATTTATTAATTCTATTTTAATATGGGATTCTTTTAACCAGATGTCTATGGGTAACAATGAGAAATATGTCATTTAAATATAATAAGTATATATTAAATTATATTTAAACGAATTTTTTTATTGTTTTATCACTAATGGTTTATTTTTCTTTTTCTTTTGGTTTTTTCTAGAAATTTTAATTTTCCTACCTAATTTTTTTATTTTTTTCTTTGAAGATTTTTTTATAATTTCTTTTGTTTGTGTATTGAATACGCTTTCTGTATCAACATCGCGAATTTTTTTAAATATAAAATAATTATTCAAGAATGATATTTGTTTTTCATTTAAATTTAATTTATCAGCTTTACCATAATATTTTCTAGATGATTTATATTTTTTGGTTTCTTTTAACATATTGTCATGTAAATCTTCAAATGAACCAATTGATTTATCAAAGCCTAATGAGTTAGATTCGTCAACAGTTAAAGGTACAAACCCATAATGTTCTAGTAAACTATTAAAATATTCAAAATTAACTAAGTATTCAGGAAAAACTTTATTAATAGATTCTTGGTATACATCTATTTGTAATCCTATACAATTTGGGTCATCTTTAAAACCATCATTTAAATTATCATATTGTTTTGTTATTTCCCATAATTTTTTATCACCATCCATGATATTTATGCTTTCACCTTTTGATAATGATTCCAATTCATTATATACTTTTTCACCATTGTATGTTGTTCCAATAAAATGTCCACCAACTTTACAACATTCACTTACATTTCTAACAAAATTATTGAGTGTATTTCTATCTTTAAAGAAATAATGTATTGAAAATTGATTGGATACAATATTAAAACCTTCTTCAGCTATACCATATTTTTTATATACGCCAAAACCAATTTCTTTTTCATCTTTTGGACCATTTCCAAATATAGCTTTCATTATTTTTTCACTTCTTTCTCCGCCAGTAGCTGCTTCACCACTACGAATATTTTTTGATGAATCGCCAGCTAAAAATATAGCACTAGGCATTATTCTAGTTCTCTTCTTATCATTCAAATAACGAGCACATACGCCATTAATTCTATTTTCAATATTATCTTTTGAATAATCTATTCCAAATACAAAATTTAATCGAGATTTTATCCATTTTGATAAATCACCACCTTTACCAACACTCATATCTATTAATATATCACCCTTTTTTGAAACATTTTGTATTAATTTAAGTTTGACATATTTATTATGAAAATCTCTTAGGGATTCTAGATAACGAACATCTCTTTTACCTGATTTATTATAATAAACATTATCATCAATTAATTCATCTGGTATGTTTTCTCCTGTTTCTAACATATGTTCAGTTATAGGGTTATGTATTGATTCCCAAACACCCTGTGCTGTTGTATAATTATTTCCATAATTCTTTTTTCCTGCTTTATATTGCGCGGTTTTATCATGACGAACCCGAATAGGAATCCATTGCCATCCTCTTTCTCCATTTTTATCAAATCGAAATTCTACAATTGTTTCATCTTCAAAATTTTCTTCTTTGTTTTCTGTTAATAAATAATCAATGTTATTATTTTTTTCAATTTTTATGTTTGTTTGATAAACCGGATAATTAGGTTCAGGATTTGTAGGATGAAATGGAACAGGTTTATAATTATTTCGATTATCGTAACTATATTCAGGTATATTATCTTGTATAATATCTTCAAATGGATTAATATATCCGTGATATTTTTCATCAAAACCAACACGACATATTAATGTTTTATACCTATAATGATCAAATCCTTCTGTTAAATTTGTTCCTTCGTTGAATTTATTCCCTATAAAATCTCTACCATTTTCATCTTTCTTAGTTGTTATTAGGAAATCAACTGTATTGAAATCTGGTGGTTTCCATTTATATGAAGACATCCATGTTGTTTTTTTAGGTGGTATTCTCCCACCATTTGACAAACCCAACGTCTCTATACCAACACTCTTGTTTATTGGATGAAATATTAAACCATCTGTTTCATATTCAATTAGATCGTCTTTTATTTCTTGAAATAATGTTTTGCAACCATCAAATATATTTTTTCCACCGTAAAATTCTTTTATACTTAATTCCAATGTCTCATTAGATTTTGTAATAGATTCAAAATTAAGCTCTTTTGTTAAACTATCCAATTCATTATATCTAAAAATTGTTTTGTCCATTTTTTTATTTGTATATATCAAATTATTACTACTAACAAATGGGTATTCTCTTAAATCATTACCACTTTTGAAATATATATCAAAAGCAGCAAATAAATTTATGTAATTTTTCTCTTTATCATGTAAAATATGTTCTCCATCTAGAATAGTTCCTGCTAATTTTACATTTGAACAAACCAGTCCTGTAAATTGAACATTCATATTCATATCAATGAAATAAATTTTTTTGCTTTTTGTAATAAAAATTAATTTTCTTATACCATCAGCCTTTTCAGTTACCAAATAATTATTATGAATTGAATTATTCATAGTTTGTTCTTTTTCTTTAATAATATTATTCATGGTTAATGATATAGAACTGGGACCAACAAAATCACTAGAATTTATGAGTAAATTATTATATTTATCCCTAACATTTTTTAAATTTTTTTCACCACGAATAACTTTTAAATATTCAATTAAAACATTCTCTTTTTCATCAACGGATATAGGATAATTTGTTTCTTGTAATCCGGATAAAACCATTTTAACACCATTGAATACGTCTTTTAAATATTTTTCAACATGGTCAGTCAACATTGTTTTATTTAAAACAGCTTTGACCGGTTTTATTTCTAACTCGATTTCATATGTTTCTTGGTTATTAAATACATTTGATTTCTCAATATTATATTGCGGTATCATTCCAAATTTTCCTTCTACTCTACCATATGTAGATGAACGAACGATGCTTAAATCAAATATAAATGGATATTTTGGATTTCGAAACGAAAATCGTTTTAATAATCTAAAATTTTTTTTATTATTTTTCCAATCTTCTATTAATTTTTGAACAAGTTCATATTCTGGTTTCAATACTTTTTCTACTTTATAATTGGCACGAAATTCAAAATTTTTAAAATCCACCGGTGCCAGAACTCCTTGTGCGTATTTCTTTCTTGTTTTTGTTACAAAATTAACACCACCTTTTTGCAAAACACTTTTCAAATCATTGCTTTCACAATAATGCTGTATATTTGGTAAATTCCAAATTTCAACACGAACATTTGATTGTACATACTTACCTAAATTTTCATTCAAATAAAAAGATTGGATATTCAAATGATAATCTCCTTCGTCTGATTTAGCTTTCCAATTTAATGATCTTAATTTCCTTATAACATTATTAAATTGAATTTTGGTAATTTTATTTTTATAATTTGTTCCAAAACGGATCTCTAATTCATCTGGATTATATTGTTGGTTTATTTCATTGCTTAGATATATTTCTATATATTTTTCTAATTGTTTTCTTGGAGTTAATTGTTTTGAGGACATATATGTATTAATCATATTATTTTATATTGTTTCAATTTAAAATTATATTTTTTTAGTTATCTCTTCATACAATTGTTTTTTTGTTTTCTTTTTTGTAAGTGATTTCATAATATTTATATCTAATTTATTAGCTATTTCTATTAATTGTTGTAACTTATAACTTGATATACTTGATAATGGTTTTTCTATATTCTCAATATTCCATAATGATTTACGATATTCGGATGTTTTTTCATACATTTCCTGGTGATTATAGAACAATTCTAATTTATATTCATTATTTATTTTATGAACAATTAAATCTTTTATAGAGGATGGAGATAAAGAAGTATATATTTTACAACCATCAATATAATATAAGTTGATGTTTAAAATATGTGTTAAACATTCTAACGTGGACAATGAAAAACAATTACTAAACGTTATATCATTTTCTAAATTTTTCAATTTCCATTTTTTATTACTTTTTACAATGGCTTTATTATTACGTAATAAGTCTACATAATTAAATTTTTCTTCTTGTTCTACAGTATAATAATTGCTTGTAATTTGTTCATATGCACCCATCCCTTTTTCTATAATATAAATAAACCATAATAATTTATTTTTATATGGAACATTAAAAAATTCATCATCTTGGTTTAATGGTTCTTCTTTATATATGGGTATCTTTTCTTCATGTTTTATTTTTTCAAAATTAGTATTATGTATTAATTTTGAAATATTATTATTATTAAATTCAAATTGCGTGATTGACTTGAACATTAGTAATACTTGTTGTTTTTTCTTTATTATCTTTAAAGAATTTATTTTGTAATGTCTTTTTCATTTTTTCAACATTTTGTAAATTTGTTTCTTGACATTTTGTGTAATTAATATAATCATTAATTTTTTCAATAACTTCGGGTTTTAAATTATTCATATTAATAAAAATACCATTTTTATTCTCACTATATGAAATTTTATTTTCTTGCATTATTTCTAAAATTTTAATATGGTGATCTTTACTCATATTTTCTATTTGTTTTTTCAAATCTTTCAGTTTATTCATTATGGAATTATAATACTTAAATATTTAAGTTATTATCGTATATTGTTATTTTTTAATGTTTTTATTCTTTCTTGTAAATAAAATCCAAAAAATATAATACCAATACCACCAGATATTCCTCTCCATAATCTTCTATTGTTGCAATTTCTTAAACAAACAACTTCTGAGGTTCCCCAAACAGCACCGGTTCCTCCCATTACATCCCATATAAATTTTTTTCCACTATCGAGGATAAAATCATTATCCATTTATCTTAAATAATATTTTATTTTAAAATAGTTATTAATTATATTTAATATATTTAAAGAGTAACATATATTTTTAATAATATTATGTATTCTTGGATTATTATAATAGGGGGATTATTTTCTTTTTTTGCTGCTATGGGAATAGGTGCGAATGATGTGGCTAATGCTTATGCTACATCGGTAGGTTCTAAAGCATTGACTATGAAACAAGCAGTTGTTCTAGCAACTATATTTGAAACAGCCGGTGCGGTTTTTATGGGTTCGCATGTTACGAATACTATTCGTAAAGGTATTGCAGATTATAAATGTTTTGAAGAACAACCAGATTTATTAATGTATGGTTGTATGTGGGTTGTATTATCGGTTGGATTATGGTTGTTTCTAGCTAGTTATCTAGAAATGCCTGTTTCTACAACACATTCGTGTGTAGGTGGTATGGTTGGCATGGCATTGGCATTGGGTGGAAGTGAATGTGTTATTTGGTATAAACCATTAACGACATTTCCTTTTGTTGGTGGAGTTGGAGGTATAGTTTTATCATGGTTTTTATCGCCATTATTTTCAGCAATAATAGCTGCTATAGTTTTTTATATATTAAGAATGTTTGTTTTGAGACATAATTTTGAAAGTAATAGAATTAATTGGACCTATCCTTTTTTAATAGGTTCAACTATGTTTATTAATTGTTTTTTCATTATTTATAAAGGAGCAAAAGGATTAGGTCTAGATAAAACACCTCTTAGTGTAGCATTTGGGGTTTCAACTTCAGTAGGAGTATTTTTTGGAATGTTATCCGTCCCATTTGTTCCAATAATTAAAAACGCAATAACAAATAAACATGAATCAAATGAAATAGAATTAACAGATATTACAAATGAATTCACAGAAAATAGTAAAGAATTAAATATAAAAAATGATAAAGAATTAGAAAGTGTTATTAATATACATAAAAATGCCGAACAATTTGACAAAAAAACAGAAGATACATTTAGATATTTACAAATATTTACTGCTATTTGCGATTCATTTAGTCATGGCGCAAATGATGTTGCCAACGCAATAGGGCCTTTTGCGGCTATGTGGGCCATATATAATTCTACTGATTTAAGTAAAAAAAATGATATGGAAGGTGATGCTTATTGGATATTGGGATTAGGTGGTATAGGAATAGCTGTAGGATTATTTCTTTATGGTTATAGGATTACAAATGCTATTGGAACAAAATTAATTAAAGTTACACCATCTAGAGGCGTTGCAATAGAACTAGCATCAGCATTAGTAATTATTACTGGCAGTCGTTTAAAAATACCATTATCTACAACACATTGTCAAATTGGGGCTACTGTTGGTGTAGGAGCATTAGAAGATCCTAAGAAGTGTGGTGGGATTAATTGTAAAATATTTTTAAAAACCGCATTGGGATGGGTTATAACATGTTTTGTAGTTGGTGGTACGGCAGGTATATTAACTGCACAAGGAGCTTACGCACCATCGAAATTTAATTATTGTCCTGTTAATGTGACCGTATAATAAATTAATTAAAAAATATAATTAATTTATTCTTTTTTTTTTACAATACGCACTCTTGGTTTCTTTTCTTTTTTTTTAGTATATTTTGTCACTAATTCAGCAATAATAGATATATATTTATCATTTAATTCATATCGTGTTCCTATAACACGAATAATAATTTCATCGTTTATTTTTATATTGCTAAATTCAGGTTTTTTGTAATTATGATCACGAGCCACGAATACAATAACAGGACTTTCTGCTTCAGAACCATATGTAGCTCGTATACCAGCTTTTGTAACATTTTTAACATTACATTTTATTGTTATACCTTCCACAGGTTTACATATCATGGCTTGTAAAATTACATCGAATACTACATTATTATTTTCAATAACTCCAGACGAATAAGATAAGACATTTATAGATTGTTTTTTTATATAACCTTCATTTACACATTTACCTTCTAAACTATTTATTAATTTAGTAACAAGAATTTCTTTAAGATTACTACCAATACTATTAAATGGTATTGTAATTTTTCTAGTTATTATATTTTTTGAAAATATACCATAATGTTTTGTATTTTTTTTCTCAGTAGAGGATTTTAAAGAATTTGCCATTATATATACACTATAATAAATTCTTAATATTTTTTCAATTTATTTTATATTTTATTAATAATTTTTTCAATGTTATAATATAACCATTTCTTATTATCTTTTTCTTTTTCTTCCAAATAATGTAATAATAATTCATTTTCAACGCACAAATGTTTGGATGTTAATCGTATTGGAATAACTTCTTTCTTTTTTCCCTTTACACCAACTTGTAATAAAAATTTTCCGTCTTTACTTTCTTTATCTACTATATCTTTTAATTTCATACCATATATAGTGTCAATTTTGGAAGCAGTATGATTATATTTATTTATATCTTTTTTTATTATTGACGATAAAGTGGGAACTCTTGTCATAAAATTTTGTAATTCAATATCACTATGTAATAATTTAAACATTTCATTGTTTAAGTTTATCATTTCTTTTTTTTGAAATTCACCAGTTCCACACGTAGCACCTGTTCTCTTTTTTTTATCATTCATATTTTTTATTTTAAAATATGTTTTGCCTTTATTTATATCAAAAACACCTATTTTATCATGTGAAGTTTTTTTATTAATATACATCTCGTTTAGTTTTGTTGTTTTATTACTAGGTAAACGGATCCATTTATTTCCAGCTAATTCATAATATTTTATTTTATCGTCAAATAATCCTATTCTATTATTATGGATAAATTTTTCAAAATATTTTTTTGAATACTCTTCATATTTAATTCCATTTGCATATTTATCACCATATACATGATTTAACAATAACAATTTATCATCATGGTTAAAACCTTCTAATATATGATACAATGCGTATCTATATAAATTATCTTTTGGTATTCCATTCAGTTGGTGTAGTATTTTAATCATCCATGCTGCTATTTTACTGTTATCTTGTTTATCTGTGGATTGTAATTTTTTAGGATTTTGGATTTTATCCATTTCAATTTTTAATTTAGTTAATATTTCTGTTATTTTCTTTGTTTTACTTATGGATTTTTCTTTTATATTTTCTGGTAATGGATATACTATTTTTTCATTTTTTTCATCAATCAAATGTTTATTATCGTATATTTGTGTATAATCATTAATTTCAATAGGTTGGAAAAAATAATAATTATCGATGTTTTTAACTTTACCAATTTTACCATACATGTCCGCTAAGTATTCGTTTTCGTTATTTATCAACTGGTCCAACGCATAGTATATTTGTTCACGTGGATATTTTTTTATTTGTTGAATTCTAGTTATAAGTTCGTTATCACTATAAATATATTCCTCTTTAAACAGTAATCGTATTCTTTGAATTATTTTATCTATATTCAAAACCATATAATAATTATTATATGTATCGCTATTTTCTTTTATTTTTTCATTTTCTTTATTACATTTTATTTTACATTTATCAAATTCACAAACAGCTGTATTATCTTTATGACCTAATATATAATCAATAGGAGCATAGCTATTTGAAGACAATATTTGCGTTACTTTAGTATTGTTTAATTCTTTAACTGTTAATTTACCTTGATTAGAATTTAAAAAACAATCTACTGCGTTTTCTTTTAAAATTTTACTTACAGCAGCGATGGATTTTACTTTTTTCTCTGCTAAACGATACATATATAAATCTACGGATTCGTATGTTTTATCTTCCAATTGTGTTCCATGCATATATATTTCAACATTTCTTTCTTTAAAAGGTAATAAACAATGACTTTGATTACGAACCGCTCTTCCAATAATTTGTTCAATCCTATAAATATTGAACCATGGGTCTAGTATATGTACTTGACGAATATTTTGAAAATCTAATCCTTCAGAAGCTGCTTTACTTACTATAATTACTTTAATTTTTTCACCATTAATATTGTCGGGGCTATTGAACGCATTTATTTCTTCCAATCTATTTGGACTTAAATTATTATCACCAGTTATCATTGCGTATTTCAAATTAAGTTTATTGTTTTTCGTATAATCATTTTTTGGTTTATTTTTAAATAAAGAATTTCCACCGTAACGAGAAAATCCCAATTCTTCCAATGCCAATGCCATTGGAATACTAGAACCATAAATATACCGACTATATATTAATATTTTTCCTTTGGATTGTTCTTTTCCTTTATCATTTATAATTTTTTTGATAATAAAATTAATTTTATGACTGTATTTTTTTATTTCATCTGGTGAAAATATAGCACGAAATTTGGTTATGGTATTATGCTTATATTCAAACGTTCCTATTAAAATATCTTTCTTAAACATCATATTTCGTTTTAAACCACCATTCCCATATAATTTTGTGATAATGTTATAATTGTTACCAGTTCCATCTTCAACAAATTCATTATGCGGATATGAAAAGTTTAATGACTGAATAAGACCTTCTAAATATGTATATTGTATACCAGTTTTTTGATCTTCTTTTTTTATGAATCCACGTTTCTTTTCTTTTAAATATTTAATTATAAAATTATAAATTTTATTTTGATGTGGTGTAATAGTTATCATCATTATATCTAAATAATCGATATGATCCATAGGACTGATAATACCCTCATTTGCTTGTTTTATAGGATATTGCCATACGTCACGATCAGATTTCATAAGTTTTATTAATGATCGTGGTTCTCCCATTTCTTTTGGATAAATTCTATAAGGAAAGGTAAACACATTTTCACCACGAACATAAGAAATATAACCTGTACATTTTTGTATTAATAACGCTTCTCCTGTATTTCCATCCATGTTACCAGGTAATAGGTTATCAAATTTATCAAAAATTTCATTTTCCGTTATTGGAAATCTATTATCATTTAAATTCATTAAGTTCAATAACCATACAATTTCTCTTGCATTATCAAACATAGGTGTTGCTGATAATAACAATAATTTAAGATTGTTGGCATAAACAACTAATTTTTGTAAATTTTCTCCGGATTTTTTAAATGTTTTTTGTTCTACGTTTCTAATATTATGTACTTCATCAATTACTAACATTCTATTTGAAAATTCATTTTGGATAGCTTTTTTTCCACCATCCTTCTTGTGTTTATTTTTTTCTAATATTTTATTAATATAATTTGAAAATTCAGTATAACCTATAAATTTGTAATTCTGTTTTATTATTCGATTTATTTGTTTTATCACGTCACTTTTTGGAACACCTTTCATGTTCATGGGATTAATTTCTTTTAAAAATTTATTACCTGTACAGGATTTAATATTCCATAATCCATTAATTTCTTTTAATTTTTTTTCATTGAACAATTGTAATTTAAAATTGGTTTGGACATTTGGTGATGCAACAATCATTATTTCTTTATCTGTATTCATCTGTTTATTATATTCTCTCATTTCTTCACATACTGAAATAGCACTACAAGTTTTTCCTGTTCCTACACCATGGTATAATAATAAACTATTATACGGTGTTTGAAATGATAAAAAATTACGGACAAACATTTGATGTGGTGCCAATTCAAATTCTTTGTCTTTACATAATTTATCTGTAATCTCTTGAAATTCCTTTGGTTTCCCTTTTATATTAGGTATTTCTTCCATTTTAGTTTCGTTAAATTCTCTTTTCTGGAAAATTTTTTGATTAAAATATTGATCATTCAAATGTGGATATAATGAATTATCTGTTTCTGAGAAGCTTTTTTTGTTATCGGCTTCCATTTTTTTTAATTCTTTTAAACAACTTATTAATAGTTTGCCTTCTTCATCAAAATCGATAGTTTCGGCAATGTTAATTATGCTGTTAATATGATTTTTACTGTTTAAAAAATTTTCACATTTTGTTTTAGAGATTTTAATTTTTTTATTAAGTTTTTTACTTTTTGTTTTTTTCATATTGGACATACTTACTATATTATGATATTAATCTATATTTATGTAAAATTTTATCTATTTTAGTTATTATTGTTTTCTTTTCCAAATTATAATGTCTTATATTTTCTAAACATTCATCTAAATCAAGCCATTTTAATTGACTAACTTCACTTTCTTGAATTTTATTAGAATTATCATTTATATCATCATTAAATACAGCTAAATAATATTTATGTTTATATGATTTGTAATTTGAACCAAAAAATATTTCTTCTAATGGACTAATATTTTTGACAATATCAATTTGATTTTTATTATAACCTGTCTCTTCAATAAATTCACGAACAGCACAATGCATATCTTTTTCATTGATGTTTCTTCTACCTTTTGGAAATCCCCATTCTGGACATAGCCAATTTGTAGTAGATTTTTGAATTAGTTTTTCTAAATTAATAAATTTTGAGTTGATATAAATTCCCTCTATAATTTGACTAAATTTATCACGTGAGTTTCTTTCTTCATTTTTGTATTGTGGACTTCCTGGAAATCCACCCCATAAATTCCTCCATAATGTATCAAAACTATTCGTTAGCAATTCGTTTTTTTCCATGATTGTCATTTCATTAATCAAATTTAATATATACTTAGTATTGTATAAAGGGTATTTGCCTCTTAAAAAATCAACATAACCTAATGAATGTTTACGACATATCAACAAATATTTGAAACTATTTATTTTATTTTCCATTTTCTTTACTGCTATAATGCCTATACTTATAATGGGTTTATTGCAATTATGATAATTGTGTCCGTTCTTTCCACAATTAATACAATGTTTATTGTTATAATTAGATTTTAACATATATATATATATGTTTAAATAGAGATGTTTTTATATCATTTCGTATATAATGGGTTTAAATCCAAAAATATGGTTGAAGCATTTGTTTTTTGTTTTAGAAACAATGGCAATTCAATATCCTGCCAATCCAAATAGTGTTGCTAAGAAAAAATATTATGATTTTATACAAAATTTACCTGTTTTTTTTCCAGACGACCCTATTGGTGATAACATGTTAAAATTATTAGATAAATATCCAGTAACACCATATCTTTCTTCAAGAATGTCTTTTATGAAATGGGTTCATTTTGTCAAGACACATGTAAAAAGACAAATGAAAGAGCCAATTGATAATTTTTATGAACATTTAGAAAAATATTACGAACATTATAAACCACAGGAAATTATAAAACAAGAAAATATAAAAAAAAAATCTAGATATATTCAATTTGGTTTATTTGTTTCTATTTTAATAGCAATTTTTTATATATATAAAAAATGAAATCATGTTATAAACCTAAAAAACAATTTTTTGAGATGAATATTGAAGAATTACAAGAATATGTGAACCATTGTAAAAAAATCGATAAAAAAACAAGAAGAATAAATCGCATTAAGAAAAGTAGGTCAAAAAGACTAAGAAAAACCAAAAAAAGAAAAAAAAAATTTACTAGAAGGAAAAAAAAAACTTAACCAATTATATATGAAATTATTTTTATTTATATTTGGTATTACAGCATTTTTGATGGTAAATACTTATTATGATGGTAAATATACCAGCATGTTGAGTATTAATAAAAAATATACACAAATGGCTATGTATGGTTTTGTTGGATTATCGTTATATATTTTTATGAAAAGACATCCTGGAGAATCTCAACATATGTTTATGCACGCTAGTGATTTAGTTAAATATATGCCAATAGAAAAAAATACCAGCGATTTATTAGGACCTTTATTTGATTTAACAAATTTACAAGCAAAATTAAGTTCACATTTACCAAGTCAAAGACACCAAGTTAATACGCCACAAATGAAACGAATGTTAAATTCTGGAAAAAATACATATTCTCGTTCTGTTAGCGAAACAAAAAAAAAATATGTCGCATCTGAACAAAAATGGAAATGTGGATATTGTAGCAGCATGTTAGACGCAACATTTGAAGTTGATCATAAGATTGATTTGCAATATGGTGGCACGAATCATGTTAGCAATTTAGTTGCTAGTTGTGTAGCTTGTCATAAAAAGAAAACAATGATGAATAAAATAAATGAATAAAATAATATAATTTTAATATAATAGAGATAATGGATTATATAAAAATTATAACAGCTTTATATGGACTAATTACAGTCATTATCGTAATGTATTTATTAATAAAATTATATAGTGTTAGGATTCATTTTTTTGATTATATTTCTGGGTTCTTCAAATTTTTAAGCAATATATTTTTTACTACAAAAAAAGCAACAACCGAAGGACCTTTTAAAATGATATTTTTAACGTTATGTGCGGTAATACTTTTTGGGATTACTTTTTTAATACGATATAATTTATTTGAAAATTTATACCTATTTTATGGTTTAGTTTTTAGTCTTTTATTTTTATTTATATCATCTTATTTATTGTTTGATACTGAAATAGATGGATATAATAAAGGTGTAGGTATATCATCAGGTGAATATCCTAAACGAAAAAAAGAAGGTAGTGAATGGGAATCTATAAATTTGTTTGCAAAATTTAAATGGCTTTTTAGTGCTATATTTTCTTTAATTGTTGATAATGGAATAAGGTTGGCCATATTTATTGGAGTTTTTATTGCTTTAATGTATTTATTTTTTACGTCAAATTTATTGATAAAAAGTTTTAGTAATTCAGTAAACATACTAATAGGTTTAGGAATGTTAATGTTATTTTACATAGCTACAAAAAATAGTGTTATTGTTCGTATTTTATTAGATAAAGATGGTATTGGTGCCTTCTTTTATCATTTAATTTTCGCGATACCATGTTTGATTATGGATTTAGGTGATTATATCAAAGAAGATTTTAAAAGAACACCAATTCATTTGTTTTTTATACTTTTAGGATTATCAATAATTTCAATTGGTTATTTAGTTATACCAATTATCGTTAAGCTATATTATACAAAAAATAATAGTAATAATAATGATAAAAATAATTTACAAGCACAGCGAAATGAGTTGAATAGACAAAAAGATGAATATTTAGTAATTATTAATCGTTTAAAATCAGAAGTAAATGTCAATTGGGACTTTGTGATAAATAATAATTTACATACTAAAAATGACAGCACAAAAGAGAAATTAAAAGAATATTTGTTAAATCTAAATTTTTCAGATGATGAAGAAAAAAATAGAAACAATCCAAAAGCTAAAATTGGTATAAAAATAATAACATTAACCGCAGCAATTGAAATTGTACAAACAAATGTACCAACCATTTTAGCAAATGAATTTAATATAGATAATTTAAATCAAAAAATAAAAGATATCGACGCATCATTAAAAATGCTTAAAAAAAATAATAATGATAAGGCAGTTATACTGCAAAAAATGCCTGTATATTTAAAAAGTAAGAGGGTATTAGCAAGTGCTAATAAATTAAACAAAATAAATAATTTACAACATCCATATAATTATGCATTATCATTTTGGGTATTTATCCATCCTCAACCACCTAGTTATAATTTAGCAGTTAATAAATTCACAACAATTTTAGACCATTCGAATGTTCCTCGTATATTATACAGAATGAAAGATAATACACTTAAGATAATAACATTGAACATGGATAATTGTGACAAACAATACGGTGTTTGTTCAAATAAAGAACCTGAAGAAGTAAAAGAAATATATAAGACAAATAAGTTGCTATTACAGAAATGGAATCATATTGTATTAAATTATAGTTCAGGAACTTTAGATGTTTTTATTAACAAAAAATTAGTAGCTTCGAAAATAAATGTTGCGCCATCATATCTCGATACAATACCCAATATTACAGTTGGTGAAGACAATGGTATAAGCGGTGGTATATGTAATGTTATTTACTATCAAGATGAATTATCATTGTCAAAAATAGAGTTGATTTATGATGCTTTAAAAGATAAAAGTCCCCCAGTTATTTAGATAATTTCTGTATGTATATTATATTATGGATTTTAAAAAGATCTTAATGGGTGTAGCAATTGTAATTGTTGTATATTTAATATTTACTTATTTTTTAACTGATAGCACTAAATCAGATATATTAGTAATGCATGACGCATCGGTAAGAAAAGTTATAGATAGTGAAGACTTAACAGGTAGTAATTCTGCCAATTATTCTTATTCTTTTTGGTTATATATTAACACGTGGAATTATGGTTATGGGAATGAGAAGGTTATTTTTAGACGAAGAAAAGGAACTGAAGACAAAAATTTAATTGAAGGTATTTTAGACACAACAAACAATAATTTGAAAATTAAAATGGCTTACAGTGATGGTGGTAACAAACCAAACCAAAAAATACATGAATGTATCTTAACTAATATTCCTTTACAAAAATGGACAAATGTTATTGTTACATTGAATAATAAAGCCATTGATATTTATTTAGATGGTAAATTAGTTAAAACATGTATGTTGCCAGGAGTTCAAACACCAAAACCATCGCAAAATTTAATTATTGCTGATAAAAGTGATCCAACAGCTACGAGCGGTGCTGGACAAGGAACAGGTTTTAGCGGTTTTATAGCCAAGTTTAGATTTTATTCTAGAACAGTTAATCCTAGAGAAGCTTATGAAATCTATAAAGAAGGCCATGGATCTGGATGGTTGGCTAATTTATTAAGTCAATATCAATTAAAATTGGCTTTCTTGAAAAATAGTAAAGAAATTAATTCCGTATCTATCTAATTATTTAGCATTCTAATTATATTTATTATATATATATAGAATGAATATGAATCCCGGTGTATCTGGCGCAAGTATGATGAATAGAGCAACCCAACCTTTTGGTAGTAAATCATTTGTTGATGGAAGTAAAGAATTTGTTTCTTCCAATAGCATGGTTGCAAAAGTTGCTTTCTTATTATTGATTGTATTATTATTTGTTTACCTATTGAGAATTGGTAGTGTTCTTATATCTTGGTTTTTACAACCATCTGGAAGTCCTTATTTAGTATCAGGTATGAAAAACGCAAAAGCGTTTAGACGTGTGACACAAAACCCGGCAAAAAAAGGTTCTATTACTGTATTACGTAGTAAAAATGAACATGATGGTTTAGAATTTACTTACTCTACATGGATGTATATTGATGATTTAGACTATAATAAAGGAAAATTAAAACATGTTTTTTACAAAGGTAGTGAAAATTTAACAGAAAGAAAACCCACACCTAATTGTGCTCCGGGTTTATTTTTAAAAGATACTAACGGAACAAAACCTGAGTTATTATTGTTAATGAATTCATTTAAAACAATTCATGAAGAAATATCAATAAAAGAAGTACCATTAAATAAATGGTTTAATGTTATTATTCGTATGGAAAATTTAGCATTGGATGTTTATGTGAATGGAACGGTTGCTGCTAGAAAAGTGTTCGATCAAGTCCCAAAACAAAATTACGGAGATGTATTTGTAAATGCTCAGGGTGGTTATAGTGGTATGCAATCTTCATTAAGATATTTCAATAAAGCTTTAACAAGTATGGAAATTATAGATATTGTAAAAGATGGACCAAGTTTGAAAATGGACGGTGATTTGCGTAATTTCCCACCATACTTTTCTATGCGATGGTATACTTCAAACGCTGAAAACGCAATATAATTAAAATAATTTAAATTAAAACATTATTTAAATTATTGTCTTAAACTAGGATTAATACATATTTCTTTTGTAGGAAATATATTACCAGACATACATGTATCGCTCTCCTTTACTTTAATACATGATCTAAAACTTCTATCAGAACCAACATAACACCATCCTCCTTTGGAATTTTTATGTTGTATAGAACTACCTATCCCATCGTCTGGAGATGGACGTTGAGGTCTTCTTGAACCTGGAGATGAATGCATACTATTAGATAATTTTGATTCGGAATAATCAATTGTGTCATTCACAATATTTGCTCCACGATTAATTGTACCAGAAGTAAGATCAACTCCTAATTTAGCACCAGATGCCGCTGTATTTGTTATATTTTTAGTAATATTTCCTGTATTTTTTATCCCCGTTCTTACTCCTTGGTTTAATATATCGGTTCCTATTTTAGAATTGTTTAATATACTCTTTGTTCCAGATGTTATTAAATCTGTTGTTTTTTTCAATATATTTCCAAATATATCAGTTCCTTTTGCTAAATAATTAAAAATATTAAACCCTAAAATAGCTAAAATAACAAATGCCGCGATAATTTTGAAAACACTTAAACTGGTAAAGGATGACACCGGTTCAGGTTTTCTAAATATAGAGGATGGGTTTGAAGGCATGGATACCATTGGAACAGAGCTTTTTAGTGAATTTATAGTCGATGACCCCATAGATCCTACTTTATTTATACTATTTTCTAATCCAGAAGAAACAGTATTTATTGAATTTTGTGTATTATTTATCACAGACTGCATATACAAAATATAAATATTTAAATTATTAAATATTGAAATATTATATATGGTAAAAAATAAAACTCGTAAAAAAAGAAAAAGAAAAACTATAAAAAGTAAAATAAGAACCCTAAAAAGTTATAGCCCAACTATAAATAAACAATTAAATAGTTTAAAGGATAATATAAAATTACAACAATTAACTACAAATTGTCCAAAAAAAAAACAAATTTATATTCATAATAAAAAAAAATGTTTTGATTGGAATGATAAAGTTGTTAAACAATTTTATATTAATAATTTACTGGCTAAAAAAATTAATGAAAAACGAATTTTAGCACCTAAACAATATCAATCCAATTGCTGGTTTAATACTTTTTTTATGGTTTTTTTTATTAGTGATAAAGGACGCAAATTTACAAGACATTTTCGTGAAACTATGATTACAGGAAAACGTATGGATAGGAGCAATTTAGACAATAATGTTTTATGGCCTTTTTTTGAATTAAACACTATGATTCATAGCACCTTAGAAGGTCATTATGGAGGTATTATGAATACAAATAAATCAATAATGAATTTATATAAAATATTAATTCAACATTTTAATAATTTACCATTTCATTTAAAGAAAAAATATTATTTACAACATTTAATGCCAAAATCAGTAAATGATGCTGGAAATCCATTATCAATATATGAATATTTAATGATATATTTGGGTAAAAATCCCATACAATTAACACATGTAAATGTAAACGTGATAAATAATAAGAAAAAAGTGTTTAAGATTTTAAAAAATGAACCACATATTCCACATATTATTACAGTTGAGCGGTTTGAAGATGATAAAATACATTTGAAAAATGAATATAACTTTGGAAAATATAAATACAAATTAGATAGTATAGTGTTAAGAGATATATCCCAAGAGCATTTTTCTGCATATTTAACTGTAAATAAAAAGGAATTTAGATTTGATGGTGAAAGTTTCAAACGGTTGAAGAAATTTAAATGGAAGAAAATTATAAATAACGCAAATAAGACATGGCAAAATACAGATGAATGGGATACCCCATTTAATTTTACAAAAGGTTATGGTGTATATTTTTATTATCGTACATAATTCCATCCTATAACAGTTGATATCAGACCTATAACACCACCAATAATAACTTGTTGAATTGTATGACAGTTGAAATGTATTCTACTATACATTATGGAAATAGCTAACAGTATAAATGATATTAACTTAAAAGACGTTAAAGTATTATTTTTCATTGCTTTTAATATCATATATGTTGAAAATACAACAGCTTGTTGTGAATGATTTGATGGCATACCATAGGTATTTGTTTTGTATCCAGGCGGGTCTTTAAACAAACCACAATTTTTGGCATTTTTTGGTCTTGAACCAGAACCTATAAATGGATATTTTTTGTCTCCAATCAATGGTCTAATAATTTTATATTTCAAAATGTAATTAATAATTCTAGTAACTATCAAAAATATCATTAAATATATATCCTGGGTAAATATTGCATAAAATATAATTAAAATAGGATACATTCTTAAAATAGAATTTATAATTTCCATATATATATATTTGTCTATATTAAATTATCTATTTTTCAATAGTATTTAAATACATTTATCGTGATGTATTTAAATGTGTAATTACAAAAAAAAAAGATGGTTTCTACCTTTTGTATTAATTATATTTTTAATTTTAATTGAAGAAGTGAGAGATTTTATATATTTACCAATTATTGTTTTTATAAGTTTTAGCGTATTATTTTGGAATTATCCATGGTTAGTTTATAGAACGGTTTCAAAACCATTTTATTATGAAGATTTATTTATTGATCAAAGTAAATTACCTAATTATGAAATATCAGATAAAATTAAAAAGAAATTTGAATATGTGTTAATTTATATTCTAATAATTACTAATTCATTGTTAGTAAGTGCTTTGTCAGATTATTGGTTATATAGATTAAATCACTTGACTAATTATTTTCAGATAGCTGGTGTAACAGGAGGCATTATTAAAATATTTCAAATAATTAACAATCTAATTTGTAGATTATTGCTTAAAATAATGAAGCGATGCGTTAATGATGAGAAAGAAAAGGAAGAGAAATTGGAGGAATTGAGAAGAGAAAAGGAAATTGAATTGAAGAATATTTTTTGGACAAATACATTGGATATAAAAAAACGACCGCGGGCAAATACAGAATAATATTTATATAATATATATGGCAAGTTTAGTTACCGCAAATCAGACAAAACTTTCTACTAATCAAGTATTAAAACATATTAATAATAAATTCAAAAAATTAAAAGAACTTAAAAAAAAACATGCAAACAGCGCAAAAATAAAAAAAAAAATAATCGAAGAACAAAAAAAATTAAGAGAAGAAGAAAGAGAAATAAAACGACAAGATAGATTATATAAAGCAGCAAAAGCAAAAGAAGCACGAGAATTACAAAAATTAGAACGAGAGATGTTAAAAAAGTTTAAACGAGAACAAAGAAACATGACAAGAAAAATGGAACGAGAACAACGAAAAACACGAAAAGTAATAGACACTGCTGATAAGAAAAATGAAGCAATAACAAAAATGTTAACTAAGCCTGGAGAAAGATTTGATGATGAAGAATTATTAAAAGAATTAGAAGCAATGATGAAAGATGGTCAACGATCAAAACGAAGAAAGAGAAAAACACGAAGAAAAAGAAAAACGCGAAGAAAAAGAAAAACACGAAGAAAGAAGAAAAGAAAAGGTAGAAAAACTAGAAGAAAAAAACAAAGAGGTGGTGGGTGTCCAAAGAATGATCCAGATTGTCGTTATAGACGTATCTAATAGAATTAGTTAATATACCATATAAAATATATAATTACTTTATATGATATTCATTCCAAATGAACTGTTTTTTATAGTATATCAATTTGTTGGTCCAAAAGCATTGTATTTAAATAAAGAGTATTATAGTTTTTTACAGGACAAAAAAAAACCTTTTTTAGAAAAACCAATACGTTTACATTATACAATTGTCCAATGGTATTATAATAATAATAATGGAAATAGACATATTATAAATACATCTAGAAGAAAACGAAGACCAACAATGAAAATGATACCACGATTACATATAGATGTTTCAGGTAATTATGGTATACATGTAGGAGAAAATAATGAGATTACAATAGAAGAAAAATTATCAAATATTATTATACCACCACAATATCGATATAATAGAGCCAGTGTCTATATAAATACAACAACAGTTTTATCAGAAATACATAGTTTATATTCGGAAAATATAAATTATCTAAACGATTATTCTAAAATTTGGAATATTTTTACATAGAATTAGCAGTTGTTGCTGATGTTGTAGCAGCAGCATCATTTCTAGTAAAAACTTTAAAGCATTCATAGATTTTTGCGGATTCATCAATCGCAAAAACGCCTCTTCGTTGTGCTAGGTTCAAAAATTGAACCATTACATTCAATGCTGTATTTTCATTTGTTACAGGAACATCAACCAATTTAACTTGTTGTTCTTGTGGTGCTGTTGGGGTTTGGGTTGCTTGTGCTGTGGTATTATCCACAGGCATTTCGGTCATTTTGACATTTTCTACTTCTGACATTATATTTTTAATACAATAATTCTTTTTAAATTATAATTTAATTAATTATTATTTCTTGGAACCATACCCATTAAACTATCCAATTTGTTTAACTTTGATATAGTTTTCTCCAGGGCTCCTCCGTTAAATGAATTATTAAATAGATATTTTGTTCCAGAACCAATTTCATGTTTTTTAATTTGCTTATATACTTGATTTATGTTTTTCTTTATTTTTTCTATTAATGGTTCGTTGTTAATGATTTTAATATTTAAGTTATAATAATCCGTTATTAATGATACTGCGAAATATATTAAAAATCTTCTTTTTCTTTTAGATGCTGGTGTAAATCTTGAACAAAAAATAGTCAACAATGATTTATTTATTTTTAATACACTATTATGTTTCCTAGTAGAAGCATGTAAAATACAATCCCATATCATCCAAACTATATCTTTTTGATTATTTGTACTTACTGGTATTGTAGATCGTCTTTCACAAATAATATTTATTTTTTTTTCTTTTTGACATTTTTTTTCATATTCTAAAATCCATTCTATCCAATAAATAGAATCCATAAAACTTTCTGATTTTCTAGACATATGGTAACATAATTCATTTAACGCTACAAATAATTCTTTTGGATCTTCTTTCATAAAAATACTGTTACAATAATTTAATGTATCTGCTTTTAATCGTGTTTGCATTTCAATGATCTTAAAATCTTTTTCGGTTACTTTTGATTGAACTAACCCTTGTTTTTTATTAGATAAAGCCAATACACAAATTATTTCACAAAATAATTCACGGGTTTCCATATTATTTCTCATTTTAAGTTCATTATTTATATAACCATTTTGAACTAACTCTTTAAATTTGTTATATCTTAGTTCTATATAAATTGGTAATTTTGGATTTCCTAAATGTATATATTTACTAGTTACCAATAATATTGTTTCCCATAAATCCATAAAATGACCGCTACACACTAATTCAGCACACCAATAACATGCTTCTTCAATTTTATTGTCTCTTATACTTTTTATTAATTCTTTTTTAACATCTGATTTTTTGTATTTAGAAAATGTAATATTTTTGAAATCTTTTTGTGTTCTCTTATCATCAATTTTAAATTTATTCATTTAATATAAAAAATATAAATAAAAAATAAAAATAATACATATATGAAATTGTTTAAAAAATTTATGAGAACTTATAAAAAATCCACATTTTGGTTTAAATTTATTACATTTTTGATAGGTTTGTTAATATTAACAATATTAATTAATAAATTTACTCCTATTAATGAAGGGTTTTCACAAAAACAAAAATTCCTTTTAAAAACCAATGATGATTTATATGATGATTTTACGGCAGAAATATATGATGATTTATTATTTGATTCGAGAAAAATAGATTTCCAAATAAAAGAAATTAAAAGAAATACAAAATTAAATAAAAAATCATTTGTTTTAGACATAGGATCTGGAACCGGTCATCATGTAAGAGTATTAAATAATGATAATATTAAAACAATTGGTTTAGACAAATCAAAAGCGATGGTTGAATTTTCAAAATCTAAATATCCAAAAATGAAATTTATTCATGGAAGTGCTTTAACATCATCATTGTTTGACATGGGAACATTTAGTCATATAACATCATTTACTTTTACACCATATTATATAAAAGATAAATTAACATTTTTTAGGAATTGTTATGATTGGTTAAAACCTGGAGGATATTTAATAATACATTTAGTAGATAGAGAACGATTTGATCCTATTATAAATGCGGCGGATCCTCTTCATATGGTATCACCTCAAAAACATGCCAAAAAGCGTATAACTAGTAGTGTAGTAAAATTTAAAGATTTTCAATATAAAGCAAACTTCAAATTAGAAAGTGATAAAAACATTGCGACATTTGAAGAAAAATTTATAGATGATGGAACTGGAAATGTTAGGAAACATATTCACACATTATATATGCCAAAACAAAATCATATTTTAGCTTTAGCAAAAAATATAGGTTTCAAACTTAAAGGTTCTATCGATATGGTAATGACACAATATGAATATCAATACTTATATATTTTGGAAAAACCCAGATAATTTTATAAAATAATGTATTAATGACTAAATATATTATTTTGTTATTGCTATCTATCTATTCTTTATATTATATTGCTTTTCGGCTAACGATCCCGTTTTGGTCAAGACAACCAGTATTTCATTTGCATAATTTATTATATTGGATTAATCCACCGGGAATTATAGAAAAAGATTTGAAAATAGATTATAAATATTATGATTCTACTATTGAATTTTTAGAAATTGATAAATTATCAGATAAAACTATAAATGATTTCCATACATTTATTAATGATGAATATTTACCTGGGCAATTTGAAACATATAAACCAACAAAAAAAGCAATAACATCAACATTATTAAATCATAATGATAAATCCTATATTTCACTTAAATATAGTTTTGATATTGAAAATAATAAATTTGTGAATAAAAAAATTATAGCTTCAATGACAACAATTCCAATAATGTGTCATATTAATAATAGAAAATTTAAAGTATTATTTACAGACTTTATGTGTGTTGGTAAAAATTTTAGAAAAAAAAATATCGCTGCTAATATAATTTATACACACAATTACAATAGTAGGCTTAAAAATCACGGTAATATTGGAATGTTTAAAGGTGAAGGAAAAGTAACGCTTATAACACCAATCACAATTTACAATACATATTTATATGATTTATCACTATGGCCAAAAAAACATAAATTTATCGCAAATAATATTAAATTAATTTTAATAGATGATACAAACTTTACTATATTGTTTCATTATTTAAAGCATATTAAATCACAATTTGCGTGTTATTTTCAAATAAATATAGAAAATATAAGAGGATTGATAAAAGATAAAGTTATTTATATAACTATTTGTTTATCTGATGATAAACCGTATGGTTGTATGATGTTTAGAAATTCATTTACTAGTTATGATAATAAAAACAGTATAGAATGTTATGGTTCATATTTTGATACAGTAAGTGATAAGGCAATACAATATTTGTTTTATAATTCATTATTAATGATAAAAAACAAATTGAATTTTAATTTTATTTGGATAGAAAATATATCACATAATAATAAAATTTTGAATGTCATTTTCAAACATCATACTCCTAAAGCTACAACAACAATTAGCTATTATTTTTATAATTATGCCAACAGACCTTTTTTATCAAAATCGGTACTATTACTAAATTAGCGAGTATATCTTCCAGCTCTTGCAAATGAATCAACAACAAAAATTACAAAAACGCCTAAAAACAAATATAAAATTAATTCTTCAGTAGTATTTCCATTTTTTATATCTTTTTGTTCTTCAAGCATATGGATCATATAATTTAATTTTTCTAAAAGAACATCTTTACTGCCATGTAAATTTGGTGAATTATTAGCTTGTGTAAAATATGGTATAAATTGTTTATAATATTCATTTGTGACAGCATTATTTGTTAAATTATCAAATGCTTCTGGTTGAACATTATTATCTTCATCTTCATTTTGATTTTCATCTTCTTCTTGTTTTTGATTTTGTTGTGTTAATTCTGGTTTTGGTGGAGGATTGAAATCTGCTAAATTTGATTCATCTGGATTGTCTAATCCTTCCATAGAATTTAGGAATGTTTCTACTTTTTCATTTTTTATTTTATTATTGTATCGTCTTTTACGTGTGAAATTATTTTTACTTCCTATTTTTTTATTTTTTTTTTCATTCCAATCTATTTCTGAAAAATGTAATGCCATACTTATAAAAAATGTAGATTATAATTTATTATGTATAACTGAAAAATATATATTTCCTAATCTATATATAAATGAATTATATTGGTGAATTTGCATTATTAGCAATACTAATTGTTGTTTTTTATCAACGAAATAATTTTTTGACATCACAATTAAGACATAATCGTACAACATTTTTATTAATTGTTATAGGATTGATGTTGTTTTTGGGCAGTTATCATAAATATAATATGTGTTATATTTTAGCTTTCATTGTTGTAGTATTATATTCAAATACAATTGAAGGTATGAATAAATCTATAACAGAAATGGCAAAACAAGCAGAAACAAACCAAGAAGAATATCCGGAAATGGGACAAGAATTTAAAAATGAAGCAGCGCCTGGTCAAGTATTAAATCAAACTGATGAAGATTTCAAAAAAGAACGAAAATTGAAAAAAGATTTAGCAGAAGAATTTTCAAATTTAAATCCGATGAAATTATCGAATATGAATATGGTTGATAATGATAGAACCATGAAATTAAATGCTTTAAAAAATAGTGAAGTTGCGAAGTCTAATCCAAATGAAGTAACTAATGGAGTTGTAAATGATGTTAAAGATGTTTTGGATCGTGTAAAACGATTGGAACTTTTACAAGAAGAAGCTGAAGCAGAAGAATTTGAAGATGGTGAAGAAGAAGAAGAATTTTAAAATAATATAATCTTAAATTTATATATGAAGATTTTATTATTCATATCAATTGTATTTATTATTATAGCAATTAATTTAATTATAAGTTGTCCGACAAAAGAAGGATTTATGAAAAATAAAAAAAAAGAAGCAGATGAAGATAAAGATGTTTCGGATAATGTTCAACCAGAGAAACCTTCTTTTATTTTTGAAAAAAAAGATTATAATGACGATGGTAACCCTTCGCAAAAATTTTTAAAAACATTTCAAAGACAAAAAATAGAATTTGATGGTGAATTTTCATTAAAAAGTCTTACTCCTGAAATTCCAGATAACGAACAAGAAGCTAAAAAGATGCAGAAAGAAAGAGATGCCAAAAGAGAAGAACAAAAAAAAGCAAAAAAAGAAACACAGAGAGAAAGTGAAAGACAAATAAAAAGAAGAGAACGAGACGCCAAAAGATTTTGTATAAGTAGTATACCAAAAACATTATGGCAATGGATTACAGAACCATTTAGAGAAATTTATCGTTGGGTGGTCTACAAATTTCGATGGATCGGTAAATGTGTTGATGCAAAAATATTTATTGTTAAAAAAATATGGGACATACTAAAATTAATTTTTTATGGTTTCCGGGATGTAATGTATGATATTATTATGTTTCCATGTAGAAAACTTGGAATTGATAAAGCATATAGACCTTTATGGAGATCAAAAGTTAATGTTTATAATAGTATTACCAATCCTATTAAGGAATTACTAACATGGAAAAAATTAAAAATATTACGAGCTTTAAAATTCATTTGTTAATTATATTTTCTATAATTATATTAAGTATGATTACAAAAGTAGGAGAATTATTTAAAGGTGTAAATAACAGTCCTTTTTTTGCTGGAATAGTTATGATTATGTTAAATATTGGGTCGAAATATGTAACAATTGAATTAAGTAAATCGCAAGAACAATATTTAAGGAATTCTATTGGAAGACAAATACTTATTTTTGCTATTTCATGGATGGGGACAAGAGATATTATTACTGCGTTAATTATTACCGGTGTTTTTCATATATTAACTATGCATTTATTTCATGAACAAAGTCCTTATTGTATTATACCAATTAAAATGAGAACATATGAAGACATATTAGATTTAGATGGGGATGGTGTTGTTTCAGAAGAAGAATTAAAAAAAGCAAAAGAATTATTAAGTAAGGCTACAACACAAGAAAAATCAAGAAAACAAATACAAGCAGTAGGTTATTTTAAAGAAAAATTATAAAAAATCATTAATAAGATTTAGTTATGGGTATGAATTTATCAAAAAATATGTAATTACATATAAATGTGTTTTAAAAAATCATACAAAATACATCCTATAAATTTTAAAAAAGCTGAAAAAGATTTCAAAACAAATGAATGTATAATATGTTTAGAAAAAATCACATATGGTAGAGCAGTGTTAAGTTGTGGTCATCATTTTCATTCAACGTGTGTTTTGAAATGGTTTGAAAAAAATTTAACGTGTCCAATGTGTAATCAAAAATTTGTATGGGAATGGGTTCATAAAAAAAAGTAAATATCATTATTTTAATTTCTATATTAATTATAATAATGAGTAAAATGACATATTGTGAAAAACATAAAGCTGGAATGGAAAAATCAAAAGAAAGAATGAGACAATTAATAAAAGAAGCACAAGAAAATGGAACAGATATTTTTATAAGTGCTTATAATACTTTCAAACCATATCCTTTAAAAGACCATTCGAAAATAGATATGAAAAAAATAAACAATAGAAAACTGAAAGAAATATTAAAACATATGATACAAATAGCCAGGGTTCAATTATCTAGACCAACACAGGATATGATACGCTTAAAGAAATTAGATCATGAAGTTAAAATAGCAAATGAAATTATAAAGCATATACAAGAAGATATAATTAACGCGCAAAATAAAGGACAACAACATGATGCTTATGATCAAGAAATGAAATCTCAACAAAATAGTATAAATGATTTTCAGAAACAAATAGATAAATTAAAAGACCATATTAAAAAAAAAAAAGAGAAAGGAAATATTCCTGTATCATTAGGAAAATCAACTGATAATAAACAAGCTTTTTCACATTTTGATACTGCGGTTGATATGTTATTTTCAAATATTACTGGAAAAAAAGGAAAAATGGATGATATATTAAAAAATGTTGAACGTTTAAAAATTCAAGATTTGAATAGACGATTAAATAATACAATAAAAGAAGATTACTCAGATGAATTGGCTCATTTAGAAATTTGGGGGAAAAATGATAAATATGGTAAAAAATACGATAAAGACTTTTTTCCTGAAAAACAAATTGACGGTGATTTTTTTCCGCTTAAAATGGGCAAACATGAAGATTATGGTTATATACCAACTCCTGAAGATTTAAAAAGAGATGCTGTAAATTTGTTTAAAACTCATATTCATACTGGATCAGGAAAACGTAGGAAAAAAAGTAAAAAAAAAAAATATAAAAAAAGAAAAACAAAAAAAAAACGAAACAGAAAAAAAAGAACTAAAAAAAAGTATTAATCATTTTTGGACTTATTTTCTATAACATCTTCCAATTCTTTCAATCTTGTGTTTAATTTCTTCATTTCTTCCAATATTGCCGCTTTTTCTTCATGTTCGAGTTCTTTTTCATGAGCATCTATTTGATAATACCAATTATAAGCACCAGTTATACTATTGTATCCAATTTTTACAACATTATAACCTAAATCTACAGCCTCATATAATACAAAACCTAAAACCATTTTATATTATATAAACAAATTATTTACAATGATAAATTAACAACATTTTTTGCCGAAGCACTACGTTTACTTCTTTTTGGCAATGATAAATCACTTTTTAATTCTTTCACGTCGTCTAAACTTATAGTTGATTTATTGTCTTTTATATTCATATTTACTCGTTTTGTTTTTAATCCAGATAAGATTTCTCCAATATCACTTGGTCCCTTCATTTCTTGACGTTTTGATTTTTGTTTTTTTGATTTACCGATAGTTGCAAACGTGCTATCCATATTTGTAGCATCATTGAATGTTGGTCTACCACGACTAAATCCTACATCTGGACGACTTGATGGAGGGCCTATTGGTGGTGTTGGAGGTCGTTTTCTCATTTGTGGTGGTGGTCCGGGTGGTGCTCCTCTAGGCGGTTGAACACGTGGTTCGTCATATCTATTATTCATAGCACCATTTACAAAATTACCAAAACCAGGATTATTCTTACTCATACTATTAACAGCAGCGTTTGTAAATTGTTGCATCAAATCTGGATTTTGTTTCATAATATCATCCATACCAGGCATTGCGGATTTAAACATTGTATTAGTCATATGTAACATAACAGCACTACCTCCCAACATAAATAATAATTTAATTTCTGGCGCCATTTTAGCTTTTGATGAATATTTTTCATGTAATTCTCCAAATACATCATCATATTCTTCTAAATTTTCATTTACTGCTTCTGCCCAACCATCTAATTTCAAGTCAAATGGATCAAATTTAGAATTCAAAAATTCTAAACCAGAAACAGCAGCCATCAACATTTTACCCTGAAATTTACAACTGTTCTTTTTTTCAACATCATTTTTAATCATTTCATATTCACCAGTCATTTCATCCAGAGAAGATTCCATGCCATATTTTTTTGTTAAACGAAAACCTTTTTTTTCCAATGCTTCTAATTTTCTTAGTGTCTTTAATTTTTCTCTCAATTCATCTTCTTTTTTCATAGTTTTTTGTTGAATATTCATATTTGGATTTACAGGTATTTCTGTAAATTTTTTGAAACCATCTTTATCTTTATTATCATCTTTACTCATTTCTACACCTAAAATAGGTTTATTAATATTATTTAACTCTTCTTTTTTTACTTTATTTTCATATATCATTTTATTAAATGATGAAACGGGTTTTGCTTCATTTATATTAAGATTAATGTTATTAGAATTATTATTTGTTTTTGGATCATTATTTAAATCCAAGTTATTAATTTCATTTAATTTAATATCAGAAGTAGGTGACCCAGGTTTTGAAACCTTTTTATTATTCATAAATAAATCAATTCCCGAACCAAAATTTACACTTTTACTACTTCCTCCAGGTGTCTTTGGTGAATCAATTACTTTTAATTGGGGTGAAATAGAGACATCATCAATATTAATTTTAATAGTTTCCATTACTTATGTTTTATTAAGAACTTTTAATTTTAAGTAAGACGCATTAAATATATATTATTATTTCGCTAAAATATTATTAAAATACCATAATCCTTGTAAATATGAATCTGCTAAATCATCTTTTTTTTTATGTTTATTAAAATAATCTAACCACTTGTTTATTCTCACGTTATCTATCAACTTTTCTCTTGTAATTTCAATGCCCTTTTTTTTTCTTTCCTTATATGTTGTTTTTTTTGTTTCTAAATGATCTTTTAATTTATTTGATGGCGATATTTCTTCGATTTTATTAACATTATTATGTATGAAATATTGCATTATCATTCCCTGTAAAGTTTTCATTCTTAAAGCTAATGGTCCAATTTGATTTTCAACTAAAACATAATCAAAATTAATAGTTTTAAATTGTTCATCGAACATTTCTTTCATACATCTACCATATGAAACCAAATTCATTGACCTTGTATTTATAGTTTTTACAAAATGTAAATAATTTTCATCTAAATATTTATTAATTAACTGGATACAATTATCCTTCTTTTCTTTTTTTTTGTATTTTATATTCATTTCATCACATAAAAGTTTAACATCAAATACTTTTAATTTTTTTATAGCTTTTCTTTGTAAATTTTTGGTAGGTATTTTATAATTTGTTTTCTTAGCATGAATTTTACAATAATATTTATCATCGCGATAATATTTACTTGCGTTTTTACACGGTTTATTATTTTTCATTTTACCACAACAATGTATGTTATCATCTTTACATAAATTAATAACTCCCCATTGTGAAATAAAATATTCTTTATTATGAATAACAAAATGGCAATATGCTAAATGCTTCATACCCACGTCAATTGATAATAAGTTCATATACTTATTTTATATTAATAATCTTATATATTTTTAAAAAATATATAAATTAAGCACGTAATTTTAATAATTCTTCTTGTGTAAGAATAGGTGATACCAATTGACTTTGTAGATCTTTTCTTGTTAAATATACATTTTTAAGATCAGAACTTTCATATCCATAAGGAGCGGTTGAATCAGAACAAGATTGATAAATATATTTATTATTTGTAGGTTTTTTATTATAATGTAAATTTTTAGCAAAACAACATTGATCGCTACTATTAACAGCGTTTGTTTTCATGATATTTTCAGCATTTTGTGTTAAATATTGTCTATATTGGTAATTATCATTAATTCCTGCTGATTGTTTAATCATTGTATTTCTTATACAAGCAGGATCTCTGGATGTAAATAGTCTACCATCACTCATTAATGCTGGATAATCAAAATGGATATTATTAGAACCTGAATAACACGTACCCCAACTCATTTATATAATTATCATATAAAAATTTATTCTGCTTTTTCTATTAATTCAATTAATTTTGGTTTTGTTAAACTTTTATATCTTTTTAAATTTTTCTTTTCTGCTAGGTATTTCAATTCTTGAACCGTTAATTTATCTAAAGGTTTTTTTTCTTCTGCCTCATTATCTTCGATATCACTACTAATATCATCTAAACTATCATTTTCTAAATCATCATTTTCTTGTTGTTCGTTAGATTTTTGAATTAATAATTCGGAAATATTTATGTTTTGGGGTGGTTCTATAGTAACCGTTTCATCATCAGTATTTCTTAAACTATTTGTTTCTAAATTAATAGATTGAACATTTAATTCTTCAACTACGTCATTTTTATTATCAATTACTGTTAATGTCTTTTTACCTTCATCATTTTCATCACTATCGTCACTATCGTCACTACAATCACTATCGCTTCCACTTTCACCACTATCGTCTACATCACTATCGTCATCTTCTGAAATTTCAACCAAATCACTTGGTGTTTCTAAAACTTCTTCCATTTTCATAAATTCTCCCATATTTTCTTTTGTTCCATGTACACTATATTCCATATTATGGTCGTTAATTACTTTTTGTTGTTGTTGTATAATTTCAAAAACAGCATTTACTTTATTCACAACATTGTTTACTTTTGAATTGAAATAAACAAATAACCCAACGGAAAATACTAAAGTAATTCCTAAATTAATAGCCAAATCTCTGGATATCATATTAATTAATTAAAACATAATAATACTTCTAAACAAACGAACTATAAACTCTTTAATATTTTTTCACTTTTTTTTAAGATACTTTTTGGATAATTCAAATCTTGTAATACACAAATAGCACCTTTAATTTTGGATATTCCGGGTATTACTTTATATGAATATTTTGGTTTATTTTTTATAATGCTTGTTTCCATATTTTCATTTGAAATATTTTTATTTTTATCTAACAGTTTACATAATTTAACAAAGTGTGTTGTCAGCATAAAATTAATATTTTTCTTTTTTGATATATAATTCAAGTAACCGTAACCACTGCTTATAGCTTCATATGGATTTGTTCCTGAAAATAATTCGTCGAATATACAAAAATGTCTTGCCTGGGCATTTTCATCTATATTTGTTAAAATATTTTTACATCTTCTCGCTTCGGCTTGAAATAAACTATCTCTGGCGGATGTATCTGGTATATTTATATAACAATGAATATAATCATAAGGACAAATTGTTCCTGAGGTATAATAACCAAATCCCATTTGTTGTGAAAACAAAATGTTTATGATAGTGGATTTTAATAATGTTGTTTTCCCAGCAGCGTTTGGACCTGTTATGATTTTATTTTTTGATAATTTTATATCATTTTTGATTATTTTTCCTTCAATGGCTGGATGATATAGTCCGCTGAATTTAACCTCAAAACCATAGTTACACTGATTTATTTTTTTGCTGTTAATATTTTCTCTTAAACCACATAAATTATCAATATATCCATTAAATCCTAAACTATAATTCAATATATTATTTAATTCATCATTATTGTAGATGGTGTAATATTCTTTCATTATGCTACCCATATCAAATAATCTTTTTCTAAAAGAACCTGTTAATTCTAACAAATCCAAACCTTTATTAAATTTATAAAGTTTATCTCTGTACATGTCTAATTCCAATGAAAATTTCTTATAAGATGGTAAATTTTTTATTTTAAATAAAACCAAATCAATATTTTTTAATGTTGTTTCACCATACTCTTTTATTGTATAAATGTTATCCGTAATTAAATATATATTCTTATAAAACCGATAACAGTTGATAACGTTTTGATATATATTATAAAAATAAATCCATACCATAAACAATAAATAAACTTTTTTATACATGGGAACACTCGTGAAGTTAAATAACGCTTGTCCGATAATGTGATTTTGAAATTGCTTTGTTAATACTTTTTTATACATTTCCATATTGAGAGGCACTCTCATTAATTTTAAAAGAATAAATGGAAATACAATAGCAAACAACGGACTAAATAAATTCCACACAGGAGATGTTATATGATAAAAAGATGTTATAGTTAAATAAAACTTTGATTGATTTAGCCAGGATAATTTATCCCAACCCATATAATTGTATTTTTCAATAAAATTATTATCTTCCTTTATTTTTCCCCAAACCATTGTCATTTTATCAATATTTTCTTTATTTATTGATATATCATGTATGTTTTTGTATAATTTTTGCGTATCGTTTAAAAAATGTGTATCTGTTGTATAGTTTTCACACCAATTATCAATACATTGTTCACCTATGTTTGTTTGTGGATTTAAAATATGTTGATATATTGATTTTTTTGATGGATCTATGTTTTTTGTTAATTCCAAATCTTCTTTTAAATTAGGAAAAATTTTTCTTGCTTTTTCATTGTATTCGATTGGCAATTTAAATAGTTTATATACCTGTTGTGTGGGTTTTTCTTTTTCAATCTCCATTAAGAGAAAAAAAGAAAATAAGATTGATTATACGACGAATTAATATCCTAAATGACTTGTATAATTACTTGGCATTTCTTTAATTACAGTTTTATAATGTTTTTCAATTCTTTCAATTTTGTTTTGGTCATGTTTTGTTAAAAAATTAATAGCTACTCCTTTTCTACCCCATCTACCAGATCGTCCAATTCGATGTAAATAAGTATGTTCCGATTTTGGAACATCAAAATTAATAACAATACTTACTTGTTGAACATCAATTCCTCTTGCAAATAAATCAGATGTTATTAGAACACGACAACCACCATTTTTAAAATCTTTGAAATTTTCTTTTCGTTCAACTTGACTCATTTTTCCATGTATTTTTTTTACAGGAAATTTATCTTCAATCATAGCAGAATATAAATCATCAACTCTTCGGATACTATTGCAATAAATAATTGCTTGTGAAACTGCCATCGCTTCAAATAGATCTTTTAATGTTGCGTATTTATGTTCATCTCCATTTAATTTAATATAATATTGCGCTATACCTTGTAAAGTTAACATCTCAGATTTAACTAAAATCTCAGTTGGATTCCTCATAAATTTTTGAATTAATGGGGTCAATTCATTTGGTAACGTTGCACTAAACAAACCTATTTGAACATTTTGATTAACAAACGAAAAGATTTTATACATTTGATCTTTAAATCCTGTATCTAGCATTTCATCTGCTTCATCAACAATAAGTAAACTTATAAATTCAGTATTCAAATATTTACGTTTAATCATATCATGAACACGTCCAGGAGTTCCTATAACTATATGTGGGGTGTTCCTTTCTAAATTTTTTTTACTTTCTTCTATATTTGTTCCACCAATCAATAATTGTGTTTGAATTTTTAAATATATACTCAAACTATCTATAACGCCTTGAATTTGTCGAGCCAATTCGTGTGTAGGCGCCAAAATTAATACTTGTGTTTTTTTAACCGATTGATCGACAATTTGTAAAGCACTTACACTAAAAGCACCAGTTTTTCCTGTTCCTGATTGAGCTTGTGCGATAATATCACGACGTTTACCATTTTCTCTAATTTTAGTCATTGGTTTTATAACTTTTTTTTGTACGGGACTGGGTTTTTCAAACCCTATGGCATATATGCCACGTAATAAATGCGTGTCCAGATCTATTTCTGGATCATCCCATTCATTAATTTCAGAATTTAATGCAGTAGAAGACATTGATATTTAATTAAATTAAAATCTGTTTAAGTGTATTTTTATATTAAATTGAAAACAATATAAAAAATAATTAAAATGATAAAGTATGTCTATGATAAAAAAGCAATATACATATGATTTTTTTGAAAAATTTACAAACATTGATCATGAACAATATGTTACAAATGATGTAATAAATATTATTAATGAACTAGCTAATAAAGTAGGTGCTCCAAATTACAATAAAACACCCAATTTCCAAAAATCTTATAAAAAGAAGAAACATTTATCAAAAGAAGATTGGGATGCTATACGAAATTATAAACCAACTATTTTGGAGAAAAACATAGAAGGTATTGATGCTGATATTGATAAAATAAGATCATATTTGAATAAAATGACAGATGATAATTACCAAGAATTATATATTCAAATTAAAGAAGTTATTAATATTTATATTGATAATAAAGAATCGTTAAATAAAATTGGTAATATTATATTTGAAATGAGCAGTATAAATAGTTTTTGGTCTAAATTATATGCCAAACTTTATAAATGTTTGATAGAAGATTATCAAGTTATGAAAGAAATATGTTATGATAATTTCCATAATTTCATGGAATTGTTTGAAAAAATAGAATATGTATCTCCAGAAGAAGATTATGATAAATTTTGTCAAATTAATAAAACAAATGAAAAAAGAAAAGCGCTGAGTAAATTTTTCATAAACTTAATGAACAATGACATTATTGAAAAAGAAGAAATCATCAGTATAATTATGCTATTAATAGAAGTAACAGATCGTAATTTAGAAAAATCTGATAGTAGATATATTATTGAAGAAATATCCGAAAATTTGTATATTTTAATAATTGATGGGAAAAATCATATAGAAAGCCATGATGAGTGGTACAATATTGTAGGAAAAATGGAATATTTTTCCTTATTGAACATAAAAGAATATGCTGGTATTTCATCTAAATCGTTATTTAAATATATGGATATTTATGAAGAAATTGAGTAATTAAATATATATAAGAATATTGTTATATATTTAATTAATGAATCCACTTAACATGCGAATTACAGAAGTTAAAAAACATATGAAGCGACGTAATTATGATAAAGACATTGAAGAGATAAATAATGAAATTGAAAAAATTAAGTTGGAAGACAATGATTTTTCTGATTATGATTCCGCTTATGCTCAAATTTTAGATTATAAAACAAATTATCTGAAAAAAGATTTAATCAAAATCGCTGAATATTATGATATTGATATAAGAAAAAAAACAAAAAATATATTGATAGAAGATATATTATCATTTGAAAATAATCCAGAAAATTGTATATTAGTAGAACGACGACAAACTATGTGGTTTTATTTAAATGAATTAATGGATGATAACTATTTAAGAAAATATATAATATTTGATTAAGATATATGGTTCAATCTAAAATAAATACAGATGTATCTTACAAAGAAAAAAATGATATACATAAAAAAGATGACGAAATGGAGGCTTTTTTATATAGTTATCCAATTTTAGGATTTGATTGTACAATTTGCCTGGGTAATATAAATTATGATCATGCTGATAAAAAAATATTATTTACAAGAATATATTCTTGTATAAACGATTCAATTGATGAACAAATAGGAATATTTGAATTTAAACCATCTGATAATATTGAAGATAATGATGGTGATATTGATTTGGAAAAAATAAACGAACCATTATTATATAGTTTTGTTACTAAAAAATATTTAAAAGCTAGATTTCCAGAAGAATTAGAAGAGGACGAAAATGAAACAAAATATGAAAATGAAGAAAAAAATATATATGATGATGATGAAGTTGATTTAAGCGATGACGAAGTTAATGAGGTAGAAGAAGATGAAGAGGAAAATGAAGAAGAAAAACCAGATGAATTATTTGATGATGATAAAAATGTTTTTAAACAATTAGAAAATGCGGATGAACACATAGAAGAAGGACAATCTTTAACACAAGATCAAAAAGAAAGAGATTTGTATGTTAATGAAGCACATAATACATGGGTAGAAAAATTTTTACATAATAATAATTATGACATACAAAATGTAGAATCGAATGGCGATTGTTTATTTGCTGTTATTAGAGAAGGTTTAAAAGGAATTAACAAAGAAGTTACCGTAGAAATGTTAAGAAAAATGTTAGCTGATAATGTACAAGAAGAAAAATTCCAAGAATATAAACAGTTTTATACTGAATTTATAGATGAAATAAAAAAACAAACAACTTTGATAAATAATATTAAAAAAGAATATAAATTATTGGGACAACAGATAACTTCTGAAAAAGACAGAGATACCCAAAAACAATTAGCATCAAAAGGTAAAAAATTAAAAAAGAAATTTCAACAGGAAAATAATAGTTTAAAGATTACAAAAGAATTATTAGGTGAATATCAATTTATGAAGAATATAAATAATTTGGTTGAATTTAAAACTATTTTACAATCTTGTACATTTTGGGCAGATGCCTGGGCAATTGATTTATTAGAAAAAATAATCAATTTGAAGTTAATTATATTTAATTCTACTAATTATACAGAATCGGATCGTGATAATGTATTACAATGTCAAATTGCATCTAAAGAGATAGAAGAAAATAAAACAGAATTCAATCCAAAATATTATATTTTAGCTGATTATACAGGAAATCATTATAAATTAATCACATACAAAAATAAACGTATATTTACATTTAAAGATATACCATATTCGATTAAAAATTTAGTTAAAACAAAATGTATGGAATCAAGAGGTAATACAATATATAATTTCATTCCTGCTTTTAAAGATATGTTGGGTGATAACGTTGAAGAAAATATAATAGAAAAAGATGGTTCTTCTATTTGTGAAGTTCAAAATGAACCAAAAGAAAAATCATATAATGATGAAATTGTTTTCCAATTTTATAGTAAATCTAAAGATGCAATGCCTGGTAGAGGTGCTGGTGAAAAAATGCCAATTGGACAAGAAAAATCATTTGCGGAATTAAATCAAATCAAAGATTGGAGAAAACAATTATCAAATTTTTGGGTTGCCGAATTTGATGCTGATGGTAAAAAATGGAATAGTGTAGAACATTATTACCAAGGAAGTAAATTCAAAAATTCACATCCTGTTTTTTATAGTAAATTTTCGCTATCACATGAAGATCATGAAGAAGAACCACAATGGATAAAACAATTACCAAAAGAATTATCAAAAGATCCTGTTATTGCTCAACGATTAGGAGGAAAAAGTGGAATATATAAAAAAATAAGATATAGACCAAAAGAAATTAGAATGGACGATGATTTTCTAATAAATAAATTCAAAGTTATGGAAAAGGGACAATATGCCAAATATAGTCAAAATGATGATTTAAAAAATATGTTATTGTTAACAAAAGACGCAAAGCTACAACATTTTATTAGAGGATGTAAGCCGGTTGTATTTCAAGATACTATAAAGTTAAGAAAACAATTTAATTCAACGTAATTTTTATTATAAGAAATTATAATAAAAATAACCAGTTTATATATATAATGAAATTATCAAAAAAATCGGAAAGTACTATAAAGTTTTTATTAAAAACAAATGAAGATAAAAAATCAAAATTTCCAAATATAAATTCAATTATAAAATCATTTCATAAAGAAATAATAATATCCGAAAAACATGTTAAATTAATAATACCCACCATTAAAAAAAAATTTAAAACTATTACAAATATCAAGAAAATATCTACATTAATTCATTTTTCTCCAAAACGAATAAAAGAAGAAATAATAAATCACCATAATAAATTATTATCTTACGAAATAACATTATTAAATAAGAAAATAATTATTAATTGCCTATTGAAAGAAAAAGATTTAAATTATATATACAAATATGACAATATGATATCAATAATGTTAATATGGTTAAAATTTGTATTTTCTTATACAAAAAACAATTCATTATCTCAATTAACAATAAATATTGCACTTACAGATTTTTTAAAGGAATTACCTAATAATAATTTAAAAATATTAGATCAAATCAATTGTAATAGTGGTTCTACATATGCGTGTCGAAAAGATACAGAAATATTTATTTATAGAAAAGAAGAATGGTTCAAAGTATTTATACATGAAACATTCCATTCATTGTGTTTGGATTTTTCTACTATGCCTGTTGAAAATTTTAATAAAAAAATTAATAAGCTATTTCCAATAGATAGCAAATTCAATTTATACGAAGCTTATTCAGAATTTTGGGCAGAAATATTCAATATATTATTTTGTAGTTATTTTACTATTGAACAGAAAAACGATTATAAAGAATTCAAAATGTTTTTCGATTTTTTTTTATACAATGAAAAAATACACAGCTTATTTCAATGTTCAAAAATATTAGATTTTTATAATTTGAAATATGAAAATTTATATAAAAAAGACGAAATAAGTAATTTGGCCAGGAAACAATACAAAGAAAATACAAATGTATTTTCATATTATTTTATCAAAAGCATCTTATTATTTAATGCTGAGAAATTTATGAAATGGTGTTACAAAAACCAAATTAATATTTTAGTATTCGCAAAAAATACCAATCATTTAAATACGTTTTTTAAATTTATCAAAGAGCATTATAAACGTAATGATTTTATAAAGAATATCAACAATTTACAAATAAAATATCATAATATAAATAATGATTTTCTTTCAAATAACTTAAGAATGACGGTTTGTGAATTAGAATTATAATAAATTGATATATAATCATACAATTATTATATATCAAAAAATGGGAATTAAATTATTAAATAAATTCTTAAGAAAACAATGTAAACAAGATATCAACTTAATTCATTTATCTGAATTAAAAAATAAGACAATTGTCATTGATATATCTATATATTTATATAGATTTAAAGGTGAGAATGCTCTGATCGAAAATATATATCAACTATGTAGTATTTTCAATTTTTATAATATTAATTGTCTATTCATATTTGATGGAGATAGACCAGAAGAAAAAACAGAAACACTAATTAAACGTTCACAACAAAAAAAAGAAGTAGAAAAAATGTGTGAAAAATTAGAAAATACAATTGAAAATGAACTTGATGCAACTAAAAAAAATGAACTAAAAAAAAAATTAGTAAAACTTAAAAAAAATTGTGTTAGAATCAATAATGACGATATTGAAGAGGTTAAAAAATTATTAATGTATTATGGTATGAATTATATAATTGCTAATGGAGAAGCTGATATATTATGTTGTTATATGGTTAAAAATAATTTAGCATATGCTTGTTTAAGCGAAGATACTGATATGTTTGTATATGGATGTACAAGAGTTTTACGATATTTCAGCATAATTAAACATAATGCGGTTTTATATGATTATGGTAATATATTAAATACATTAAAAATAAATAATAAATTATTTCAACAATTGTGTATATTTTCAGGAACAGATTATAACAATAGTAAATACAATATATATTATGCTTATAAAATCTTAATTCGATATATGAACCAAAAAACAAATGAAATGTTTTATGATTGGTTATTAAATAAATATATTGATGAAAATGAATTGAAAAAATTACAACATGTAGAAACCTTATTTCAATTAGATACTACAATGAAGTATAATATAATTTCGAATAAATTAAATAGTAATAACTTAGAAGAATTATTATCACGACATAATTTTGTATTCACATAAGTATTTGAATTTCTATAAATAATTAAAAAATTTTTTATTTAATTATTTATTCGATAATACTATTTACATAGAATTAGCAGTTGGACTTTTACCACCTTTTGCGAAATGTGGGCTCATGTATCGCTGAAGATTAAAGTAGGTCAATTCATCATCTTTCTTCAACTTCAACAATTTACGCAACTTAGTATCTGGAAGAATATGTCTTCCATTCTTTGGATCTTGAAGATTATGCTTACGAATATAAGCATTAATTTCACGAGTTACTTCAGTTCTAGCCATTTCAGTTCCCTTATCCTTTCCTAGAAAATTTGCCAATTCATGACTGATTTGGGTTGGCTTTACAAATCCCGAAGGAGCACGAGTTCCAGCATTCTTACGGCGTTTGCGACCATTTTTCATTGCTGCTTTCATTTCACGATCCGTTCTCTTTTGAAGAACACGGACTTCAGAGGTTACTTTTGTAAGTTGACTTCTAAGAGCAACAAGTTGTGCTAGAAGTCCTGAGAATTGATCATCAAGAGTTTGAACAACTGGTTCAGCTTTTGGTGCTTCTACGGCTTTGGCAGGAGCAGGAGGGGCAGCTTTTGCTGCGGTTTTTTTTGCCTTTGAGGCAGTTTTGGTTTTCGGTGCTTTTTTTGGCATCTTATAATCTATATAAGCGAGTTCGCTTTAAGTTCGTTTTGATAAATATTATATTATTTATTGTCTGCAAAACAAATAACAAATATAATATTTATGTAATTAAAGATTTATGTAACTATCATAAAAGAATCATACAACCATGGAAGAGCATTCGCAGCATTATTATTAACCATGGTAAGAGCACCTAGTATATATAATGCTCCCAATTTACAATATTCTTCATTTTTCCCATAAGTTATCAATCTATTTATTAATCTCAAAATTTTTTCTTGTATATACTCTATTTTTTTATGACGTAAAATCATAAAATTAATATTATTGAAAGGGGATCCAGAAGGCGGAAATATATTTTTTTTTGTTTCTATAGTTATTTGTGCTCTATAATCCCATATATCAATTAATTCTCTTAAAAATGAAAATAGTTTTATTTTACTCAAATTAAGAAACCATGATATATTTGTAATATGTCCAAATTTATCTATTTTTTGAAAAATATCCAATGTTTTTAGTTCGATTTTTTTTTGATTAGATAAAATATCCAAATCACTTTTATCTACTTCTATATTGATATCATAATTATAAATATTTCCTATATGAACAATTCGTTTTATTTTGTATAATATGTCTTCAGGAAATTTATTTCTATTGTACGGATTTTTAGTTTCTTTATTTAAATAAATTAGGTTCCATAATGAACATATATCAAATCCATATATAAAACCATCTTTATCTTTATATGTAAATAACTGTTTTTTTGGCAAATTACTTATTTCTTCGAACAATAAAAAATCGGTTTTATTGCAACACAACTTTGTATTTTTATAACCTGGGCCTTTAAAATTTTCATATTGGCGATATAAATAACCTCTGTATTTTTTTTGAATCTTAATGCAATAATATGAATATTTTAAAAAATTATATATTCTATGCATCAACTCTGGTTTATTACCACTTACCTTTAATTTATATTTTTTACACATTTGTTTTAACTGATTAACATTATAATTTATAGTCGCAATATTTTTATAATTTTCAGGTTCAACTATTTTAAAATCACATGATTTTACTTTCTTTCTCTTTTTTTTTATTATTGGTCTTATATCATCATAAACATATTTATGTAAGTAAGTTTTTGGAGTAATATTTTTTGTTTTAATTTTAATATTATTCATTAATATATATATATTTATTTATTATTTATATTGTTTAAATACCTTGATTAATGCTATAAAGTATTTACAAAATACACTTAAAAAGTATTAGATTATTAATTTTAATATGAAAAGGATTATATTCTTATTTTTATCTATTATAAGTGTTTTTTCTATGCCTGATAATTGCAATAAATTATGGACAGAAACATATAATAATCAAGAAACATCCATGTATTTATGTAAACAAAACATAACAATTACAACAACGCAAATACCTACAACTACAACTACAACAGAAAAACCAACAACCACTAGTTCAACACCAACGGGTGATGATATACCACCATGGTTATATGATTTATTACAATCTCAAGGATGGGAACCTCCTTCTAATATTGTAACTACCACCCAACCACCAACCACAACTGTAAAATCTACTACTCAGTCACCAACAACAACCGTAAAATCTACTACCCAACCACCAACAACAACCGTAAAATCTACTACTCAGTCACCAACAACAACCGTAAAATCTACTACCCAACCACCAACAACAACCGTAAAATCTACTACACAACAATCAACGACTATCTCACCTACACAAATTCCAACAAAATCATATGATATAAAAAATAACTCTATAAATATTGCTAAAGATTTAAAAAGTGAATTGAAACAAGAAGAAATAATAAAACGGGATAATATGATAATAATTATATTAGGAATAACATGCGGAACATTGATGGTAATAGTCGGATGCTTATTAATAAAATATAAATGTAAATTAAATAAAAAAGAACCTATATCTCCTGGAAATGTTAAACTAAAAATAGACGACAAACCGGATATCGAAAATGGTATTAAACCACAAAAAATGACAACACTCGAACCTTTTAAAGGTAAAGACCTTGATATTTTAAGAAAACAATCATTCGATAGAAAAAATAAAAAAAATCTTACTAATAAAGATCCAATTAATATATTGAAACCTAAATTACCTACTCCTCCAAATATACCACCACCTCAAATAAATACCCAACAACGTACACCTCCTGATTTAAGCCACGCAAAACATAGATTCAAAAAAGTAGCATCTAGATTAAATAATAAAAACAGAAATAGTTGGAAAATACCAGAAAAAAATATTTCACATAATAAACATTTACCTCCTATACCACTCAATGTTAATACTAACAAAAAAATGAATATAAAAGAAATTCCAAAGAATGATAACCCAAATATTCCTACTATGCATGCTGATATTACAATCGACCAGAAAGATAAACACATGGAATTCTTATTAAAAAATTAAGTATTTGATTTTTTTTCATTTTGCAAAATTAGAAAAAAAATTGATTTAAAAACAATCCAATTAAATAGAGTATAATTATTATGTCGAAAAATACTACTCAGTGCGTAAAAGCTAAAGAATTTGATTGTGATCAAGTCACATATAGTAAACCTTCTGTAAACAAATATGGTGGTAAAAGTATTAAGTTAGGTCTTAATGGTAGCAATGGTTTGGTTCTCCAATTTCCTCTTATGTTAACATGGGGTGTAAATGAATGGCCGAATGAACAAACTGGTCAAGTTAAATATGATTTGGCACTACAGTTTGAACCTCAAAAAAGTAGTTCACAAGCTAAGTTTTTGGAAAATATGAAAGCACTTCAAAATAAACTTTTGGAGGATGCTTCATTGAATGCTAAAGAATGGTTTGGGAAAAATAAAATGTCTAAGGAAGTGGCAGAAGCTATGACGTGGCCTTTTGTTAAGTGTTACACACGTGATGATGGGTCGGAATCATTTACGATGAAGCTTAAAATTCCATTTTGGGAAAATAAGTTTATGGTTGAACTATATGATACAGAAGGTAAACCAACATATTTGATGAAGGGTGGTGAAGCTAACAAGGGAAGTCCTGTTAACTTGATCCAAAAGGGTTCTCATATTGTAGGATTGATGAAATGTACTCAAATTAGTTTTGTAGGTGGAAGATGGGGTATCTCATGGTCATTGGTTCAAGCGAAGGTAAGGCCTCCTCAACGATTGTTGGGAAGTGGAACTTGTCATGTAGCGGACGATAGTGATGATGAAGATACATTGGAAACACTAGCACAAAAGGATAAAGAAGCAGATGAATCTGACGATGATGTAAGTAAACCAACTTTTGATGATGATGATGATGATGAAGAGGAAGAAGAAGAAGAGGTAGAAGTAGAACCAGAACCAGTTAAGAAGAAAAAGAAAGTTGTTCGTCGTAAGAAGAAAACTTAAATATTATAATATTATTTGAATAATCATACTATAAAATTTTTTTATGTTATGATTTATAAATTATTTTTTCGTCTTGTTTGTTTTCTTTTTGGTTTTTTATTTTTTTTTCTACTATTTTGTTTCCCACCACCTGCTCCTTTTGCTCTTGCTTTTTTTCTTGACCTAAATGTATCTGGTGGATAACTAACGCCAACTCCATGTATTGACAATTGGTCATTACTTCCAACCAATTTCTTTACTTTTGCTGATTTTACAGCAGAAAATTCTGGAAAAAGAGATTTTTCTGGATCCCATTTATTCGGTGCTTTAAATGATTCTGCTTGGTAAGCAGAATAAAGACCAGTTACAAAATTATTTGATGCAAACCAATTTATAACAGATGTTTTTGCATTTTCTTTCGGTTTAAATCCGATACTATTCCAAAAATGTTTGAGTGATGGATAAGTCTTTATTTTCTTCCCTTTCTTTTTCGAATATTTATTCTTTGATTTTTTATGTCCTTCGTAACCAAATCCCCAACCAGGACCAAATGTCTGTAATGGCCCCGTATAAGGTCTGCCATTGGCTTTGCCTTTTTCCTCATTCCATATCATTTCTGTAAGGAAAGGAATTGATGGTTCTTTTTTTATAACACCGGTTATATAATTATTGAATTCTAATAACGGACTATCTGCTGATTGTATTGTTTTGAGTACTTTCTGGAAGTTATCATTCCAATCATAACTGCCCGAGGCTACTAATGATCCATTACTAGTTTTCATCATATCATCTCCAAAAGGATAACTTTGTTTATCTGGTTCACCATACATCCCGTATTTCTCTCCATCTTCCGCCGAAGCAACCAGAGTTTTAGAACGTTCTAAAGCACTAACCCTGTTCCAAATCCACTCTAATTTATCAGGATCAATATATCTTGTCATTATTGGAAAAACGGTTTCCATCGCATTCATCATAGCTTCTAAATCTCGTTCTTTCATAGTTTTACATTGTTTTAACATGTTTTTTTCTCTTGATAATTTGTCTATTTCATATAAACATTCATATAATATTGTCGATGTTTCTTGTTTTTTAGTTGTCTTTTCTCTTCTAAGATTTCCTGTATCATTTTCAAATATGTTTGCCCCATCAGGTCCATCGTAAAGATAACATGACACAAATAATTTTTTTAATAATATTACATTTATATTTTTTTCATCAATAGAAGAAAATTTAGCTTCTTGATTAATAGCTTCACTTATTATTATTTTGTCTGAAACTCTATTTACTTCTTCTGTTGTTTGTATTGTTCCTATATATGTTGCGTTGTTATTTTTTTTAACAACTGTTAACATTTCTGCTGTTTTATCCTTAATATATTGAACCGTTCCAGGGTCATTAAAATTTGATTTTATATCTTCTTCGGATTCAAAAAATATCAATTTTGGTTGTTGACCTGCTACCTGACCCAAACCTTGCATTAACTTGATGGCAAATTCTTCATAATTTGGATGTTTAAACATTTTAACAATTAAATTTAAAAAATTGTTATATAATTTCAAGAAAGCAGCATATTTTTTTTCATCATTACGAGGATCTCTTTCATAAAAAGCAAATTCTTTATAACTTTGCTCTAAAATACCACAATTTATAAAAGGTGGCAATGGTGGATTATTAACATAAATTAAATTTCCAGCAGGTGTTTTCGCGTCTTTTCCACCAAAATTCATAACATATGTTTCATTTAAAACAGTACACATAACAAATTTAAATTGTTTTAAAAAATTCATTTTCTCTTTTTTTCCTGTTTTTGGATTTGACCATTTTTCTGGAGATTGTTCTTTTAATAAACACATAGCAGATAGAATCATCCCAAAATCTTCTTGTGTTGGGTCATCAATATCATACCAATCCATAAGTGGACTAGTAGTGGTTGCATAATAATCATAATTATCTATTGTATCGGCATATAAACATGGAAAATCCTGAGCACGTTTAACACCCTCTACTCCTATTAATGGGACTGCTTCATATTCTAGTCTTTCTTTAATTGCATATTTTGCTATGCGTTTAATATCTTTTGTTAATTGTGCAAGTGTATTATTAATAATATAACCTTCATTTCTTCTAATTTCACATGCTGATTTATAACCTTGACTATATGCTGTAACACAATCTGGTGCTTCTAAATCATTAAATACTATCTTACATGATTGAAGTCCAGCATCACCTTTACCTCCATTGCCGGTGCTAATGGCTGCCCATACATCCCAATCAATTTTGTCAGCCTGCGCCTTAGTAACATACTTGAATTTCACATGCTCTCCCCTGGCATCCAATCCTTTTAAAAACTGATTAAAACGTCTTCCTTCTGCATCGCTCCAAAAACTTTTAATGTTAGCTTTAACTTTATCCCAACCAACAAAACTATCACCATCTTTTTTTAATGGTAATATAAGTAATTTTTTCTTAAAATATTCAAGAACGTCTTCAACGTCCAATAATTTCAACAAATTACGCGATTTCTTTTTCTTCTTTTTTTTCCTATTTACCCCACCACTTTGTCCAGCAGCCATAATATTTTTTCTTTCTATCGAGTAATAATAGAAAATTTTCATTAATTCTTTTGAAAATTGGTCTGTAATTTCACCAATATCTCCGGCTTCATTTGGACTACCATCTGGCCAACAGTTTGGATCTTCAGGTGTTGAAGTTCCGATATGAATACCACTATGGACATATTTTACAATATTTCCCACACGTTTTTTTTTTAAGTTTTTCCACTCTTCAATATTTCCTTTACCTAAATCATTAGAATAATTTTTGTTTGCTCTAGTTTTTGCTTTCATTCTTATACTGTCTGTGCTTCCAGGAGTACAATCAAATACATTTTCTACACCAGCTAAATCACAAACAAATACAGATCTTGGTTCAACACCCTCTCCCATATCTAATTCTAAAGAAACAACTACGTGACTTCTAGAACTTTGCTTATTGTTTGATGTAGGACCAACTTCACGACACTCGAAACCCATTAATATATAATGTTTTAATCCAAAATCTTTATCTAATTTATCAACCGTTCCATCACCATGTGTATAAAACCAACCCATTCCTTCGGAATCATTACCTATTGAAAACGTTGATTGTAAATTGTCATCTAATTTTTTATTTGTTTGACGAACTACACCTTTTGTTTTATCATCAAATTGTTTATCCAATACCTCACCAATAGTAACATATCGCATTACTGGATTATTAGATTCCATAGCAACATAAGGAATTTGAACACGTGGTTTTTCTTGTTTACCATCGGCATTGATTGGATAACAAGGAATAATTTTTTTTTTTTGCTTATGAGAAGCCGTCCCAATACCTAAACATGTCTCATCAGAATCTTTTGCTGATTTTCCCTGGTAAATTTCTATCATTGATACTGTAACTTTTTCTGGTGCTATCGTTTTTAATAATTCCATTAAAATACCATCTTCTTCAAGACCCGGAACATCCAAATAAACCAATGTACTTGTTTTACCAGAACCGGATTGACCATAACCAATAAAACATAACGGTCTACTATCCTTAATATAATCACTAGCTAAACGATTTGCTATGGATGAATTGCCTAAATTTGATTCAAACACAGCATCAAAACCATAAAATGTATAATTATGACTTCTCATTGCGTCTAACGTTCCACGTTGCTTCTCTTTAATAGGAACAGGAGTATCATTATATTTCAACGTTAATGGTTCATAAATTGTATCATTTTTATTAGGCATATCCATTTCGAAACGTTGATGTCTTTTTTGTGGGGTTGTATACGAACGATTATTCCAATCATCTCTTCTTTTCAATAAAGCCAACACACTTTTATTATCACCAACAATAGTAATATATTTTTGTAATAAATCATTGTATTCCGCACGAGTATCTCCGTCAATAAATGTATCTTTTATCTCTTTTAAAATTGTAAGACTGTCTTTTATTTTTTGTCCAATCGCTGCCATAGTCTGACACGTTGTGGTAAATATAAATTGTCTACCTTCTTTATCACTAAATAACGTTTGATTACTTTGCATTTGTTTGTAAACTGGTTTTGTTCTATCAATAGAAATACTTATATTATAATGAAAAATCCATAATAAAGCATAAACCATTATTGCCATTTCGCTATCAGGACTTTTATATTTAACATCTCTTTCACATATTTTATCAAATGCTGTTTTCAATGTTGGTGCTTTCTTAGCAAATTTATATAGTTTACTTTGGATTTCTGAAAATTCTTCCTTTGTTAATTGTATAAATAATGCTTTTTCTAGTTGTTTGATAATTTGTTCTTGACTGGGTTCTTCTATTTTAAGTAATCCTAATTTATAAAAATTCAACATCCCTATTAATGGTAACATATCACTGTTTAATATTACTCTTGACTGTTCGTATAATGTAAATAATTCTTTACCAAATTCGTCATTTATTTTTTTCCCCTTACCACAAGATGAAAACTCAATTTTTACATCAGCTCCTTTTACTAATTTTGCATTAGCATCAATGGATCTTTTTGAACTACCCACATCAACTGTTAATGAATCTTCATGTTTTTTTTGTTCTTCTGGCGTTCTCTCTTTTGGAGCATTTCCGGGTGGTAGTTTTTTATTTGTATTATGACCAGTATTTTCCACTTGCCCATCATCATCGTCGTCATGTGGTTGTTCTTTTCTCCATGTCTCACCATTTGGAGCTGCTTCTTCATTAGAAGTTTCGTCACCTGCTTGATTACTCGATCTATCTGTTTTCTCTCCATATTTAGAACTAAAATTACTGGAATCATCTACATTACTGCTATTTTGAGAAATAGTAATACTTAAATCTACTCCTAATAATTTGTGTATTAAATCTAATCCTGTATCAATGCTTTCATTTTGTTTTTCTTCAGCTAAAGTATCAAATTTACTTAAAAAATTTGAATGATTTTTCAAATCTTGTAAAAGTTGATCATAAACGTCATCCATTATATATTATATAATCATATTTTTAATACTCAAATATTATTATATTAATTATTTATATTTCATTATTATTAATACGACTGGATGAATTTGTTATTTTATTTAATGATGCTATATGTTTACCTACTAATTTATTATTTGCTGTTCTTGTTTGTATAATTCCACCCCATAATTGATGGTAATGTGATGCTATCGTTGTTTTATTTAAAACAGAAGTTTTTAACATTTCAATACATTCAGCTAATATCTTGAATTTAATTTTTTCTATTTTTAATTTTGATGTTTTCCATTTATTTACTAGTTTTATTAACTCTTTTGCTAAACTTTTGCATTTTTCAACATCGCTTGATTCTTTTTGTAAATCTTTTATTAAATTTCCAAGCTTTTTAAGTAAATCATTAAGTATATTTTTTAATTCATTGATTTCTGGAGCATTTAATAGCTTTATACCACGTTTTAAACAATCGTTCAAATTTGATTTGTTCAATGCCCTGGCGTTTTTTTGTGCTTCCATCCCTAGTTTTCTTATAAAAAACTCTTTAGATTTAAGTAATTTAACATCATTTCCCCATAATTTCATTGTTTGTAATGTATGTAAAGTTATTTTTCTACACTGAACAATCTTCCCACTTTCTTCTTCTATTTGTTTTTTTTGTTCGTCTGACAAATAATCACTACATGATGTGTTTATTTTTTTTAAAAACTTACCCATATCTTCTTTTAATTTTACTATTTCTTCCGTTTCATCACAACCTGATTTGGATAATGATGTATCTAAATTTTCTAACAGAATATTTGTTTTATAATTACATTTTTTACATATTTCAATAGCATTATCGGATGTAATATTATTACATTCTTCCTGTATTTCATTAAAACTTTTTTGATATTCGATTTTCATATTATTTGATTTTGCATTACAATCATCTTGTTTAGTTGCTTCATCATCTTCTTCATCGCTATCATCTTCTTCATCGCTATCATCTTCTTCCTCTTCTTTACCACTATCTTCTTTCACTTCTTTACATGTTCCATCTTTCTGTTCCATAAATCCTTCTCCACATTTACTTGCCGGTTCTTCTTCTTCATCGCTATCGTCTTCTTTACCACTATCGTCTTCTTTACCACTATCGTCTTCTTTACCACTATCGTCTTCTTTACCACTATCGTCTTCTTTACCACTATCGTCTTCTTTACCACTATCGTCTTCTTTACCACTATAGTCTTCTTTACCTTCATCTTTACCTTCAACACTATCATCATCGTCTGATATCTTTACAATTTTATTAATAGATTTTATAATTTTTTGAATATCTTTTCTGTATTGTTTAATATTATCTTTGTATTTTTCTTTTATTTCTTTTATTTCTTTTTTCTTTGTATCTCCTTTTTTATCATTATATTTATCTTTATTTATTTTTCTTAATTTTTTCAATAACTCTTCTATTTTATTTGATTTTTCCTTCGTATCAGAATTCCAATCAATATATTCTTGTATTATTTTTTTTGAATTAAAATCTTTATCCATGTTCATATATTTTTCAATAAGTTTCGTTAAATATTCTAATATTTGTTTCAAATGATTTTTTGCTTTATTTTTATTATCTTGAGCAGCTCCAGCCAGGTCAATGGTTTCCTTTTTTTGTTCAACTTGTTTTATAATATCTCTTGGTATATTATTAATATTATTAATATTTATTGTATTATCTTGCATTTCTTTTATTATAAATCCATTTGGCCAATTTTCATAAGTTATATTAAAATCTAATTTAATATTTTCTTTATTTTCATCGATTAGTTTTACTATTTCATCACTTTCATCGGTTTTCTTACCTTCGTCTTTACCTTCGGATTTACCTTCAGATTTACCTTCATCTTTACCTTCAGATTTACCTTCATCTTTACCTTCATCTTTACCTTCAACACTATCTTCATCGCTATCTTTATCACTATCTTCATCACTATCTTCATCACTATCTTTATCACTATCTTCATCACTATCTTTATCACTATCTTGATCACTATCAATCTCTTCGTCACTACTACTCTTATCTTCAGAGCTACTGATATCTTCATCACTACTACTCACTTCTTCACTGTCACTGTCACTGTCACTGCTGCTATCTTCATCTGAAGATGAAGATGATGATCGTCTCTTCTTCTTCTTCTTTTTCTTTTTCTTTTTCTTCTTCTTTTTCTTCTTTTTCTTCTTTTTCTTCTTCTTTTTCCTACTGCTTGTTTCTACACCAGGACCCATCATGTTGCCAAAATTAAATGTTTGAACATTGGATTGGTTTTGTTGTGTTTTAACATCATCTTTCATTTTACTTATCATTTCTTGCATTTCTTTCATTTGTTTATCTTTATCGGACAGTTGGTTCACAGAATTTGTTTTCAATGTAGATAAATTATCTTGCATTCCAACAAGAGTATTTTGGTGATTTTCCACAGTTTCCTTTCTATTTATAACTTCATTGATTTCTCTTGTTATTTTTTCATTTTGCTCTGTTGTTGTTGAACTACTTCTTTGTTCTTTCAAGCTATCTATTTTATCTGTTAATATTTTCATTTGATCTTCATTAATAGTCATTTGACTTTTTACATCATTTTGTTGGTTTTCAATATCTTTAATTTGTTGTTTATCTACTTCTTTTGAACTTTCTACTGCTTGACATTCAGCTTTTTTAGCAAGAATTTCTTGTTTTGCTTTTTCTATAATTTCTTGTATTTCTTTCATAGTTTCTTTATATGATTCCGCGTTTATTTTGGTTGTTTCTCTTACCAGATCCAATTGATGTTGACGATCTCTTTCTTCTTTTTCTTGATTAGCTGCTTTTTCATCTGCTTTTTGTTGTTTTTCTTGACAGTCCGATTTTGTTGTTTTTATTTCTGTTGATATTTTTTCTTGTTTTTCTTTAAATTGATTTTCCCATTCCTTTAATGCTGTTTTTTCAACCATAGAAATATCTTTACCTTCGTATATTGTTTTAGGATCACCACCACTCATGGCGGTATTGAGAGAACCTGTTTCCAAATTATTTTTGAATTGCTTGATGGTATCAAATAAATTAATTGTATTTTTAAAATCTTCCATGAAAATATCAACTTCTTCTCCACCATAATAGATTTCTATCATATCTTTAAATTTTTGTTCATTAATATTTTCTGGTTTCGGTGGAATTTCTCCCAATTTTTTTGAGTTTTTTTTTAACTGTTCAATTGGTTTCGAAAATAACGATCCACCATCTTGTGTATTTTCTTGTATATTTTCGTTTAATAAGCTTAATGAACCGGTATCATTCATTATTTCTATATTTTGTAATTGTTCTCGTTCAGCGATTAAACTAGCTCTTTCTGTCTGTGTTAAATTTCCAGGATCATCTTTATGCTCATCTTTAGTTTCTATTTTTTTACCTTCATTAACATTAGGTGCGGTTGGTACTCTTGGTGGTAATGGTGGTGGATCAATATCATTGTTTTCATCTTCATTAACATTAGGTGCTGTTGGTACTCTTGGTGGTAGTGGTGGATCAATATCATCATCATCATCTTTACTTGGAATATCATCTACATTAACATTAACATTTTCATCATCATCTTTACTTGGAATATCATCTACATTAACAATAGGTTGTATTGGATCATCTTCTTTTTTCGCTTCATTGTCATTCTCAGTTTTACTTTCCATTCCTTGATTTCCAATACCATCAACATTCTCTTGTGGTAATATGTTTCCACATATTTTTTCTTCTTCGGTAGGCTGTACTTCATTACCTTCCACGACTTTTGTAATCTTTTCTCCCCAAACAATTTGAAATAACATAGAAACAAATTCATCTGATTTTTTTTTTGCTGTTTTACGATAAGCTTTATTTGACCATCCTGTTTGGGATTTCATTTTTTTTAATACATTTGTTGGAATAACTTTTTTTGTTATTTTTTTCATGCTTTTTCGCATGTTTGACAATCCAATAAACGCAGAACCTATATTGCTTCTTTTATCTGTATCTTCTGTATTTTCCATTTCAAATATTTCATCCTCTTGTATTTTATTAACTACTTTTTTTAAATCATCTATATATCCTTCAAATGAAAATGTGGGGATTTTATATCCGTTTGAGACTTTAAATACCTCATGATCAATCCCTCCTTCGTTATGTTTTGCATGATGAAAAAACAAACAATTTAGTTTGTCGTAATGTTTGTCCAAAAACCCACTCCCTTGTACAAACGGAGCAGAATATTTACCATTATTATCTACAAAACCAGGTCTATAATAATATCGCTTTTCTAAATTTTTATATTTTTCCATTTTTCTGGCATGACTGATAATATTAGAACTACTCTCATTTATTTCTGGCATTCCTTCTTGCTTAAACGTTTCTTCTCCCATAGACACTTCTAATAGCTTGACCATTTCCAAATAATGTGTTGTTTCTTCTTTCAATATATCATCCGGATCATTTCTTAAATATTCATCCATATGTCTTAAAAATTCATATAAATTATCGATTTTCATATTATTTAATTTTTGAAAATCTTTTTTGTACATTGAAAATAAATTGTTCTTTTTTAAATATTCCGCGAAACCATTTGCTAATCTTTCCCAAACTGGTCCAAATTTATGCGGACCATAGAGTATTTTTTCACTAGTAAGATCTCTTCCTATAAATTTCAAATTACCATCATTAAAATCTAATTTTCTCAAATCCATTAAATGTAAAATTATCTTAAATATAACATTTTGTTTTATTTTTGATATCTTAACAGTTCTATAAGGTGTAAGTAACTTCATTGCTTTTAATTTGTCGGCTTTGGAATAATTTTCGTCTTCTTTTTCTTCTTGTTTTTCCTCATTAATTTTCTCTTCCTTTCCCTCATTAATTTTCTCTTCCTTTCCCTCATTAATTTTCCTTTCTTTTTCTTCTTTTTTTTTTCTCTTATTTTCTTTTCTCTCATTAATTTTCCTTTCTTTTTCTTCTTTTTTTTTTAAATTTTTTTGGTCTTTATTTTGTATTTTATAGTATTTAGAATGTATTGCTTCATATTTTTCATTAAAATGATATACTGTTTCGCGAAATGTTTGGTATTCTCTTAAAGTATTGCATAAATTTTTTATACCATTATACCAGTCTTTTTTTACATTTGTTTTTTCCGTCGTATGATCTACATTATTACTTATATGGTCAATTATCCGATCATAAAAATCATTTATATTATATATATTATTATCATCTTCAATCCATTGAGATATTGTTGCTAATCCAATATCATTTAAAACCTGATGACTTTGTATTATTTCATTATTATCCATATCTTATATATTAAACATTTAAAATATTTTAAATGTTAAATTCTAATTTAATTTTCCCCGATTTGATAAAAAATCAACCTGTTCTTTTGTTATACAAGCACATCCTCTACCATTGCTAACATTACTATTAAAAGCACAACATTCCGGAGTAAATGTATTTCTTCCATAAAAATATAATTCACCTTCTCTTAATGGAACTTGAGGTGCACTATAACTTTCAAAAGGTTCTTCTTTTATTTCCAAATCTTTATTTAAATATGATTTTTTGTTGCCTTCTTGTAAATTTTCATCTAAATTAGAACCAACCATTGTTTCCCAAATAATACATTTGTAACATAAAGAACCCAATATTATAAACACTAATAAAAATAATAAAATACTACTAAGATGTAATGGTTTTAATTCCATATATACATATTACTACATTAAAATCAATAATATTTTAAAATATCATTGTCTAAAATTTCTTCAATGCAACTATTATAATCTAAAAATCTTACACCATTAATCATGAATGAATTTTTATCTGTTATTAAATGATACAAATATTTTTGTTTTTTATGATGAATTCCATGTAAATTATATGTTGAAAATTTGCCTAAATCATTATCATGTATATTGATATTTGGTCCACATACATATGTATTATTATTCAATGTATAACTTTTTAAATGTGTAATTTTTTTCCCGTCTATAACTACAATACCTTTAACTATTTCTCCAAATCGTAACACATCATTTACCTTTATATTTTTAATTTTAACGGATTGACCATCCAATAATTCAATTTCAGTTTTACCATGAAACCCTCCGTCCAAATATTTATGTATTAATTCGTATTTATGTTCATTAATTAATGAATAATCTTTTAATTTATGTAAATCTACATCTTCAATTTCATCCCAATCGAAAAATTCATAATCTTTTAAATAAATTCTTTTATTAGATGTGTTTAAACAATAAATAATTGGTTTTGTATAATTTTCCACAAAAACAGCCTGGGGATGTTCAGATACATCTATCATTTTTTTTTTATACATGATTTTATGTGTTCCAGATACAATAATACCATCTAGATTATACATATTTTGATCTGTGCTTGATAATTTTAAAATACCTTCAATTATGCTACCATTTTTTAACACATCTCCAATATTTAATTTTTTTATAGGTAATATTCCTTTTTGAGTTTCAAATAATGTATTTTCATCAAAACATTTCGGAGGCCCAGGTACTGGGACAGGTGGTATTGCTGCTGTGGTCACTGCTAAAACTTGACCTATAAATGCTGTTGCAATCGCAACAATTACAACCAACGATGTCATTACAGTAGTCCATGATAATCCAATAGCTAATGGTATAGGATTTAAAGGAAATACTGCCCATATTACAAAGAATACCAATGCTAAAATAGAAAGGGTAACTAAAACAGCTATACATATTGCCATAACAACACCTAGAATAGATGTTAAACTATACAAACCAGCGATTATAACATTGATAATTATTGATAATATACCTACTGCTCTATTTAAACTATCTTGAAATTTCATCAAAACCATGTATATAGGATGAACCAACTTCATTATCATGCTTAAAATATAATCAAGAATTAAAATAACTTGATCAATTAACCATCTCATCATAACTCTCATTCCGTCTAAAGTAGCTTTAATGCTATCAAAACTATTGAGAACAATATTTAAAGATTTATAAATTGGAGTAAAAAAATATCCAACAATGTTCCCCAAAATATTGCTAACACAAAACGTAAAATTCATAGCGGTATAATTAAATATATTTTGTCCCTTTGGACTATTTATAAATCCAGCAAATGGTATAACCGCTGGATGACATCTCATATTAACCCAATCATCTCTTATTGGTTGTAATCTCGTTTTAAAATAAAAATAAACAAATATAACAATAAAAATTACTTTAATTAATAACATCCATAAAACAGATGTTCCATATAAATCCCAATAACTTGTTTTATTATATATTTTTTTCATTTTTTCAAAAAAAAGTTCGTTTCTAATATTAATATTATCCATAATAATATATATGGATAATATATAAATTAATCTTCCCAATCCCAAAAAGTATATTCACCAATAGGTATTGTATGGTCATCTGTAACTAAACAACTCAATACTTCATCAATTTCATCTGTTTTAATTGCTTTTTTATAGTCTTGAACGTCAATGTAATTGTCTAAATTAGTTTTTTCTAGATTATTTGATGGTAAAATTTTATGCGTTCCAGTTACATATATATAATCATTCAGTTTTTTACTGAAAATTTTATAAAAACAATTTGATGGATCTCCTTTTATTTTTAATGTAGCCAGGACAGTGCTACCATTTTCTAAAACATCTCCTAAATTTATATCCTTCATGCATATTTCTTTACCATTTTTTAAAATTAATTTTGTTTCAGGACGAAAACAAAATGTATTAATGACATCTCCTATTGGACCATTCATAACACTTTCACCAACCATCGTGGTGGATTGAATTAATTTAAAAACTACATACAATAACCCAATCATTTTCATCATAGTATCTTTTACTTTAATTATCATATTTTGAAATTCACTCATAATAACTCCTAATATGTTGAAAATATTAATACTAAACATAGAACTTGCTTTTTTTAACCAATTAATTAAACCACGCATTGCTTGTAAATCTTCTAAAAATCCACTTCCTAAATAGGATAATATACCAATAACTCCATTGATTGGTTTTAAAAAGAATTCCATTAAACCTCCTTGAATATTCGATAAACAAAATACAAAATTAGAAGCAGCATCATGACCGAACATACCCGCAAAAGGCATTACACTAGGATTGCATCTATATTTCGGCCAATTTTCTTTAACTTCTTTCATTTTTGTCATTAAAAATACAAATATAATTATAGATTTAAATAAAATAAAAATAACAACAGTGTTTAAAATATCTTTAAAATTTCCCATAATAGAATATAATGTTATTTAATTTTTTTTAAAAAACATTAATTAAAATCTTTCTTGACAACCACACCCTCCTTTATAATTTCTTTTTTTCCTTTTTCTTTTTTTTCTACTACCACCTTTTTGAATGGTATCAAATTTTCTATTTTCTTTTGTTTGTTCTCCTAATTTGGCTGCTTTCACAATATTTTTATTTGCTCCTGGTGCCCCTTTATATTGTGGAACGGCCACTCCTTTTTTACCAGTATTACCTTCTAAAATACTTCCCATTCCAGATATTACTCCTGTAGTAACCGTTTCTAATCCAGTAACATTTCCACCATATGCTTCAGCTAATGTCGCCATACCACCAACTTGACCTTTTTTAGTTGCTTTATTTGCTTCTGTTTGTTTTTTATTTATTTCTAATTGTTTTTCATGTTCACCACCTACTTTACTTGAAAAACTACTTCTATCATTTGTTCCATAAGGATTATCAGAACTCATTCCCTCCATTCCATTCGATACATTATTTGTAACTGTAGATAAATTTGACCCACCATATGCTTCTGCTAACGTAGCCATACCACCATTTTGTTTACGTCTTTTTTTTGTCTTTCTTCTTCGTTTTTTTCGTTTTCTTTTTGTCTTTCTCCTTCTTTTTGTTTTTTTCTTGTGGCGTTTTTTACCTCCTTTATATTTCCAAAATCTTGTTATGCCTCCCCTTCTTTTCGCTGTTCTAGGATATTTTCTTCTTTTTCTTTTACGCGGATTGCTTGTTTTAATTGTTTTGCTAGGTTTGTGCGAATTGCTCATATATAAAATATAAATATTTAAATATAAAAGAAAAATATTATTAAAGATTATAAATGGATCCACAAGAACGATTAAATCTTCAAAAATTGGTAAAAGAATATGGTGCCGAAGATACTACTAAAAAAATACGCACATTAAAACATAGTAAATTAATTGAAGCTAATATATTTGATTTTCAATATTTGAAAAATAAATACGCTAGACTATCTAAAAGCAATCCTAAACAATTTGAAAAGATGGCTGTAAACAAATGTAACTTTTTATTTGTTAATTATACTAATATATTCAATCGATTAATGCGAGATGAATTAGATTTATCTATTTTACAACAATTTTTATTGAAACTAAGAGAAATTGAAAATGGTTCAATAGACCAACATGAAGCATCTGTTGAAATTGGTGGATTATTAAAAAAATTATATATAGACAGCGCTCTTAGAAGAGATAAAAAAACGAAAGGGTTTAAAAAAGAAAAAAAGAAAAGTGGAAAAAATATATCATGGAATGAATTCAAAAAAAGTGGATTGAATAATTAATAAATTGAAATATATTAAATGTTAATAATTTTTAATATATAATGACAAAATTAGTTATAGTTGAGTCTCCAGCTAAATGTAGAAAAATAGAATCATATTTGGGCAAAGGTTATAAATGCGTTGCCAGTTTTGGACATATTCGTCAATTGGGTGGACCACGAGATGGTTTAAAATGTATCGATTTTGATAATAATTTTAAACCATCTTTTGTTTTATTAGGAAACAAAAAAAAATATATGAGTAACTTAACAAATCATATTAAAAAAGCTTCTGAAGTAATTTTAGCAACAGATGATGACCGTGAAGGAGAAGCTATTGCATGGCATATTTGTAAAGTATTTAAACTTTCAATTGAAAATACAAAACGTATTATATTTCATGAGATAACAAAACAAGCAATACAAAATGCGGTGGCCAATCCAATTCGTTTAGATATGAATAAAGTATACGCACAACAATCCCGACAAATATTGGATAAAATTGTTGGATTTAAATTATCACCTTTGTTGTATAATTATATAAGTAAAAAACCAAAACATGGTTTAAGTGCCGGTAGATGTCAAACACCAGCATTAAGAATTGTATTTGATAATCAAGCAGAGATTGATAAATCTCCAGGTAAAAAAGTATACGATACAATAGGTATTTTTACAAAAAAAAATTTACAGTTTAAATTAAATCATAATCATAATACAGAAGATAAAATAGGAACATTTCTAGAAAATACAGTAAATCACGATCATATATATTCATTGTCAAAAGTAAGAGAAGGTGTCGAAAAAAAACAACCATTACCATTTACAACTAGCACATTACAACAAAAAGCTAGTAATTGTTTCGGTTATTCGCCAAAAAGAACCATGAGATTAGCACAAACATTATACGAGAATGGATATATCACCTATATGAGAACAGATAGTAAAAAATATAGTAAAGAATTTATTGCTCTAGCAAAAAAATTTATTATGAGCAATTATGGTAAAAATTATGTTAATAAATCTGTAAATAAATTGGCTAATAACGTAAAACAATCAAAAACTGAAAAAAAGGCACCATTAGCACAAGAAGCTCATGAAGCCATTCGTCCAACAAAAATAGAGACGAAAACGGTAAGTCATTTACCTAATCCAGAACAAAAATTATATAAATTAATATGGGAAAATACAATAGAAAGTTGTATGTCACCAGCTATTTATTCAAGTATAACCGCTAACATATCCGCACCTGAAAAATATAAATACAAATATAGTGTTGAAATAGCTATATTCTTAGGTTGGCAAATAGTATGTGGTGCTTTAACACATGAACCTAAAATATATAAATTCTTGAATGAAATAAAAAAGGGAACCATAATGAAATATAAAAAAATAACAAGTAAATTAACACTAAAAGAATTAAAAACACATTTTACAGAAGCTAGGTTGGTTCAAATGTTAGAAAAAAAAGGTATTGGAAGACCTAGTACCTTTTCCAGCTTAATATCTAAAATACAAGATAGGGATTATGTTAAAAAACAAGATGTTAATGGTAAGGAAATAAAATGTATAGATTTTGAATTAATAGATAGTGAAATAACTGAAAATGAAACCAAAAGAGTATTTGGCAATGAAAAAAATAAATTGGTATTACAACCATTGGGAAAGTTGGTGATAGAATATTTAATAAAGAATTTTGATAATCTATTCGTATATGATTATACAAAATCAATGGAAGATACATTGGATCTAATATCAAAAGGAAAATATGTATGGCATAAATTATGTAAAAATTGCAACAATGAGATAGAATCTTTAACAAAAAATATAGATAAAAGTCATAAAGCGATGTTTCAAATAGACGAACAACATACTTATTTAATTGGAAAATACGGTCCGTGTATAAAAAAAGAAGAAAATGGCAAAACCTCATTTTTACCTATTAAAAAAAATATAGATTTAGATAAATTGCGACAAGGAGAATATACACTGAAAGATTTAGTTGATACAAATAAATCTTCAAGCAATGGAAGAAAGTTAGGTGAATATAAAGATAATGATGTAATATTAAGAAATGGAAAATTTGGATTATATGTAAATTATAATAATAAAAATTATTCTGTAAAATTATTATCCAAAAACATAGATGAAATAGAATTAAATGATATTATACCTGTTTTGGATGGTAAAAAATCATTATCAAATCCAAATATATTACACGTGTTTGATGATACATTATCGATTAGAAAAGGCAAATTTGGACCATATATATTTTATAAAGCACAATATATGAAAAAACCAAAATTTATGAATTTTAAGGGAAAAGATTGGAAAAATGATTTTAATAACATGGATGATTTACGATCATGGATTTCAAGTGAATTTCAAGTTTAAGACAAAACCATTGATTTAGGAACGGTAAACGGTTGTGCTTCTTGTCTTTTTCTTTGTACGTCCCCTTCTTCGTTTCCTTCTTCTTCTTGTCTTTTTCTTTGTACGTTTCCTTCTTCTTGTCTTTTTCTTTTTTCTCTTACCCAATTTTCTTGTTTTCCTTCTCCTCCCACCTACTCGCGGAATAGATCTAACTCTGTAATCATGCAATATTTTTTTCTGCTCGCTCAGCTGCTTCATAAGTATTTTTGTATATTCTGTCCATGTATATGCTTTCGGATCTCTAATTTTCACTCCATATGGTATTATATATTCATCACATCCTTGAATTTGTGGACCTATTTCAGCATTAAGATTACCTTCAACATCAAATAACTTACCATCTATACCAATATCAGTAACATAACTTTTTTCACTATCAATACCCTCAATATCATACGTATACCCCATCCCTGTAAATGGCGCACGTCCACTATACCATTGTTTGTCGTTATCTCCCAAGTTTCCTTTCCTGTGAGCACTCAAATATCCATTTTCTTGGTCAAGTTTAACAACCTCACATTTCACACTCTCCCCACCAGTTCCATCCGGTTGAATAACCAAATTTTCCTGACACGGCCTCACCAAATTTTTTATTTGTATTTCAAACGATAAAACTTTATTATATGGTCCCCAAGATGTATTCAATCCTAAAAGCTTATATATTCTTTTATGCAAATTACTACGCCCCTTCGACGAACTAAACCCTTTCTCATATAATCTAAATAAAATATCATTTTCCAGGGTAACAAATAAATTATGTGATTTCAATATCTTTATCGGTATTATATAATACCATTTTTTATTTGGTTTGATTATACCGTTATCCATCTTACCAAATATAATCTCCCACCCTTCATCGTCCATTTTTAAGACCTCTCTGCCATACTCTTGTGCACATTTGGCCGACATATTCCACCTTCCCGTTACTTCATCCTTTTCCATATTAGCTACCCTTGCTGATGTGGTCCCCGATTTATATGGGACGCATCCCTCCAAATAAGAATTTAAATTATCCAAACGATTAATATAATCACCGAATTGCGGCAATCCTTTTTCTTCCAATTTCTTTCCTTTTTTTTCCTTATTTTTATCCGCAAGTTTCATAGCATCATCCATCTCCTGTTCAAATGGTTTAAAATCAAACGGAACTTTCTTTCGGTCATCATTCATTTCTTTTTCCCTTTCTACAATCCATTTCCAATACGCATCTCTACCAAAACTCTTTAATGAATATACTCTTATCCAATCATTCCCCGTTTTCCCTTGTATACATTTTGACAAATCAAACACAGATTTGTCAATTTCACCTAAAGCGCCTTTTATTGAATGTGTTCTATTGCATAATAATTGTTTCGGACCTGATAAAAGATAATTTTCATTAGCTTCTCTATTTTCTACATCTTTTATAGATACCCCCAATTTTGATATATAACTTTTTTTGAAATTATCAGGAAGGCGCAAAAGTCGGTGATTCAATGCCTTGGTCAGGTAAGGGGGCAACGCTCCCCAACATAATCGTTTATATATTTCTTGTTCATTCTTTTCCAAATCACTCAATAATTTACCACTATTAATTTTTTTCAAAACACTTTTCTCATTTTTAGTCAATGTTTCATTTTTATCCAAATCTCCGGTACCCCAACTACACGACGGAGGTACATTTATAAAAGGTAGATTCGATGCTTGTTCCCTAGGGTTCATTCTTATTGTCTCCATTGCATTTTTATTTACAATTTCCATATATATATAATATATATATATATATTCCTTCTTATATATACATATGAACTATTTGATGGATGATTTACGATCATGGGTTCAAGTGAATTTCAAGTTTAAGACAAAACCATTGATTTAGGAACGGTAAACGGTTGTGCTTCTTGACTATCCATTAACATAGAAAATTCTAATGAAAAACTAAAATCTCTACTTCCAAAATCAACTAACAATTGATCATGAAACCGAAATTTAAATCTCAATCTATCGATATGTCTTAAAGCAGGACTATAATAAGAAATTTTTTTTTCTGTATTTGCATCTAAACTACAATTACACGAATCACTTTCAAATAAAATTTTAGCAAAAGCACTCCCTGTTTTCCCACTATAATCGTTCCCATACATTGTAGATGTTTTTTTTGAATAAGGCGTTAATTCATCAATCTTATTTTTCTTATCTAATTCCATATAAATTATTTTTTGACCATTCAAATTTAATGCTTTATTATTTTTCGAATCAACAAAATAACCAGCTGCCGTTAACCATTCTGTAGAATGTTCATAATCAAAACTATACCCACTAGTTGTTTGATTAGTAGTATATTCTTTTTTATCAAATCCTAAATAATATGGTAATCCCCAAAATTTATCATTTCTGAATACTCTAACATAACCACTAGGTAAAGAATATACTTCTTCTCTATTAAACAATAAACTAAAATTATCCTGGGCATTTCCAAACCAAATTGTATTATTTATAACATTATGTTTACATATAAACTTATTATATGTATTGCTTACAGATTTATTCATTTTTGTAGCTAATTCGGTTACTAATTGTTCAACATTATAACGACCTTCTTGAATTTCTATTGTATAAATATTATTTGATGGTATCATCTTAAAAGATAGTTTAGTATTTTGATATTTATTTGTAAATACAAACAAATTATCAGGCATATCTAAATTAACTAATCGTATAGCTTGAATATTTGTAAATGTTTCAGGTAGTTTAATTTCAAATTCATTTGCTTCCTTAAATTTATTTTTATCACGATCATATGAGTGAATAGATATAGTTCTTTTTCCCAATACATACGATTTCATATGTGGGATAACATTAGCAATTCTATTAGCCATTATTTATATTATATATAATTATTTTCTTTATTTTAAAATAACTAATAAATATATATGTCGGATAATAAATTCAAAGCAAGAGATATTATGAGTACAAACGTGAACCCAAAAAAAGATATCAATCCTAATTCGATGTTTGATAATATAGATATGAAAAATCAGTTTTTTTTTATTACATGGGCATTGGTCATAATATCTACCATTTTATTTACAGTATTTAGAAGTTTAAATATTACAGCGAACAACGCAAAAGCTATGCCGTTTATTGCGTTATTGTTTGCAATAGTTGGTTTAATGATAATTACATTCTTTGAAGAAGTAAAAATGGGACATAAAAACCAAAGTCTTACAGGTATTTTATCAAATACTTTAATGGGTTGGGTTCCAGGATTATTTATAATAAGTCAAATATTTTTAATATTAAAATTATTAGGGTCGCATTACAGTAAAACAAATTTTCAAACATTATATGGCTTTTTGTCTGGTTTAATGATTATCATACAAATATTTATGTACATATTTTACACATATAGTAAGTATATTAATCCATTAAAAAAAACAGGATTAAGAGCCATGAAAGATAACTTTTTATTATTTTATCCATGGTTTTTAGCTACTTTTATAGGATTTTCTTTAACTGTATGGTTTTATTTTTATACTACCAAAATTGTAACCGATGATGGTGGTAAGTTATTGTAATAATAAAAATCTAAATGTAATACCATATTTATTATCGTTTTCCCAAATACCAGATATTTTTAATATTAATTGAATATTTTCTTTTCTTTCAGTTTCTATTGTATCTGAATATAATTTTATATATTTGTTTTCAATTTGTTCTTCAATTCTATATGTTGGAATTTTTTTTTTCAAATGAAAATCACCAAATTTTTCTAATATTTCTTTTTCTATGTTTTTGATTTTATTGATAATTATATTATTTTGATTATCTAAAAAATAACATTTTATCTTATTGAAATATTTTTCTATTTTTATATTTGTCAAATTGAAATATATAAATATACCATTTGAATTCATATTTTCATCGCTATAAAAAATCCTATAAAAAAAAGCATTTTCCATTATATTATTGATATTTCTTTCAGATACAATAATATTATTCATATCTAATTGATCCGGATCAACTGTTATATACATATAAATATAATTGTTATCTTATTTTTAAGTCAATAATTATTATTTAATAAACCACATTGCTTTATAACCATTAAACTATAAATCATTTTATTACTAAAATCTGGATAGTTGATAATATTATCTAAGAAATTCTCACAAGATTTATTTGCTTCGATATACTTTTCTTCTTTTTTTTTTAAATATTCTATCCAATATTTGGATAAATTAGGATGAGTATTTTCCAACTCTTTTAATTTATCTATATTTTTTTTATACAGTTCGCTCATTAAAACTAAATAATTAAATGCTTTTAAGTATTAAAAAGATAATAACAAATATTAATAATGAAATATCAAGAAACTAAATTTGAAGATTATATAAATAGTTGTAAAAATAGTAATCTACATAAAGAATGTTCTGATACACTACAATTAGTTAAAAATCCAATTAGTAATCAAAATAATTTAATATTTTATGGACCATCTGGAATAGGCAAATATACACAAGCACTTAATTTTATTAAAGATTTTAGTAAAACGGGATTAAAATATGAAAGAAAAATTAATTTTTCGTTTCAAAATAAGAAAACATATCTCTTTAAAATAAGTGATATTCATTATGAAGTAGACATGGAATTATTAGGATGTAACGCAAAATTATTGTGGAATGATTTTTTTAATCATATAATCGATATTTTATCGGCTTCGCAAGATCATACTGGTATTATTTTATGTAAAAATTTTCATAAAATTCACAGCGAATTATTAGATATATTTTATAGTTATATGCAGACATTATCACATAAAAATATTAATTTAATTTATATTCTAATAACAGAAGATATAGGATTTATTCCTACAAATATTTTGAATAGATGCCAAGTTCTACCATTCAAACGACCTACCAAACAAGCATATAAAAAAATTACAGGTAAAACATTGAATAAAAATTATGATATTTCAAATATTATAAATATTAAAAATATAAATTCGAATATTCTTCAATTACAAACACCAAATAAAATCATAGTAAATAAAATTATCAATAATATTACCAATTACAAAGAATTAAAATTTATGAAACTACGAGAACAAATATATGAAATGTTTATTTATCAATTAAATGTAAATTATTGTATATGGGATATTATAAACCATTTTATTAATAATAAAAAAATAAACAATAAGAATATCCATGCTATTTTTAATAGAATGTTCGTTTTTTTTAAGTACTATAATAATAATTATAGACCCATTTACCATATAGAGGGATTTTTATATTACTTATGTAAAGTAATCCATGGATTATGATCAGGCTTGTAGAATATTGAATTTAAATCTTAAACATACTCAAACACAATTAAAAAAGGCATATCATATAGCCGCGTTAAAAAATCATCCAGATAAAAACAAAGATAAAGAAAATGCAAACACACAATTTCAAGAAATATCAGCAGCTTATGGTTTTTTATTAAACAATCATAGTGAAAGATACTGTTATGTAAATCATGATATAAGTTACAAAAATTTACTTAGAAAAATTATATCTGAATTTGATGTTTCTTTTGATAATCCTATTTTTATCGAAACAACATTCAAAAGTTTATTAAGCAAAGTATCATTAAAAGTATTTGAAAATATAGATAAGGAAAAATCACAACATTTATTTGATTTTATTAAACAATACAATAGCATTTTCAATTATGATAATGAAACGCTTAAAAAAATACAAGAAATCGTAAAATATAAAATGAGAGAAGATAATGTTGTTATTTTAAATCCAACATTAGATGATTTGCTCGAAGGTAATATTTACAAATTAGAAGTGTTTGGAAAAACATTTTATATTCCTTTATGGCATCAAGAATTATATTATGATATTAGCGGCAGTGATTTAATAGTTAAAATAATGCCACCTGAGTTTGATGTTTCAAATTCAATAGTAGTACATTCAGTTAATATAGATAACAATAATAACTTATTTATTGGTATAGATTATTCAATGGTACAAATTTTAAAAGATAATAAGTTGGAATTTAAAATAGGTGAAAGAATATTTTCGTTTCCAGGCGAAGAGTTAAAAATTATAAAAAAACAAATGAAGGTTTTATATAATGAAGGTATATTCAAAATGAATAATAATAATATTTTTGATCCAAAAGGCAAAAAGGATATATATATTGAAATTAATTTATATTGAATCTAATTGCGAACGTCTAGCAATGGGATACAATTGTTCGTCAAGTTTATAACGCAATAAAGATGCTATACCTGCTGTGGAAAATACAGAACAATGCCACAATGAATGAAATTTAACATATTCCGCATTATACCAATGTTTAACAGCAATACTATACATAATTATAGCTGTAATACCGTTAACAAAAAATAAAAAAGATAAAATTTTAAATCGCAAGATATATCTCCAAACCGTCCGCCATTTTATAATTATTATCACAAAACTACATATAGATAAATACCAAGTAATAATAATGGTTTGATTTAAATTTTCCCATAAATAAACTATTAATACAATATTTTCTACAGCAAAACTTGTTATATAAAATTGAGGTTCTCTTACACGTAATCCGTACAAAACGGTTGTAAAAATTAAACTAGAACATGCGTAACCATCCAGTAAAGCCCAATTATCATAATCATAATCTGTTGTAAATACTTGTTCATCAGGCAAACTATGATGTGAATGATATAATAATGAAAACGTTACACCATATATAAATTTTATTAACATAAAAATTGATGGAGTATCTTTACGCATTTTCCAATTCCATAAAAATACTCCCATAGGAAACAATGCAACGCTATGAGTTGTTAATAACCAATGGTCCATTAATAAAATAATATTTTTCTCTTTATTTATATTTTATATATGTTTTAACGTATAAAATATATTACTTATATATAAATGCCGTGTAATTGTGGAAAGAATTTATTTGGTAATAACAAAAATATTTTAAATGCAAATAAAATAAAAGAACGAGAAAAATTTATACAAAAACAAAAAGAAGCAACAAAAAATCTAATATTTTCTAAGTCTACAAATAGGAGACCTGCGCGTATGAAAATGTGTTTTTGATTACAAATACATACCAAATGGTATATTATTTTGCTTATTAATCTTAATTAATAAATCCACTATTTTTGTTGTTACTGTAAATGGAAATTCTACTTTTATAGTTTTTTCCTTTTCAAATAATTTTGTGTCTGGTTTCATTAATCTACATAAGTTTAATTTTGTATGTATTATCTCTAAACACCTTTTTAAATTTCTAACACCCTTTTCATCTTCAGTATATTGATTAATAATATGTTCCAAAACATTATCATCTATCAGTATATCTTCTTTATTAAATTTAATTAATTTTTGAATTGCTGGAAGCAAATAGTTTTTAGCAATTGTTATTTTTTCTTTTTTTTCGTATCCTTTTGTTTTAATTGTATACATTCTGTCTTTTAAGATCTTATTAACTTTTTTTTCATCATTGTAACTGAATATAAACAATGCTTTACTTAAATCAAAATCTATATTGGCAAAATATTTATCATGAAAGCAGTTATTTTGTGTAGTATCTGTTAAATGTGTTAATATTCCAATAATTTCTTCACCCTTTGGTGTGTCACTTACTTTATCTAGTTCATCAAAATAAAATACTGGGTTCATACATTTACTATTAATAACAATGTCCATAATCTTACCCCATATACTTCCTTCATAAGTATATGAGTGTCCTTCCAAAAAACTACTATCTGTTGCACCACCCAATGCTAAAAACGCAAATGGTCTATTTAATATTTTACTAATACCCTCTTTAACTAATGTAGTTTTTCCAGTTCCCATTGGTCCCTGAATTGCGATTGCCGAACCTACCGATTCAGGATTACTAATCAATTGACCCATCATTTGCATAATTTGCATTTTAGCATCATCTAAACCAAATACAGCATCATCCAATATTTTTTTTGACTTTTCTAAGAAATTATTACACTTATCAAGGCCATCTTCTATTGTAAGTGGTAATGTAGCATTTTTACAAAAAGGTATTCTCATAAAACCATCAACCCATTGTTTTATTTTATAATATTCTCCAGATCCAGGATCCATATATTGTAATGTATTTATTTTTCGTAAAGCATTAGCTTTAAACGCTACAGGTATATCTGATTCTAATAAAGCTAACCTATATGGTTTTTCTACATCACTGAATTTTTTTACTTCACGTAATTGATTTAATATTTTTTCTTGTGTTTCTAATTCCATATTCTTAAAATATTTAAAATCATTCATTACATTCTTTTCTCTTAGCATTTTTCTCAATGTTCCTATATTTTTTCGTTTCGTTTCTTCATCTTTTTTTTTCTTTTTAATTTCATTATGTTTATCATTTATTTTACACATTTCTTCAAATCTACTCATCATTTCTTCTTTTCCTTTCGTTTTACGCATATTAAGTAATTCTTTTAATTCGTTTAATGTGGTTTGTTCTGTTTCTTTCTCTGTCATTTTTTTTAGATATTTATTTTTAACATTTGTCATTTCTTTAGTTTTGTTTTCTTTAACCCATGCTTTAACATCATATCTATATTGAGGTTTTTTTATATTTTTTACTTTTACCTTGTTTTTTTTAACTATTTTACCATTTATCCATTTTTTTTTATACAACACTTTAACAGCTTCTCCTTTAATAAATTCAGATTCCTCTTTTATTTTTTTTCGTTCTTTTTCAACCGCTTCTTCAAATTCCTCATTGATCTCATCATCTTCGTAAACATCATCATCATAAACGTCATATCCATGACCATACTCATTTCCGTGTTGATCTCCAACTGTAAAAATTATATTAAATTTCATATTTTGTTTTAACATTTCCTTTAATTCTTCATCTGTTAAATCATCTGGCAACGGACCCTCAATATCATCGTACATTTCTTCATCCTCATCCACATAATAATTGGATGCTAAATCGTCATCAAATTCTTCTTCACTTTCTTCTTCACTTTCTTCCTCACTTTCTTCTTCGCTTTCCTCCTCACTTTCTTGTTTTTTTCGTCTTCTTTTATTTCTTGTTTTCATAGAATGTTTTGATTTTTCATTCGATTTACTAATTGGCAATGGCATAGCATTTCCAAATTTGTCAGTATTTTCTGATTTTATTTTTTTATTTTCAACTATATCCTCTCGTTTATTTTTTATTTTTTTCTTTTTATCTTTTTTAACAAATTTATCTATTTTTTTTAATTGTTCTTTCTTTTCTTTTACTGTTTTTTTTGGAAATAATTTACCAATTAGTTTATTAATAGAATCATCACGTAAATTTTCATTTTCATATTCAGATATATCCGAATCATCTGTTTCACTATATGACTGAAGACGTTCATCAGGTACCCAATCGGAATCATCACTATCGCTAGATTCGTTATTTTTATATTTTGTAAATACCTTCTTGTCCTTCTTGTCCTTCTTATTATTTTTATTCCTATTTCTATTTCTATTTTTAGGAGATTTATTACGGATTGTCATTTTTAATTTATTTTTTTGTTTTTTTTCAGGTTCACTCATTTGTATTATTAAAGAATAAATTTTTTATATGATTTATCAATTTTAATTTAATTATGGTTAAAATACTTAATTTTTGAATAAATTGATTAAAAAACAATCTAAATATTATGTATCATACTCTTTAATGAATGAAAAAAATGAAAAACCGTCTAAAATAATTGGAATTCAGTTTAGCATATTAAGTCCAGAAGAAATACGTCGTGGCTCTGTCGCTGAAATTGTGACAAGAGATACATATATAAATAATAAACCTGTGATAGGAGGTTTATTTGATCCACGTATGGGTGTATTAGAACCTGGATTTATATGTCCAACTGATGGCCATAACTATATAAAAACTCCGGGATATTTTGGCCATATTGAAATGGCACGACCAGTGTTTTACATACAATTTTTAAATACAACTTTAAAAATACTAAGATGTGTATGTTTGAAATGTAGTAAATTATTAATAAATAAAAAAAAACACAAGAATTTGTTAACATTATCAAATAAGAAACGATGGGACGCTATATTTAAATTATGCAATAAGATTAAACGATGTGGTGAAGAAACAGAGGATGGATGTGGTTGTAAAAAACCAAAAAAAATTTCTAAAGAAGGTTTAGCAACAATATACGCTGAGTGGGAAAATACAGATAAAATTGCAAATCAGGATGGACAAATAGAAGACAAAAAGGTCATGAAATTAATTCCTGAATTGGTTTTAAAAATATTTCGTAGAATAAATAACGAAGATATACATTTTATGGGATTTAGTCCTATATGGTCACGACCAGATTGGATGATATGTCAAGCACTATCTATACCTCCTCCTGCTGTAAGACCATCTGTTAAACACGACGCACAACAGAGAAGTGAAGACGATATATCACACATTATTGTTAATATTATAAAAGCCAACAAAACACTTCAAGAAAAAATAGAAAGTAATGCTCCATCAAAAGTTATCGACGATTGGCATACTGTTCTACAATATTATGTCGCAACCATGATAGATAATAAAATTCCAGGTGTTGCATCTGTAGCACAACGTTCTGGTCGCGCCTTAAAATCAATTAAGGAAAGATTGGTAGGTAAACAGGGGAGAGTTAGAGGTAATTTAATGGGAAAAAGAGTTGATTACAGTGCTAGATCAGTTATTGGTCCAGATCCATCTCTATCTATCAAAGAATTAGGTGTTCCTTTGAAAATAGCTAAGAACATTACGGTAAAGGTAGTTGTTAATAAAAGAAACAAAAATTATTTAACAAAATTAGTAATAAATGGTCCTGATAAATGGCCCGGTGCTAATATTTGGGAAAAAAATAATGGAGATAATATTTCATTAAGACAAGTTGACCGTAATTCCATTGATTTACAATACGGTGATATTATTCATCGTCATCTTCAAGATGGTGATCCAGTATTATTTAACAGACAACCCACATTACATAGAATGTCTATGATGTGTCATCTTGTAAAAATTATGCACGTAGGTAGTACATTTAGGATGAATGTGGCAGATACGAAACCATATAATGCTGACTTCGATGGTGATGAAATGAATTTACATGGTCCTCAAGATATAGAGGCTGCTTCAGAGTTAAGAAATTTGGCGATCGTTACAAAACAGATTATCAGTCCTGCTAATAATAAATCTATCATTGGTATATTTCAAGATTCACTGTTAAGCACATATAGATTGACTAGAAATAATATCAACTTCTCACAAAGAGATGCCATGAATTTATTAATGGGAGTTCAAAATGTAAATGTAAATAAAATTCAAAATAAAGATAAGCTAAGCAACTTTGATATATTGTCGCAAATTCTTCCACAAATGAGTTGTAAATTAAAGAATGGTGGATTTTCAGGAAAAGATAACAAAAAAAATACAAATAATATTATTGAAATTGTAAATGGTGAAATATTGAGAGGTCAAATTGATAAAGGTGTTTTGGATGGTAATTCAAAAGGATTAATTCAAAGAATATTTAATGATTTTGGACACGATAGAGCCACTCAATTTATAGACGAATTACAATTTATTGTAACTGAATATATGAAAAAAAGTTCGTATAGCGTTGGTATAAGTGATTTAATAGCAAATAATGAAACAAACGAAAAAATTACAAATGCTATTAATAAAAAGAAACAAGATGTAAATAATTTAATCCAACAATTACATTTAGGTATATTTGATAATAACACCGGGCGAAGTAACGCTGAAGAATTTGAAACTCAAGTGAATTCTTTATTAAATGAAGCCGCATCGGCTGCTGGAAAAATTGGTAGAGAAAGTTTATCTAAGGATAATAAATTTGTTATTATGGTAAAAGCAGGGAGTAAAGGTAAAACACTCAATATCGCACAAATGATTTCATGTTTGGGTCAACAAAATGTAGATGGAAAACGTATTCCTTATGGGTTTGACAATAGAACATTACCGCATTATACTAAGTTTAATGATTCTCCTGAAGCTAGAGGATTTGTTGAATCATCATTTATACAAGGACTGACACCAGAAGAAATGTTCTTTCATGCTGTTGGTGGTAGAATTGGTCTTATTGATACAGCAGTTAAAACCAGTCAAACTGGTTATATTCAAAGAAGATTAATTAAAGGATTGGAAGATATTAAAGTAGCTTATGATATGACAGCTAGAAATAATAAAAATAAAATTATCCAATTTAAATATGGTTATGATTGTATTGATTCTTGTAAAACAGAAAATCAGACATTACCACTTACAAAAATGTCAATCGAACAAATATATGCTCATTTTCAAATGCCAACATTAGATAAAAATGATATTTATTCTACCAATTTTACAAAAGACACTATAAAAAGAATTAAAATTCAAGATAATAAATTAAAAGATTCTACTAAAAAGATATTATCAATTATGATGGAGTCGCGTGAAAGTTTAATTAAACATGTATTCAAATACGAAGATAATATCAGAATTCATATACCTGTAAATTTCTATAGAATTATAACAAATGTTCAAAAGCAATTACATATACAAAAAGATTCGATTGTTAATATAACACCTCAAGAGGTATATGAGTTGTTAGATCAAACTTATAAATCATTAGAAAAAATGAAATTGTTTACACCAACTAAATTATTTAAAATTGCATTTTATTATTACTTATCACCAAAAGATTTGTTATTGGTAAATAAATTTAATAAAAAAGCGGTTATGTTATTATTAGAGACCATTGTTTTACAATATAAAAAATCTTTAGTACACCCCGGTGAAATGGTTGGGATGATTAGTGCTCAGAGTATAGGTGAACCTACAACTCAAATGACATTGAATACATTTCATTTTGCTGGTGTCGCTAGTAAAAGTAATGTTACTCGTGGTGTTCCTAGAATTGAGGAAATTTTGTCATTAAGTGCGAACCCTAAGAAACCAGGCGTTACTATTTATTTAAACGATAAAGATGAAGAATCTGTAGAAAAAGCCTTAGAATTGAAATATAAATTAGAATATACTTGTTTACGCGATATAACTAAAAAAGTATCTATTTGTTTCGATCCTGATAAAATGGCAACACTTATCGATGAAGACAAAGATTTAATGAAAGAATACAATATGTTTGAAAAAATGATTGAAGGAACTGGTGGATGTAATATAGAAGATAAAGATGAAATGTCTAAGTGGATTATTCGATTTGAAATGGATAGAGAATCAATGTTAGAACAAAATATAAATATGGATGATATACATTTTGCTATTAAAAATAGTTATAAATCAACAATACAATGTATTTATTCAGATTTTAACGCATCAAATTTAATTTTTAGAATAAGAATTGTTAAAGCTTTATTTAAAAGTAAAAAAGAATCATTGGATCAATCTGATGAAATATATATGCTAAGAAATTTACAAGATAATATATTGAATAATATAATTATAAAAGGTATTAAAAATATTAACAAAATAAACGCGAGAACTATAAAAAATAGTATGAAGAAAAACAATGGAAATTGGATACCAAAAGATATATGGGTATTGGATACTGTAGGAACAAATTTATTGGATATTTTAGGAAGAGATGATATTGATTTTTCAAGAACATTCAGTAATGATATTCAAGAAATTTATCGTTTATTGGGGATAGAAGCCGCCAGACAATCTGTATATAATGAATTTGATGAAGCTATCAGTTTTGATGGAACATATATTAATACACATCATTTGGATTTATTATGTGACCGAATGTGCGCAACAAAAAAAATGGTTTCAATATTTAGACATGGTATAAATAATGATGATATTGGTCCGATAGCAAAAGCTAGTTTTGAAGAAACTCCTGAAATGTTCTTAAGAGCAGCAAAACATGGAGAGTTAGATTTAATGACAGGAGTTTCATCCAACATAATGTGTGGACAAGAAGGTTATTTTGGAACAAGCGCATTTCAGTTAATTTTAGATATTGATAAAATGAACGAATTGGGTGATAAATCTTTAGAACAAAAAGAAGACTTTACAAATGATATTTACAAGCATGTTGAAGAAAAATGCTCTATGGAAAATATTAAATTAAATGATACAACTAAATATATAAAATCTGAAGATTTGGGCAAAATTGATACAGAATATGACCCTGGGTTTTAAATCTCAAAAAAAAATAATATTTAATATAAAATGATTGTATTATTAAATATTATTGATAACATACTTGAAAAATATGAAGATAAAAGACCATATAAAATTATTTTTTTTGATGCTGTGAGATTTCATAATCCAATATTTTTTTATTATTTACATATAAGTTTTTTAACCGATTCTGGCGCAGAACATATTTATATAAAAGCAAAAAAAACAATGAATTCGCTTAAAAAATTTGCCAGATTATGGAAAATAAAAAGAATGAAAACATACTCAAATAAAGTAAATTTACTTATGGATAAAAAATTATCAGATATTGATAGTTCAAAAAAAATTACATTAATACATTCTAATATGGTATATACATTTACATTAATAGACTTATTAACATTATGGAAAACAGCACTAATAAATACAGACGGGTTATTTTCAAAACCATTGCCACTAAAAAATCCATACACAAATATAGTATTTAAAAAACATAATTTATATAATATTTATTTCAAATTGTTGTATTCTAATTACAATATTCCTATTATTATTCAATTGTATTTTAAATATAATTTTAATACTGATACATTCATCGCGAATAGTTTTCCATTTTTAAGAGAATACTCTATTGACAACTTTAATATAAATGCAACAATATATGATAAATTTGAACATTTAATTAATATGAATAATGATTACCCAACTGAAATGGCAAATATACAAGTCAGCAATGTTATTACTTATTCTATAAAAAAAATATATGTATCGCATTTTAAAACTCATTTATATCACTATATCAAACAAAAATATTCTTTTAATCCTATTATAAGAAATAAACATCGTGATATGTTAATCAATAAATTTTTAGATATTATTACTATTATTCGAAAAATTACAGATGATATCAAAGAAATGTCTGATATGTCTGATGATGTAATTTCAATGAGACAACAAATTGGTAGATATACACCAGAAAATGTTTTTGAACCTACTGCTGAAATATCACGTTCCCCAATTCCTTCACCAACACCTTCAGATATTTCAATTCATTCAACAACGTCAACACCATTATCACCACCATCAACACTTAGGATTAATGACTATCGTTTACCCAATTATCATGGTAGTAGACATAAATAATTATATTATATCAATTATAATTATTTATTTTCTTTCTTTCTTATTTTTATTTTTATTTTTGATTTTTTTCTTGGTCCTAAAATATTATTACAATAATCATCTACGTTTTTGTATGAATTATTTTTAACCATTTCAGTAAACTTAATTATATTATTTTTATCTATTCTATGAATACCTTTGTATTTTAATAAACTATAATTTGGTTTATAAGGTTTGTTTGCACTTGGTTCTATTCTCACATTATTACCTATCAAAACATAATAATAAGTTGATGATTTATTAATTACAATATAATTCATAAAACCTGTTTTCATTCTTATTTTTGAATTATGATGACTATTAAAACATATCAATGGTATTTTGTAGTGACTCGCTAAAATCATATAATCATACCATGTTAAATAATAATCATCAATGTCAATACAATCTTTAATAACATTTTCATCTTTTGTTTTGCGCAACATTTTTTTTTTTGAAAATTTCTTTTCATTTTGAATAACGTTCCATACATTTCTATATGTTGTTTCATCTTTATTTTTCATACTTGCTATCTTATTAATTAATATTTTCTTTAATTCATCATCGTCTATCTTCTTATTTGTATGTAAGAATATAATGTTTTTTATTATTTCAAATGAACATTGTTTTGTGATTTTATAAAAATCTCTTCTAAATTTATTATCGTCGTTCTCACTTAATAATTCATTTGTTATTAAATGTAAATTACCCCCATTTTTTTTATCATTATTATTCTGAAAATCCACATTTCTTTTACATGTAGATAAGTTCCATGATTTGTTGAAATCATCTTCGTCCACTTTTTCTTTATTCTCCACTTTTTCTTTATTCTCCACTTTTTCTTTATTCTCCACTTTTTCTTTTAGTGATGGGATTTTTTCTTTTGTTCTCTTAATATTTTCCAAATTGAATATGTTATTATTATTATTATCAATGGGATTAACTATATCATATATATTTTTTTGATTGACAAATTTACTATTTTTTTGAAGTTTTATATTGTTGAAATATTCATCTCGCAATAAAACTCCTAATAATATAATTTCATTATCATGTAAATTATAATTAATTTCTCTATAATTCAAAAATGTTCTAGGATTCAATATAAATTTATTTAATCTTGGATACCTTATTAATTCATCCGCTAATTTAAGATAATACATCTCTTCATTGTTAACATTATTAAAAAATAAATTTTCTTGAGGTAAAAAAATTTGACATTTGTCTGTTTGTGTAGAAAAACTACAAAATTCTTTAGTTTTACCATCTTTACATTTAGATTCATTTAATCCCAGACATTTAACCATATCTTTTATTTCTATGTCGTTATCAAATATTTTTAATTTCGTCCAATTTATTTTTGGTTTCATTAATTCAAGTATCACTTCTCTTATATTTTGTATTTTATATCGATATATCGAATTTTCTTTTATTATTTTTTTTATCTCCTTTTTAAATTTTAAATTTCCATTTTTATTAATTACATTGCGAAATATTCCACGAAACATGTTGTAAAAATTACTTTCTAATTTAATTTTATTCGCTATTGATTGTCTCTTCTTATCAAATTTCTTACTAATAATTAACTGATTGTCTAATTTTATAAAATTTTCTTCATCTACCATGTTTTTTATTTCGTCTAAGTTATGATCAGAGTTATTTGTCAAATCCTCATATTTAGGCTCTATTTCCACTTTAATGAATTGGTTTGTTTCTGTAATTATACCAATGATAGCACCTGCGGCATCTATTACTTTTTTTTTAGGTTGACATAAAATTTTTGGATAGTTTCTCTGCACTTCTTTTAATAATTCTATTGTTTTATTATAAGAATTTATTGGTATTTCATCAAAATATCCATACGTTAAATCTACTTTTATATTTGAAGGTCTACATGGTAAAAATATTTTATTTGTATTACTGTCGGATATTACTATACCTATAACTTTTAAATTGAAATTTACTATTTGTTTTTTAATATCATATATACTTTCTTTTCCTATATAATTTAATAATGTCTCTAGTGTAATATTATTTTTGAAATAATCGTTTGTTGTTGATTTAACAAATGGCTTACATTGATCAGTTGTGAATTTTAAAATATCTATCAATCCTGGAAAAAAATCCTCCAATTGTTTAATATTGAACGCTTTTATGATTTCATAAAGATTTTTCTTACCTTTCTTCTTATTTAATTTATTAAACAAAAATAATGGCTCGTATATATTATTCATTGAATAAAGTATCACTGATGGCTTAGCAGGATCAAACAATGTATTTGTATAAGCATTTGTTGGACATATTAGTTGAATTTTTCCAGTAACATCATCATTGGGACTATCTAATATAATTAGGTTCATTCCACTAAGAAATAAACCTCCTTCTTTACTAGGAAGACATAGTATATCCCATAAATATTTATAATCTATTGTTTCCGAATTATTGTTAATAAAATTTTTATAATTTTCATAAGCAGAAACAATCTTTAATTTTATTTCCTCTTTTGTCTTTGTTGTCTTTAGTGATTTTTCTATATTTCTATAAAACGTACTTTTTTTAATTTGATCCATAGAAGCATTTGATGGCTTTATATTATCTTTAGTTTCAAATAATTTTATTAAATTACCGTTATGATAAGAAATGAATTTATCTATATTTAAATTACTTAATATATTTTTTTTTAGTTCATTTACGGTAATAACATTATCTATTATAGTTCTTTCTTTAATGCTTCCACGATTTGAAACATCATGATATAAATTTGCAATACATGATAAAAATGTTTGATTTTTTTTCCTTTCTACACCTTTACGTAATAAACAATATGTATTGGATTTCAAACCAGTATCGTTTATACTAATATAACATTTATTTACAACATTATACTGTAAAAATTTTGATATTTGTGGCAATAAATATCCCAATTGTTTATTCTGTAAAGGAAATGCTACTGTTAAAGGATTTTCATTTATATTTGAATCATCGGATTCTTCCCCAGGTGATTCTTTTTCATCAATTTTAGTTTCATTATCTTCTTTTCGTCGTCTTCCAAAATACTCATCTTTTATATTATTTTTAGGTTTTGCGTCACATTTTTCGTATGCTTTTTGTTGTGCTCCATCAGGTTTTTTTTTTGTCTTTCCATTCCTATCATAACTATTTTTTATAGAAAATCCTCTTTTTGTTTTTTCACCTACAATATTTTCCCAAATTACTTTACCCTTTTCCTTACCCTTTTCCACGATGCATTTTTTACCTTCTTGACATTTTGGCATTTTGGAAGACGGTTCATACATATATTTATAACGTTGATCTTCTTTGTTTTTTATTTGCTCTTCTGTCCTTTTTTCAACTAAGCTATAGTGTTTTTCTTCATCGGCAGCATAACTAGCCTTTTTGAAACAACACGGTAAACACATTTTATCTCCTTTCTTTGTTTGAAAATTTGGAATATATGGTTTGTATACTATTTTACTTAATAAACCTTTCCCATCGGGACCGGGAGCAGTTTCGTTATCCTTTTTTATTTTATCATAATGATTTAATAAATTCATTCTTTCACTATTTATCTCTATAATTCTTTTACCTGGTGGAACCATATCCCCATGTTTTTTCATTTTATCTTTTTCCCATGGAATTACAGCATCCCATCCACCACACGCACCATCGTTCACTTGTTTCACACTTAAACTTCTCTGTCTCCCTCCATTTTTTTCATCACGTAAACACCAAAATCTAGGACATATATAATGATTTTTTTGTGTAACACCATATGTAATATGTTCATCATAGGATTTAATTCCCTCGTATTCATCTTTTTTATCAATCCATTTTTTTTCTTCGTCCGTTAATGCTATTGGTTGTTTCATATATTGTGATTGACATGCTTTTGTATATGCTTGGAAATGATCGTCTTGATCGTTATTACTGAATAATCCGGGGTCTCTAGCTCTTAATCGTTTTATAAAAAAACTTTTTGAACCTTTTAATTTAATATTATTTAAATCTTTATTTAAATCTAACTTCTCTAACTTTTCTGTTTTTTGCTTTGATTTTCCTTTTGTCAATGTTCCAACCATATTGTCATCTTCATCCTCATCGTTAGATAAATCTAGATTATCCAAATCTTGCGATTTATCGCTTGAACCTTTTTCATTGTTGGAAATCTTTAACGAATTTTCCTCATCATCATCATCGCTTAATCCGCCAAAACCCAGACCATCCAAAAAATCATCATCTGAAGAGTCGTCATCTGATAATTCTAATTTATTATCTTCAATGCTAACGCTAGATCGTTTTGAAAATTCCTTTTCAACTATAGCTATATTATCTTTTTCTTGTTTTATAGATATCTCTTTTATATTATTCATCCGCTCTATTTTTTTTTTTATTTTACTGTTATCATTTATATCTTGTAAAATTATTTTAAATAATGAACCAATATACATTTTTATGTATTTTATGTATTTGATATTGTTTATTTTATCGACTTTAACTATATTAATATTTTCATATTTATCTTTTATTAACTCAGTTGTTTGAAATATTTCTATAGGAAAGCCTGGATGATCTCTAAAAATCTTTTTATTTTCATATACACCTACTTGGAGTTTTATTTCATTTAAAATTGAAGCTATGTGTCCTTTTGCCTCTATCGTTGATAAATTATAATTATCAATTAATAATTTTAAAATATATTCACTATCTTTACCTAGTTGCATTTGTTCAATGATAAAACTATTAATCCCATTCATTTTATTATAATATGAAATTTTTTTGTATCTCATTGCAATACTTTTATTGCTTGTTAAAAGTGATTGAGATACTTCAAATATATTTGATAATAAATTTGTATAGTTCTTCAAATCAATACCTTTTTCATTTTTAATTTTAAATATATAATCAATATTATTTATTTCAATATTAGGGTGGTCAAATTTTTCAAATTTGTAATATTTATGTCCACTATCTTGAAAATATGTATATATTGGTTCTAATATCTCTGTATTTATTGTCTTATTAATAATTTCTTCTATATTTTTTACATCTCTTTCATTATCAAATTTGATATGAACTTCCATTAAACTATTTTCTAATAATTCACAAAAAATATGTATCAACTTATCCCCTTCTTTATGACGTATATAAAATCCCAATTTCTTTTTCGTAGCCAGGGCTTGACCTATTTTTATAATTTCATTTTTCTTTTTTTTAAAATTATATAAATAAGGTATTTTTTTACCATCAGTTGAAATTTTATTTGTATATAATCTATAAATGTTTTCTCTTCTATTACCCGGATTATATTTTATCAATGGTACTTTTTCACTAGTCTTTATTAATTTAAATATTGTTTCCAAAGGTATTTTCATTTTAATGTCTTGATGTATGGTAAACATTATTTTTTTTATTCCATGTTTATATTTTTTTTCATTGTCATTTAGTTCATAAAACAAATCTACTTTTTCATTTTGCTTATCATCATAAAAATTTTTTATTTTATTATCTTCATTCAACTTTTGATTTCTATTTTTTTTAATATCTTGAAATGTTATTAGGTTATCTTTTCGCAAATAATCATTATATAAATTGGGAAAATATGATTTAATTATGTCTCTTTCGTTTGTTCCGTGATGAGACAATACATCTTCAGCATATGTTAAATATATAGTATTATCTATAAGATCGCCATATTCAAATAATAATTTATTATTCTCCCCTGAAAATGTATATTCAAAATTATATTTTAATAGATTGTCAATAGTAACAAATTTATAAGGATCTACTGTATTCAATAGCTTCTTTTTAATTATAAATTTAAATCCTAACGGTATGTCAACATCATATTCTTTTTCTTTTAGGTTTGTTTTGAAATCTTCAAATAAATATTCTTCTTTATTGTCATCTTTTAATTTCAGCTCACCGTCATTTAAGTTGGTAAAATAATTTTTTATCTTTTGTGCATCTAAATTTACAGAACCATTTTGTGTTAAATCATTGAAAACTTTTTCAGGTGATAATGTTTCTTTCTTTTTTGAAAATAAATACATCTCATCTATTGGTATTTGTTTTTTTAAAAAATAAAAAATTTTTTGTTTCACGGTCATAACAGTATCATCTTTATGTATGTACGAATTTATATATTCTACTGGACCTTTATTTTCCAAATCTGTGTGTTTCAAATCATTTTTTTTGCCAAAAACATATATTTTTTCTATTTTATCATTTTTCTTATAAAAAATTTTGAATATTTCCAACATATATAAATAAATAATATATAATTAATTATATAATCAAATGAATATAATTGTAGCTATGTGTAAAAATAGGGGAATGGGTTTTAAAAATACTATTCCATGGCATCTATCTTCTGATTTACAACGATTTAAATATTTAACCACTTCTTTTGAAAATAAAAATAATGTAATTATGGGTAGGAAAACATGGGATAGTTTGCCTAACAAATATAAACCTTTGCCTAAAAGAAAAAATATAATTATATCATCTAAAAAAGATATAATCAAACAAAAAAATGTAATAGTTTATAACGATATAAATTTAATTAAAAATCATTATAAAGAAACAAATAAAAATACATGGATTATTGGTGGAACACAAATATACAATTATGCTCTGGAAAATGATTTGGTTAAATCAATATTGGTTACTGTTATAGATAACGAGTTTGAATGTGATGTTTTTTTTCCAAAAATTCCCAGTAAATTTCAGCTTAAGCATGAAACTCCTTATAAATTAGAAAATAATATTATTTATAAATATCAACAATGGGTAAAATAGTTTAATAATCGTAATAAGGATTGTCTGTAATATCCATACCACAATATTCCTTTGGTTTTTTTTTATAATCGATTGGTTGATATATTCCTATTTGTTTTGCGTTCTGTAATAAAAATTTAAAATTTCTCCAAAATTCTGGTTTATGTCCTATACTCTTTGTCATTATGTGAGCAATCTCATGTATACCCACGAATGTCAAAGTATTTTCATCGATTAATTTTGTCCCGTGTTTTGTAGTTGTTGTACAAAAAGCTAATTTTTCTCCTTTATTTTCAGAATAAGCTGTAAACTGGCTTGTAGGCAATGTTTCATTTATTTTTTTTGGATTAAAACCACTAACCAAACGCTTAACGTTTTCACGATTTGGATATTTTTTTTCCATATGCTTTACCAATTTTTTTAATTTAACGGTTACACTTGCTAATAAATTGGCAACTAATTCTAATTTTGGTGTTTCACGAACACAATATGTATTTCCATCTACACTGGATTCAATACATTTCAAATTAAAAGCATCAGATTCTGAATAAATTTTTAAACAGAACATAACTACAAATCCAATAAGAATATAACCAAACATATTTTCTTTAAATGAAGACATATATATATAATAAATAATATATCAAATGTTATATTATTTATTTGCGTTTAATTACCAATTTCTAAATTACGTCTCATAGTGTCTCCAGAGATAGTGCTCTGGTTCCATGGTCCTACTGACATTCTAGGATTTTGAGGTTCACTTCTCAATTGTAAATTAGCATTTCTTAGACTAGTTCCTACTGTATTAATTCCTACGTGATGACCAGCTTTTAATAAACTTACACTTGAAAGATCGCCATTGTTAGGATTGAGTTTAGAAAATTCCGAACTACCTGCTTTTGGCAATAATTCTTTGGGATCAACAACGCGTTTCTTCGATGCGTTCGCTTGTAATCCATTTTGACTTGTTCCAAGTCCATTGGCTGATCCTACGCCCCCATTACCTCCTAAAGGATTAGCTGGTCTAACTCCCATGGATGCTGCTTGCGATGGTGCTGTGTTAGCCATATTATCTGTAACAAGCATTTTTTGACCAGAATAATGATAAAAACCATATACTAAAGCTACTGCCGCAACAATCATTAATAATTGATTATTGGTAATCTTTTTAATCAATTTGTTCAAGTTCATTATATAAATAGAATAGGGAAAATATTTTTTTGTAAACACATAAAATGCCTAAATCAAATGTTATCTATCTAAAAAATCTTCATCGGATTCTGAATCTGTTGAATCAATTTCATCTAATAAATATATTTTTTTTATTCTCTTGGCTTCTAAATATGCTTTTATTGCAATTGCTTTTGCTTCTTTTGCTTTTTTTTTGGCAGTTTTATAAATATTTAAATAAACGTCCTCCGGTTTCTTCAAATTCATTATTTCATTCTCAACTGGGATAGTTATATCTACTTCATTAATTTGTTCTAAAGGTTTTATATGAATCGGTATTTTTATAGTTTTTTCTAAATCTTTTGATGCTTTTTTATTTTTTCTCTTTTTTCTCCACCATAGTAGAATTTTTCTAGCCATGTTTTGTTGTAAATCTTTTTTTTCTAAATCTTTTTTTTCTAAATCTTTTGATACTTTTTTATTTTTTCTCTGCTTTCTCCACCATAGTAGAATTTTTCTAGCCATGTTTTGTTGTAAATCTTTTTTTTCTAAATCTTTCTTTTCTAAATCTTTTGCTAAATTATCTTCTGTTTCACTATTTTCTAAACCAGCAATATTTTCATCATCTTCTTTCTCCTCATTATCCTCCTTCTCTAATTTTTTATTATTTAAACTTATTAAGCATTTATCAAATGTTTTTTTTTCTTTGAAAACCATTACTTGTCTTAATAAAAAATCTAAATGAAATGATTGATTTGTAAATTTTAAACCGGTTATTTCTATAATATTTATTAATTTATTTTTTGATTGTATATCGTCTAAATTTAATGTATTTTGTTCTTCGTCCCATATCTGTATTTGTTCTTGATCTGAATTTTTTATTTTTGGAACATAAACACGTAACAATTGAAATTTTTGCTTATATGTTCTAAGACATGAATTCCAGTTATATTCTATTTCTTCTCTATCTGGTTCGTTATTAAACCATATGTTTCTTTTTTCATAAATCAAATCTCTAATTCTTTCTTCCATATTTTCTACCCAATTAATAAATACTGAATCGTCAAATGTTAACTGTAAATCAGTATAAATTTTTTTACCTGTCTTATGTATTCCATTTTTTGTTAAACATTTAGGAGTTTGAAATAATAATTCATCTTCTTCAAACTTTATTTTTGAAAAATATGAACCTCCTTGCAATCCTGAAGGATTTGCTAAAGTGATTTTATCAAATGGAAAACTATTATCCAATTTATAATCCATACTACTCATTTAATTTTTATTATCAAAAAAATATACAAACTAGTCCGCATTTTATATTTTTTTTATTTGCTTTTCATAAATGAGTAACAACATAAAAGAATTTTTATTAAAAGAATGTATTCAAATTTTAGACCGAAAAGATGTTAAAGATGAATTTAAAAAAATTATGAAACCGGTTATTGATATGTTAATGCAAGAAATATATCCATATATTTTTATTTCTATATTATTGGTTCTAATCAGTTTTTTATTAATTTTAGGAATTTTTATTTTATTACTGCGTAGTAAATTAATAATCAATGCGTTAAAAAAAATCTAACCATAATTTATAATGCCTAACCAAAAGGGAGGATTTTTAAAAGCATTAAGCTTACCAGCATTATTAACTGGAACTTTGTTCAAAACAACAAAAAAAGGTAAAAGTTTATTTAATATGAAAGGTGGTAAGAGACGTAGAAAGAGCAGAACACGCAAACGTTCCCGAAAGAGCCGTAGTCGTAAACGTAGAAAATCTCGCAAATCACGTAGAAAGAGCCGTAAACGCAAAAGCCGTCGTAGACGCCGTTAAATAATTATTACCCTAATTTAATATATTTATGAAAATTATATTAAAATTTATTGATATTATATAATAAATGGAATTCGAGAAGAATATTAAGGAATGGGTGGCTTTAGATAACCAAGAAAAAAAATTAAAAGATCGTGTAAAGGATATACGTAGTACAAAAAATAATATTACTGATAAAATTTTAGTTTATACCGAAGAAAATAATTTAGGACATGCGACTATTGAAATTTCTGATGGAAAATTAAAGTTTCAAAATACTAAAATTACATCACCATTAACATTTAAATTTCTCGAAAAATGTTTGAATGAATGTATTGAAAATAGAGAACAAGTTTCCGCAATTATTAAATTCATTAAAAATAGTCGTGAAAGCAAATATGAATCCAATATCAAAAGATTATATAACTAAATTATTTAAAGTATAAAATATATTTTAAATAATGAATAATTTACAAAAATTACACGCTTCTCTACGAGAAAATATGAAAATAAATAATAAAAATGATTTTCAAAATTGGTTAAACAGTTATTATGATGAAAATATAAAAGTTTATGAAAAATGTCATGAAATTTGTAAAGAGTTGATTTTAATGTGTAAGAAAAATGGTTATGAAATTAATAATAAAAAGCAATTTAAAAACGAAATAGCAAGTTATTTATATTATAACAATGCCATGTGTTAAAAGAAAAAAAGACGACCGCAAATATGACAAAAATGATAAAACTTACGAAGAAAAATTTAGAGAAATATACCCACCTAGTGTTCTAATTGAAATTGACGGTATACAAAATATAATTCAACAAAATCATTTTCAGGATTTTGAATACAAATTAACGGATCAAATTGATAACTTTTGTGAAAAAACATTCACGTTTCCTAATTTCCATGATGATAATATAGCACAAAAACAAGTTGATATTTTATCTATTGTATATGATAATTGCGTGAAAAATTATGATTTAGAATATTTTTATTGTAATCCCGATTTAGCCGAACCATTTATAAAAAAAGATATGGAAAAAAATGAAAAGAAAATAAAACAAAAAAGTAACACAATTAATGTTGCAAATAATAAATATGATTGGACCACAAAATCATATAAATAATAAATAATTATAATATATAATGGAATCATTCGTAATTCCTGATTTAAAACCTGAATTAGAAACGTGTGATTATATATACACGAAAAATAAAAAAGGAGACGTTCAAAGTTTGGGTTTCAATATAAAAAATTTATTTTTACAAAATGATATACCAATTTTAGAAAAACATAACGGTTTGATTACACCCGCTGGTCTACATATTTTCATACCTCCCAATAAAGATACTATTGAAGAAGATGAAAAAATAACAGACGAAGATAATGTTATACCAATAGATATTTATGAAAAATTATTGAATTTGCATAAAAAAAATATGTATAATAACAAAAATATAACAGGAAAAAAACAATCTAAAAAAAATAATTCAACGAAAAAAAATAAACGTAAAAAAAAGCACTCGCGTGGCACTAGAAAAAAGTTAAACTAATTTTAATATTCTCCTATTTTTAATACTATATCTTCAGGTAATATAGTATTATTAACCACATCATTTAATGTCAATGCTTTTTTTATCCAGGCTCTGGGTATGGACAAAATACCTTGTTGTTTAATACCATTGCTTTCCCAGTTTGATATTATTAATTCATTTGGAAATAATAAATGAAAATTTCCTACAAAATATTTGTTTTTTTTATTTGCTACTTTATTATAGAAGAACATATACCGTCCGTTTTGTTTACAATCTATTAACTTCATTTTAATAATATAAATATTTAATTAATATTATTACTTCAATTTTTTATCGTACCTTTTTATTATTTTTAAATGTTCTATTTTTTCTCGTTTTTTTATTTTTGATTGTTTTCTTTTTTTGTTTTTTTCTTAATAGTTTATTAACTGCTTTTTTAAATTTCTTTTTGAATTTCTTTTCAAGACCACCACCTTCAGTTTTTTCTTCTTCTTTATTGGACATCATTTCATTTATAATTGATAAATATTCTTTTTTTATCTTTTTAACATATTCTTTCAAACCTAATTTATATTTTAATATTTCAAATGCTTTTTTGGCTTTCATTCCATGAATTACATATGTAGCTCTTAATGGTATAACATATTTATTTATATCATGAGCGTTTCTTATGAATTTATTATCACTATCTCCTTTAGTTTGATAATAATGTCCTACCATAAGATTAAACCGATAAAGATATTTTGAAAATTTTATTAAAATTTTTTTCTTTTTATTTTCATCATCTCCTTCTTTCATTGCTTTATGAATATGATGTATAAAATCGCCTAAATTTTCTATAGCAGCAGCTAAATATGTTTCAGCATTTAAATTTAAAGTATGATAATGTAATTGCTCTTCTAAAACAATGGCGTAAACAGTGGCATCCGTATAATATGCTTCTGATGAAAAAAAGTTATTTAATCCTCTTAAATAAAATAAATTATTTTCATTTTCATCTATGTTATTTATAGGTTGTGGATTTATTAATTTCCCTGTTATTGTTTCGCGACCATGTAAATAATCTTCAACCGGTTTTCCAAATAAATATTGTAAATAATAATTTTTTATTATTTTTGCTGTTGCATCATCAAACCCACCAATATCTATTTCTTCTCCTGTTTCATCTTTTATTTTTATATCACCATTACAATATTTTGTATTCAAAGCATTTTTTAATGCTTTTGCTTTATTTAATAATTTATTTAATGTGTTTTTTTTATCTGTTGGTTCAATACCCGCTTCTATTAATTTCACACACGCCCATGTAAATAAATTTTCTTTGTCTTTATCAGATATTGGAACCATTAAAAATAATTTTTCACCGTCATGATTTTCAAATTGCTGGATTCTTTTATCATTATCCCTTATAGTTCCCTGTATATAATATGAAGTTGCACCTGTATATATATTTGTATCAAACGAATGTGGTATTGCTTCGCCCCAACTGTTTAAAAACAATAGAAACATTTTCCACATAATTTCATTACTATAAGGACCGCTTATAGATAAATCATAGTCTGATGTTATATTTGTACTACCAGCCGCATTGTATGTATGATTAAAATTTTTATATTTTGGTTGAGAAACAATACATTTAAACATTTTTTTTATTATATGTTTTCTTATCACTCCCAAAATTCCTAAAACTAATTCTTCATCAATAGTATTCATGTGTTTAAATTTTGTAATAAAATCACCACCGTGATCATTTTTATGTACTATAACATGATCATCTTTATATGCCTCTGTTAATATTTCCCAACCATTCTTTATTTGTTCCTCTAATTTTTTTTTATCAATTATATTTTCAATTCTTAATATTTCACAGAAATCATCATTCATATATATATATTCAAACAATTAATATATATCTATATTTGACTCCAATTGTTATAGTTAAATGGAGATACTAATATTTCATCAATATTTTTCTTAAATTTTGATACTTTCGCATCTAACAAACGTTCTTCTTTTGTTAAAGGTATTGCTGTAGCATTATTCATTAATTGTAATTCATCGCTAGTTGCTTCTGGTTTTGTTCCAAAACAATTAACACCAAATCTTACATTTTCATTTCCTATAAATCCACCATTTATTCCAGGTCTACCACAATTATTTTTATGTCCTTTTATTTTTTGTAATTTTTCCCATGTTTCTTGTTGTGTTGGAAATAATGCCATTTGATTTTCTGACCAACCATAACTACACCATTCGCCACCTTTTTTATATGATTCTTCAATTTGTTTGTAATTTGCCAATTTAGAATCATATGCCTTACATAATGCTTTTGCGTCATCGTATGTATATTTATTATCTCCTATATGAAATACTTGTGGTTTCGTTCTTTGTTTTTCAGCGGATTCATCTTCCTCTTGTGTTATTGGATCAGGACTTGTTAATGTTATGTCAACTTCAGGGGTTTCTGTAAATAAATTTTTTATACTTGCTTTAATGTCTAAATTAAAAAAATATTGTAATCCATTTACCATTACTAAAAATAAAAATAAACCCCATAATAAAATTTCCAATGAATTTAAACCTTTTGAAACTTTCATTGGTTCCATGGATGATGCTGGTTCTCCTAAATAACTAAAAATAGTATAATATAAAATTATTATCAAACACAATACAAACAAAATCGTGGGATTAACTTTATACACTGTATCATTTATTGGACTGAATAAATTAGGCAACCCTGTATTTGATGAAACATTTACTTGCATTTTTTTATTTTGTTCTTCCATTCTTATATATATAATTAGTTGTATTTTTTTTTACGATAGAATAAACAATAAGCATATGGAGATACTAATTTTGATAAATTAGTTATTTCATTCACTCTTGTATCATTAAATTCATACCATCTATTGTTTGCGTTCTTTACATACGCAGTATAATGACCTCCTGCTGTTCCACCACTATGATTACAAATTCCATATAAATCATAAACATGTTCTTTTGAATCGTAACCTACTACATATTTTGATAAATCTAAATTATCTAATGGAAATGTTACTAAAACTTGATTTTTACGTCCATTATTATAGAACCGTTTTAAACTACAAATTAATATATCTGGTAATTCCCAAAATTTAATTGATTTTTCACATGTTTCTCTAGTATTATTTTTTTCATTTGTAATAATATCATCAATTAATTCAGGTTTAATATAACTATCAAAACAATCGTATATTGTATTTCCCCTTCTTTTTGGTATCGATAATTTTATAATGCTAACAGGTTCCGGCGAATGACTTATATAACTTTCGTTATGGTTCGTTACTGTAGATACATGAATTCCATAAAATATTTTTATTATTTCACTCCATTCTTTTTTATACATCTGTTTCATCATTTTATAACAAGCCTCTGCCATCTTATCTTGATTATTATCTATATCTCCGGATATATTCATCTCAACATCTCTTTTTATTGCGTCATGAAAACAATCAAATAAAAATGTCAAAAATTCTTCTAAATCATTTTGGTTCCATCCTACAAAATTATGATTTTCCTTTTTTTTTGCTATCAATTGTATTTTTGTAACAAATTTAATTGGTTGAATAATACAATTTTCACTCCACATTAATTTTCTTAATTCATTCCACTCATATAATGCTAACGCATTTACATTTTTTGCTTTAAAATTTTTAAATGTTTCCATATCTAAAAAATTATTAAATTCGTATGTGTGTGATAAACACTGAAGTGCTGAATTCATAAAACACGTATTTCCTAAATTAGCTAATCCTGTTAAACCTAAACCTTCATATTTATTATTTTTTTCTTCCATGAGAGCCATAATAATATATAAAAAACATTATTTATATTCTTTTTAATTTAAACAAAATATAGTAGTATTATATATTATGTCAAATAATGAAATTACTGTTTTACCTATTAATCTATTACAATCATTTATAGATTCAAATGAAAATGCTATTAAAATGTTTAATGAATTAATAGACAATACAATCGAAAGACAATATATATTAATTTCTGATTCATTGAATCTTTTGGATAATTCAAGGCGAAGTGCTAGACAACTCAACACACCATCGTATTTGGGTAGAAGTGTTTCGTCTTTAAATCGTGCGAACCGTTATTATCGTAGACAAAATAGATCACCTATAACACACAGATCTTTGCGTAGAAGTTCTATGAATTCTATTTTAAGCCCTACACCACCATCACATCCACCTCCACCTCCACCTCCTCCAAGACAAAATAATATGTCTACCCAAACAAGTCTTAACAATATATTTAGAGATTTTACAAGAACCAATAATGGAGGATTTTCGTTTACATTTGGCGAATACCAACCAGGATCATTATCCAGTGTTCCTATTACTCCATGTGAAGAACAAATAAATAATGCAACTATATCTGATACATTTGAAAATATTGAAAATACATCAGACCAAACAAGATGTCCAATTGATCAACAAGAGTTTGTTCCTAGTGATAATATATTAAAAATTAGATATTGTGGTCATATTTTTAAATCACATAATTTAAAAAATTGGTTTAACCATTCATCACGGTGTCCTGTTTGTAGATATGATATACGTGATTATTCTAATAATAATGTATCTAATAATGATATTTCATCTAACGATGTTTCATCTAACGATGTTTCATCTAATGATGTTTCATCTAATGATGTTTCATCTAATGATGTTTCATCTAATGATGTTTCATCGAATACCGTATCAACAAATGATGTGAATTTAGAAGTTATATTAGAACAGACTGTTAGAAATATTAATTCTGGTCCAGCACTTACGTCTATGATAAACTTTGCCAATAACTTAGCAAATCAAATTATTGAAAATACAGATATTTCAGGTGCGCTTATTTCCAATAATACGAACAACTGATTCTTTGGCTTTTGGTTTTCCAAAAATAGTTTCAAATAAAATCGAAACATTTTGTCTTATTCTTTCATTTAAATAAGCTAAATTATTTTGTATAAAACCTGTTAGTAAAGTTAATATTTTTAGAATTGTATTTATTAAAAATTCAAAATACTTTTTAACTCTTTTTTTAGCTTTTCTACTTAATTCTTTACTATCGTCCACAACATCTTTTTTGAAATTATAAGTTTTTTCCCAAATATTATCAATTGATAAATTAGTAATTAGAGCAACTCCTGACCAGAATACCATTTTTTTATGGTACGGTTTGAATTGTGTTTTTGTAAATGGATTAAAATATATGATAAATATTAACCCAATAAATATATTTGTAAAGAAAAATACATTTTCCAAATAATGCGGAGCTTTCTTCCATAATCCAAATATTAACAATATATATAATATTACAATAATTTGTGATATTGAAGTATATGTTTTTTCTATAAATTTCATTTATATAAATTATAAATAAAATTTATTCATTTAACTAAATATTCATTAACAATAAGTAGATTCTTCTTCATCATTCATCTGTTTTATATATATATCCAATGTTCTAGCACTTGCATCATTTGCTTTAACAAAATTTGGCATCCAAAAATCAGGTATCACATTATCCGCGTTTTTATAATATTTATGAAAAATTTCTCGATAATATAATTGTTCTAATGTTTTTGGTAAATTTTTTGTCCATTTATAATAATCTATTTTTTGCTGAATATATATATCTACATTTTTTACATTGTAAATTTTTTCTTTAACATAATCTTGCACTACTTCATACCATGATTTTTTACTATTACTAACACCATCACTAAATGCTTCTTTTGTTCTCCACAATACTTTATTTGGTAATATATTTAAATTTTCAAATGCTTTGCGTAGTAAGTATTTTTCACATTTATTATTATTTACATGAAACCTTTTATCTGGTGGTATTGACAAATATGTTTGAACAAATGATCTATCCAGAAACGGAGTTCTAGCTTCTAAGCCGTGTGATGATATTGACCTATCTGACCTCAATACATCATAATAATGAATATTATCCAATAATTTTCTACATTCTTTATCAAACTCAAATGAATTAGGTGCGCAATGCATATACATATATCCACCTGTTACTTCATCTGAACCATCACCATTAAATACAACTTTACAATCTGAATTTTCTTTTATATATTTACTAACTAACCAATTACCAACACTTGCTCTTACAGTTGTCGTATCATAACTCTCTATACTATATATAACTTCCTCAATGGCATTCAAAAAATCATCTTGTTCTAACTTTATAGATGTATGATTTGTTTCCAAATAATCAGCAACCATTCTAGCGTATTTCAAATCTTCTGAACCATTCATTCCTATACTAAATGTTTGAACTTGAGGTCCACCTAATATTTTTGAAACTAACCCAGTTACCAAACTACTATCTAACCCACCAGACAACAAACATGCTATGGGTCGGTCTGTATTATCTACTCTTTTTTTAACAGCTTCAAACAACGAATCTCGTATGTTATCTAATATGATATTTTCATTATATAAAACTGAATTCATAAAAGAATTACATTTCATCTCTTTAATTTTATACACACTTCCCATATCAAATGTATATATACTTCCTGGTCTCACTTGAGTTATAAACATTGAATTTTCATCCTTTTGTAAATCTATAAACATTTTCATTTCACTAGCTAAAAAATATTGGAATAGTCCCAATGTTTTTGATTCCATTCCTATAAATAAAGGCCTAACACCATACATGTCGCGACATACATATGTTTTTTGTAATGTTTGATCATATAATATAAAAGAAAACACACCATCTAATACTTGATAAGTATATTCTATGCCATATTTTTTATACAAATGCAAAATAATTTCACAATCTGATGTTCCATAATCAATCTTTTCGGTTTTTAATAATGTTTCTAGTAAATATTTCCAATTATAAATTTCACCATTACATATCAAAATACAATTTTTTTTTTCAAATGGTTGTTCCGAATTATCTATATTATAACCATTAATTGCTAATCTATGAAATCCTAGAACAATATTATTTTCTTCTTGTTGTGTTTCATAAAAATTTAACACCGATCTTTCAGGTCCTCTCCCTTTACCTTTTAAAAAAGACCTTGTTATTGCTTCTTTTTTATTGTCATTATTTAGAATTCCAAATATCCCACACATTAAATATAACAAATATTATTTCTTTAGGTGTTTTACAAAATATATTTATATATTATATATAATATGGATACTAGCAAATACATATATATTCAAAATGTAGCAAGGAGAGAATCTCTAGATACTAGAATACAAGATAGAATTGAACCTACTACAAAATTAGAAATGACATATGATCCCCGACCGGTTCATACACGACGTGTTGTAATGCCCATTGTTGATTGTAGAAAACCTAATAAAGTTCCAATGGAAAAAACATTTTTATATGATCCAGAAATTATTTTTAATCCTGGCTCTTCAGCTCCTAATTTTGGTTATGCTAATAATATTGATAAAGAATCAAAAATGAGAAATATATTTTTTCCTTTACAAAAAGCTGGACAAAGTAAATATATTCCAGATAGTAAAAGTGATTTATATGATAATAATTATTTAGCACAACATTCAAAACAAGTTGAAATGAAACATAATTTATTATTTGAAAGAACTTATTTTCCTTCTGGACATAACGCGAACATTAATTTGGGAAATGATATGTTTAATAATCATACTAGACAACAAACAAAAAATTTAAAACAATAAATTATTTTATACAATCATATTTATATGGATATATCTGCAAATATGATTGATTTACATTTCTTAACAAACTTTCATGATAAAAAAAAATTAGGTTTAGAAGAAAATAATTCTACATCTAAGAAAGATATTTTATTATATAGAAAAAAAATTTTACAACTAACCAAAGATATGTTACGAGGTGGTAAATCTGTTGAAAAAATAAATAATTCTTTTGATCAATACATCAAACAATGTGTAGAACATTTCAAATTTACTGAATTGTCAAAGAATATACAAAACGATTATAAACATATAGATATACCAGATTCCATTAAAGAACCTCCTAAGAAAATTAACTTAAAAGAAATTAATAAAAATATGTTGAAACCTAAAAAAATAACGACAGTTAAATTAACCAACCTATTAGATATTAAAATAAAAAAAAATAAAAAAAAAACTCCTATGATTTTACCACAAAAAAGAAATTAATAATTTTTTGAAAAAATAAATATGATTAATTATTAATGGGGAGGAAATATACAAAAAGAAAAAAAGTAAGAAAAAAACAAACAAAAAAAAGAAGGAAAAATTTAAAAGGTGGAACACGTCCAAAAAAGTTTGTCAAAGATAATTGTGCTCCAAAAAATAATGATGACGTTTTGAATTTTACATGTTATACTGTTGATGCTTTAATAAAAATTAAAATAGCATGGAATAAACGACATCCTGATAAAAAAATACAAGAAAATGACCCAAAACAAATATGGAGTAAAATTAAAGAATATATGAAAAGCACATGTGACCGAGAATCTTGTTGGTTGAAACATAAAACCATTAACGAAGCAGTTGATAAAAATATTATGGATTATACATTTGCACCTGCTACTCCCGCTAAATGGAAGAATAATCCTAATACATGGTTAAATAGTCTGGATATTAGTAAGGTTATGAAACAATACGAAAAAAAATATAATCCAACGTTTCAATTTATAGGTCCAAGCCCAATTAATTGGGATACTATAGATGATAATGAATGTGTTTTAGAAGAACTATGTAAGTTTGATTTGAAAAATTATCTGAAAATGGGACATTATAAAATAGGTATTATATTTAATTTAGATCCACATTATAAACCTGGTTCTCATTGGGTTATGTTATTTATTAATGGTAATGCTAATGAGATTTATTACTTTGATAGTTATGGAAACAATAACGAAAAAATACCAACTTCTATTATGCGATTAGTTAAAAAAATTCAAAAGCAAGCGAACCAACTCAAATTAACATATACATTTCAATACAACAAAACTAAACATCAATATGGCAATAGTGAATGTGGTATGTATTGTTTGTATATGATAATACAACTATTGAAAAGAAAATCCTTTAATTTTTTAAACAAAAAAAGAATAGTTGATAAAACTGTATGGGATTGTAGAAAAAAATATTTTAATATATGATTTTAATTTAAAATTACGTTCTATTTATATATATTATGAATACAACGTATAAATCTTCATTTACAAGCAATGAAAATACTAGTTTAGTATGGGAATTATTAAATGAAAATATAAAAGAACGCTTTTCATATAACTTAAAAAATAATAATAATCCATCGATCAATAAATTTTTTGTCGATACTATAAATCAAGTAAACAATAATCAGCAAAAATACAACAACACTATGGAAATGAATAAAGTTACATTATTAAATTGTATTAAATTTATAGAAAAAAATATTGAACATATCAAAGAACCTTCAAAAAAAGATGTTTTTGAAATTCGTATGAAAAAACAAAAAAACGAATTCGATTCTCTGATAAATAAAAAAATTCCAAAAGAAATTGATTTTACAGATAAATTTGACAATTTACCAGTAGATAAATCTGCTGTAGATAAAACATTGGCAGATAGAGAACGTGAATTAAAACAAATTACAAAACAATATGCTAATACTGATGCTGAATCATGGATAAAAAATGGCATAAAAAATAGTGACAATGATAAAATTAAAATTATTGAAGATCCCATTGATAACACAATCCAACCCATACTTATGGATAAACCAAAAATTGAAAAACGTGTTACATTTGATATTAAAGATCAAACTAGTAATGATAACATTTTAAATGATAACATTTTAAAACCACCACAACAACCAACTAATAATTTTTTAAACAAATTAAAAAAGAAGGATATGTATGATACTGTTGTTAATGAAGTTTCAGAATTAAAAAAACAGATTGTTCAATTGAAAGAACAATTTGAATCTATGGAAAAAAATCAGAGTAAAATACTAGATTTAGTCAGTGGTGTTATCAAAACTATAAAAGTCAACGATTTATCATAATGTTACTGATGTATACGTTTTAATAAATATGTTTTGCAATTATTATCGTAAATTTCACTTTCCCAAACTGGTGTAAATGATTTGCTTTTTAAAATAGAAAAAAATTCATTTTTGTTGTAATGATTTCTAATTATAGGAACAAAATATTGAGTTCCTTTAGTACACGTTGTTTTACCATTTTTTAACCATATTCGATGAAGTATAATATATTTTTTAGTAATTCTACATAATTCATTTAATCCTTTTATATATAATGGGATATGCTCAATTACACCAGATAAAAATGTAATATCATACGTATTATCGTCAATCGATAAATTAGTTAAATCATCTACAAAAAAATTAACATTTGGATAATATTGTTTTGCTAATTCTATAGATCCTTTATTATAATCACATCCCTGATAACTAAATTTATTTGGATGGTAAAAATTTATAATTTCATAATAATATCCACTAGTACATCCAATATCTAGAATACTATGTTTTTTATCTTTTTTGCTCTCTATTTTATTAAAAACTGATTTAATTATATCCATTAATTTTGGTGGATTATATAATTTCATTTGATATAATTGATAATTAACCAATTCTCTTTGTAGAAGACCAATTAAATCTCTTGACCAATTATTTTTTAGTTCTAATGATTCTTTCTTATTTATATTTATTTTAATATTTTCATCATTTAAAAGTTGCCATATAGGCCCAGTTAAATTTGGATTTTTTAAATCTGATTTATTAATAAATGATCTAGTATTTTCCAAAGCTTTTTGTTGTTTAAAAATGATATTTTTTTCCATGATATATTATATAAAATATTAATATTTATTCTTTAAATTAGAATAATTTCAGTTTTTGTTTCCCATTTATATTTACCAATTCTCCCAATTGTTCAGCCCCATCAATCGTGTATACTTCATTTGTTGTAGGTTTTAATAAATATTTGACTTTATTCACTTGAAATACTTTACCTTTCCATTTTTTCGTTTCTTTATTTAAATCAGCTATTGCATCTTTTTCATCATTTATTGCGTCTGTCGCTTTATATGATGTTTTTTCTGGATCTTTTGTATCCACATTATAACATACTAATCCTTCTTTCTTATTTGACAATGAATGTATCGCACAATCTATTGATGATTCTTTCACTGCTTTCAATAATGATTGAATTGTTTTTGCTTTTTGAAGCGAAATTTCATATAACGCATAATCACTAGATACCGGTATATTTTCATCAAATCTACTACCATCATGAATCTTTAATTCTACAGCATCTTCACTTTCCAATTGTTTTTTTGAAAATGTCATCAGGTACATAAATACTTTTACATTTCTAAATTTTTTTGGTAAATCTTGATGACTACATATACGCCTCGCTCGACCTATTACTTGTTCCATTCTTACCGGATGCCAATATGATTCCGTTACATGAACATGTCTACAATTTCTTAATGTAATACCTTCTGCTCCAGATGCTGTAATCATAAATAGTTTTATTATTTCACCTAATAAATTATTTGGGTTCATTTTATTTAATTCATCTGTTATTGTGGTAGGTACATTTGCCCATTCACCATTATATATTCGTCTTAAATATTCTTTCTCTTCGCGACTTTGACCTGTTCCTGTAAATAAACAAAATTTAGGTTTGTCCATGTCTTCTTCTTTTATATCCAATAACCACGTGCTTTTTGAGTTCTTTTTAATTTTAAACTCAGCCCAACCATGATACTCCAATATCAATTTTAAAATACCTATTCCTTCTAATGTTTTGAAATTTGAATAAAGCAAATGCAATCCTTCATGTTTTTCATCTTGAACATTTTTCAATATTTGTAAAAATTTTGGACTATATTTTGCCAATTTTTCTTCGGAAAAATAATTAGCTCCTCCTTTTTCTAATTCCATCAATGCCAATCGTATATCTCTTTTATAAACATCATTATTTACTAGTTTATTTTTTTCTAATTCTTTAACATCGCTTATATCATACTTCCCATCTACAGCATTTAATTTTTCATTTATTGTTGTAGCATCCAAAATATCTTCATTCACATTTTTATCATCGATAATTGTTTTAATATTATTTCCTTTAATTGGCATAGGTCTTTTTATATTTTCTGGAAATACAAAATTACAACTTGCTCTTGAAAAAATTCTATATGTAGATGTTCCATCTGAATAAACATCTCCTTCCTTAGCCTTCTTCTTTTTTAATTGATTCCTTTTTTTCTGATCTCTTTCTTCTTTTCTATATTTTTCATATTCTTTAAATTGATAATCACTCATTTCTATATTGATTAATGAAAAATCAGTTTCTTCATTATACGATGGCATTAATTCTTCTTTCGCACTTCTAAAATATGATGTTAATCCCATAATTCTTTTTTTGAATAAATTAATATTCTTAATTGTTCCATTTTCATTAACAAATAGCATTTTAAATTTATCTAAATTTGATGGTAATGCTTCATAATTATTATCTGTTATTTTTATAACATCCACTTTATTGTCACTCAATAATCTCTTAATTTTATTTTTAAGTTTTCTAGTTGTTAAAGTGGAATTTTCTACTTTTGATACACCTACGTATTTACCATTATTTTCATTATTTATAAATCCAAGTGGATTTCTTACCAATGTTAAAACAAATTCTGTTCCATTGAACTCAATTAAATCTATCAATCGCAATGGTTTTAACCACTCTTTGATAATTTCCTCAGATACCTTTGTTGGTGTTTTCTTATCTAATTTAAATGATATTGATTTAATATGACCTCTTAATATATTATACAATATCGCCAACTCGTTCGGATAATTAACAATTGGTGTTCCTGTCAAGAATATAATTTTACAATTTTCTGCGTTCATTAATTTTTGATATAAAATATATGATAATGATTTTGGTTTTTTTAATTTATTTGCAATAGAACTAATAAAATTATGCGCTTCATCTATTATGATTGTTTTATTATTAAATGGATTTCGTCTTTCACCACCAAACTCTCTTTCTAAATCAGTTTGTCTCAAACCATTATAGGATATAAAATGATATTTTCTTAGAATCATCACATTTATTTGATCATCTAAGCTAAATTTTTGCATATTTGATAATGTATCGTAATTTGATTCTTTATTTATATCTATAAACCACACTCCTTTCTTTTTTTGGATATATTCTTTTGGTAAATGTAGTAATTCTGAAAACGCATTCAACAAATCATTGTTGTCTGTAATTGTCACAAATTCCCAATATTGTTTTAAACGATAATATATATCACCGCATTTTTTTAATTCACTAACATAATTATCTTTTAATGATGCCGGTGTCATAACTACTATTGGATTAGCACTTTTTAATCCTTCAGCTATTCCAATTGATGCGCATGTTTTACCTGCTCCTAACCCATGATATAATAATAATCCTCTATAAGGTGTATATAAATTCATATAATCTCTTACTATTTGCTGTTGTTTCATTAACGAATAACCTTTACCACTATCACCCTTATTATCACAGGAAAATTTGTTTTGTTCCGACATTTCTACTTCTTTATAAGGTTTTAATAAATTATTAATGAACGACGTGAAAATTTCACGATTATTCATATAATAATTTGAAGTTCGAATATTAATTTTTTCTGTATTTTTTGGTAGTCTTTTTATCAATGCTTCTCCATGTAATTTAACAGCTTCTGGTTTAATTTCAACAAATTGTTTATGTTTTCCTTTTACTTTTATAGCTTTTCTTCTTTGTTTTTCAAACTCTTCTGTAGGCATTCTTTTCTTTTTTGGTTTTTTTATCTTAATTCGTTTCTTAGGTTTTTTGATAGATACTTTTTCTTTTTCTATTAATTTTTCAACCACTGTCTGTGTTTTCATATATTTTTCTCGCATCTTTTTTCGAAAATTTATACCATTATAATCACCGTCTCTTCTATCCTCGAATATAACACCCAGTTCTGTAGGTTGTTCACTTTTTATTTTTATATGCAATCCTCTATTTTTAGTTGACATCGGTTTTTTTTCCAATATAGAAAATAACTTTTCACTCATATATAAAAATTAAATATAAAAAAGTTTTATATATTTAATTTATTATTACTTTAAATTAAGTAATGCTAATCTACATGCTTCTTGTTCTGCTTTTTTCTTGATCTTATGCTTTGCTTCTCCTAAAAACAAAACAAATGATATTGAATGTCTACTTTCTTCATCTTGTTTCCATAAATTAACATAATGGTTGTATTTTTCTTTTACATTCATTTTTATTGTATCTCCATGGACAAATTCATATGATTCCTTATTTACACACAAATATACACCCATATGATAGCCTTCATCTTCATTTGCTGTTGATATTTCTTTATAAATAGGAGTAACTTGAAATGCTTTTTGTAACATTACTTGTAACAAATTTTTATAATTATCATTTTTCTCCAATAATTCCATCCAATTTACATGTTTATCAAATATACTTTCTACAAAAATTTGCGCTATTTGAAACCCTGGTCCAGTAACAAATACATTTTTAAACCACTCTTTTTCATCATTTATATTTATCTTATTGAAATCTAAAAATAAAGCTCCTAAAAATGCTTCAAATAAACAACCTAACTTTTTTAAATTTGTTCTCGTCTTTTTTTCTTCAGCGTTTTTAGAAATTATATACCAATTATTTAATCCCATCTCATAAGCCATTCTACCAATAGATTCGTTTTTGACTAACGCGATTTTTTTTTCAGTCATAAATCCCTCATCTTCTTTCGGAAATCTTCTATATAAATAATATTTTGTTATACATTCCAATATACCATCCCCTAAAAACTCTAATCTCTCATTTGATTTTGTTTTCAACGTCAAACAATTGTCTGGTCTATCTACAATAATAACTTCATTTGCGACATTTTCTAATACAGGTCTTTTAACATACGACTTGTGTACGAACGCACGTTTATATAATTTAATGTTATGAACTTTATCAGGTACGCCATACATTTTTAAAATATTTTGAACTTGATTAATCGATATTTCTTTGTTTCGTTCGTTAAATGGATCAAATATTAATTCATCACAATCTTTATTAATATCACCATCTTGTAGTAAAACTTTTTCACTTACTGCTATTTCCATTGCTATATTATGTTTGTTTTTGTTTATAATGTTTTATCAATTTATTTATTAAAAGTATTTAAATGATATTATATTAATCATATATTATGAAGTTAATAATAGATAATAGGGAAAAAAAAATTATCCCACTTATTAAAGCTTTAAACCATGATTTAGAATTGAATATTGAAATTGAGATACAAATGCTGCCATTGGGTGACTTTATTATTCAAGATAAAGATAAAGATATTGTTATATTTGAACGTAAAGCTCTTTCTGACCTGGCTAGTTCAACTAAAGATGGAAGATATAGTGAACAATCATTTCGTCTATCAAATCAAAATATTCATAATCATAATATTATGTATATAATTGAAGGAGACCTAAATAGATATAATTCCAAATTCACACGTGTACCAAAAACTACATTAATTAACGCAATGATTTCTTTACAATATTATAAAGGATTTTCTGTTATAAGAACTCTTAGTATGTTAGAAACATCAGAATATATTTTAAGATATATTTCTAAAATGAGTAAAAGTAAGAAATCCGCATTTTATACTGATAATAATAAATCTTTAGATAATTCCAATTATTGCCAGGTTGTTTCTAAAGTAAAAAAAAATAATATTACACCAGAAAATATAGGTGAAATAATATTAAGTCAAATTCCAGGTGTTAGTCCAAAAATTTCAATGGGTATCATGAAACATTTTACATCTCTTCATGATTTACTAACCAAATTATATGAAAATCATAATTGTTTAAAAAATTTGAAAATTGATACAAACGCTTCAAAAAAAGTTCCTAAAAAAGCAATTGATAATATTATTCAGTATTTACTTTATCAAAAAAAAACAATAATAAGTATCAAAACATAAATTTTATTATGTTTAATATATAAATGAAGCAAGATGAAATGTTTAAATATTTAGGTGTTGGTGTTGCTGGATTAATGGTTATCTATTTAATTGTATCCGTTTTAGATTTTAATACAAATGCTATATTAACATTAAATAAAAATTCCGTAGCAGGAATTGAAGGTATGACAATTAGAGAAGGTATGACCGCACAAGAAGCTGTTGATAAACGTTTTGATGATATGATTAAAATGCTAGATAAAGCTAATGAAAACCTTACGACTAAAATTAATATTGATAAAAATTCCAGAAAATTAGGAGATATTCTTGATAAATACAAAGAAGTTCTAGAAAAGCAGATGATTAGTAAATTAATAGACCAAAAAAATACTGGAACTCTAGATAAATTTATAGAGAGTGAAGCGAAAAGTAAAATCTTAGACAAAATTGAAATGGTAGATAAATACCGTGCGATTATTGAAGAATATTAATTTATTTAGCACGTTGTCTCAGAATGTGATATAAATATATTATACTATTAATATATTTATTTAAGTTATTTGCTTGATTGTGGTATATTTCTAATCAATGATGGATGCATTTCTTTATTTTCCATTTTCTTTTTTTTGACTTGTTTAAATTTCGATAGAAATGTTTCTTTTACCGCAAATGATGTTGGTTTTCTCATTCTTTTTTCATATGTTCCACTATCAACCGAATGTTCACTATGTTTAATTCCACCCCAATTACTATCCATTGCATTATCACTTACTCTTCCTGAAAATTGAACTTGATCTAATGGGGTTTTTATACCTACATGTTGATCATCACTATCAAATCCAGCGTAATTATTGTTATTATATGGTTGGTCATTTCTATTCGAATCTCTTAATTTTACTACTGGTGCTTGGCGAAATTGTTCGGGAACTTTTGTAGGCAAACCTCCTCTTTTATCCATAACATCATGCATCATTTTATAACCTACTTTTCCTTGCGCATCATATGTTTCTTCAAAATATAACACTGGACATTTAACTCCCATTTTTCTTTGCCATTGTAAAAATTCAACATATTCTTCTAAATTATTAAATTTTATTGGATTAATACCAGGTATTTCTGCCTTGCCAGTATTTGTTAAAATTAACATATTCCCTTTTTTTACTAATAAATTTGGACAATCATTATTATTATTAAATCCTTCAATAACATCTTTCGATCTTATTGTACTACAAAATACTAATCCAATTACAAAAGCCACTACTATTAATAATACTCTATTACTATTTTTCATATATATTAACACAGTATAAAATTTTTATAAAATAATATATATATTTAATTTATAATGAGTTGTGCGTATGTTCAAGTAGCTGGTGGTAAAAAAAATAATAAAATGGTAAATGATTTATTCCACGAAATTATTGGGAAAAAGCCCGTAGTTGTTTTATATTTTGCTGACTGGTGCGGACATTGTAAAGCTATGAAACCGCATTGGAATAAAGCTACCGATGATTTAAAAATGGAAAAAATGATTAATCCAAAAAAAGTTATACATGGTGATTTTAACAAATATGTTATCGCATTAGAAGATGGTTCTTATGATAAAAAAAAATGTCCTGACGTTGACCAAAATGTTCAAGGATTTCCAACTATTAATTATTATCCTATTAACCCAAAACCTTTAGAAACATTTGAAACATTTGAAGAAGAACGTGACGAAGAACATTTGAAAAGTTGGTTAAAAAAGAAATTAGATTTAGGGTCTGTTCAAAGTATACCAAATCATTCTGGTGGAAAACGTAGAAAATCGCGTAAATCGAAACGTCGTCGTAGAAAATCTCGTAGAAAGAGACGAAGAAAAACAAAGAAAAGAAAATCGCGTAAATCGAAACGTCGTAGAAAATCGCGTAATCTTTAGCAAAAAAAAAATTTTTTCTCATCATATTTTATAATGACAGATTATACAGCATTTTTAACAGCCGCATCCGAAGAGAATCGTTTTCCTTCTGATTTTCAGGATAAGGTAAAATCGGCAGTAAATAATTTTGCCACTAGCGGTGGTAAATGGACATATATTCCTGGTGACGACGGTTATGATGATATAAAATATCATCCAATTTCTATGCTTTTGACAACAGCAGAAAAAAATATGAAAGCAAATAAAATAGACGTCGCAGAGGGTTTTACTTCGAATTTAGGGCAATCTACCATACAAACCATGATTATAACACAGGGACAACCGTTCTACGTTGAGCTGGATGGTGATGAAATTAGCATTGGAAAAATTGATTGTAAGGGTGATGATGTACCTGGAAAACCAGCTCCAAATGAGTCGGAGAAGCAGTGCAAGAGTTACGGGGGGACTTGGGTTGGTCTAGACGATGACGAAGAAGATTATGGATATGGTGGTGGTCGCAGACGCAGACGTAGACGCAAACGAACCGGGCGTAAATCGCGTAAATCGAAACGTCGTCGTAGAAAATCGCGTAAATCGAAAAGAAGAAAATCTAAAGTAGGAAGCAAAAGTAATCCATACAAAAACAAAACCAGATGCATGAAAGGAAGTAGAAAAGGAAAAGTTTTTTACAAAAGAAAAGGTCGTGTTGTTTCTATGAAAAAAAAATAAATAATCTTTAGTAATATTTAATTTATCTAATTATATATTATTATATGAATCATTTGTCATTTCCCATATTACTATTATCTAGTATCTTAGCAACATCAATATATACAATAAGAAAAACTCTATTAAAACAGTTCACTATAGAAGAAAATATGTTTATTGATATATTATTATATCCAATTGGCATATTAATACTGTTATATTTTACTCTTGATCGAAAAAAATTAACTAAGAAATGGGAAAATGGTTTAATTCAAAAATATATTCCTCACTTTTTACTTATTACATTTTTAATAGTAATTTCTATTTATTCTGGATTTTGGTTGGTAGCTAATCATGATATGAGTTGGCTAAAACCTATGCGTGCTGGACTGACTATTATTATGATTAGTTTAGCTGGTTATTATATTTTTAATGAAAATTTTTCAATGAAAAAATTAGTAGGAACACTTCTTATTGTTTCGGGAATTACCATAATGAATATTTAAATACTTATTATATTTCATATAAAAATTGATTAAAACCTATTCTATTTTTATATATAAAAACATGAATAATTACCAATGTCGTTTATTTGACTTTGATATTTTAAATATCGTCCTAGATGAACAAGATAGTGATGATGATAATAAGAAAAAAAGAACCGACTCAAGAGAATTTGTTGTAAAAATGTATGGTATTGATACAGAAGGTAAAACATATTGTATATTTGTTGAAGGGTTTGAGCCTTTCTTTTATGTTCGTATTCCAAATAAATGGAATAAACGACACGTTTATAAATTTAAAGACTTTTTGATTAATAAGATAGGACAATATTATAGTGATAGTATTACTGATTGTCGTATTGTTCAAAAAAAGAAATTATATGGGTTTGATGCTGGTCAAAATTATAAATTTATGGTTGTTAAATTTAAAAATATGAATGTCTTTAATAAAGCTAAAAATATATGGTATACAGATGAGTCGTTTAAAAAAAGAAAATTACATAAAAATCCAAAAACAAATGAATTTGGTATACAATTTCCAAAAACGAATGATTATTTACAATTGTATGAAGCTCAAATACCACCGCTATTGAGATTCTTTCATATTCAAGAAATTAGTCCTTCTGGTTGGATTGAAATTGATAAACGATATATTAATAACACATCTCGCAAAACAAATTGCGATTATGAATTTAGTATGAATTGGTTGAGAGGAGGAAATAAATTTAATATAAAAGCATTGACAGAAAAAGAAGACCCAGTGCCATATAAAATATGTAGTTTTGATATTGAAGCTTCTTCGAGTCATGGCGATTTCCCCGTGCCTAAAAAAACATATAAAAAAATGATTAGTGAAATTATAGAATATTGGAGAAAACATAAATCTACAGTTCGTTCTTTATCAGATGAAGAAAAAGAAAATTTATTTATTGAATTAATATTAACTGCTTTTGGTTATGCTAATAAAAAAGATATAAGTGATGTATATCCAAAAACTAATCCGCGTAAAAATAATTTGATTAACGCAATTAAAACTACACTAGAATATCCATTGAAAGAATTAGTAGATCGATCTAAAGATGAATGGAAAAAACTTAAACGAATCGAAGAAGAAGAAGAACCAGATGTATATTATACCGCACTTAAAAAATGGCACCCTAGACCACAACCCTATTTTAATTTGTGTAAATCCAAAAATCTAATTGGATTATTAGATTCTGATATGGCAGGTGATGCAAAATTATTAGTCATGGATAGAGCTATGGAAAGAGATAAAGGTTATCCGGAAATACAACCCAATGGAATGACTAGAATGGTATATCGTAAAAAAATACCGGGATTCCTTCCAGAACTTGAAGGAGATAAATGTACTTTTATTGGTTCTACTTTTATAAAAAATGGTGGAATTAATCCTTATTTTAATCATTGTGTAGTATTAAATACTTGTGATGATACTGACGAAGTAGAAAATAGCGAGATTGTTCCGTGTGATACGGAGAAAGAAGTCTTATTGGAATGGACTAAAATGATTAAACGAGAAAATCCTGATGTTATTATTGGGTATAACATATTTGGTTTTGATTGGGACTTTATGATTAAACGAAGTGAGGAGCTTAATTGTAAAGAAGAATTTTTAAAATTAGGGAGAGAAAAATATAATAAGTGTAAAATCATTCACAAAACCGTTAAAGTTGCCAGTGGAGAACATAACTTAACTTATGTAAAAATTCCGGGTAGATTACAAGTTGATCTATACAATCATTTTCGTAAAGAAGTTAATTTATCATCTTATAAATTGGATTTTGTCGCTTCTACATTTATTGGAGACAATGTTAAATCCTATGAACTGGTTAATGGTAGAACAAAATTTAAAAGTAAAAATTTAACCGGTCTACAAAATAATAATTACGTTAAATTTGAAATTATAGCACACAGTGTAGATTCATTTAAAAATGGACAAAAATTTAAAGTTCATGATGTTGATGAAGTATCTGGAACATTTTATATTAATGAAGAACTGGATTTTAATACGACGAATAAAATTAGATGGGGATTAGCAAAAGATGATGTAACACCACAAGATATTTTTAGATTGACAAATGAAGGTCCTGCTGAACGTGCTATCATTGCTAAATATTGTTTTCAGGATTGTAATTTGGTCCATCATTTATTTCGGAAGAATGATATATTAACTGGTTTTATAGAACAAAGTAAAATTTGTAATGTTCCTATGGATTTTATTATAATGAGAGGTCAGGGTATTAAATTATTAAGTTTTATTGCTTTAAAATGTAGAGATGTTCAAACATTAATGCCTGTGATGGAACCGGTCATGAATGATGGTTCATATGAAGGTGCTATTGTATTGCCTCCTAAATGTGCGTTTTATGCAGACAATCCTGTAGCTTGTAATGATTATTCGTCACTATATCCTAGTTGTATGATTAGTGAAAATATTTCACATGATAGTAAAGTTTGGACACAGGAATTCGATTTAGATGGTAACATGATTAAACAAACTGGTATGTCTATGTATGATAATTTGAAGGGTTATAAATATGTTAATATTGAATATGATACATATGAATGGAAACGATTGGGTGGGGAAAAAAGTAAAGAACAAAAAATTAAAGTTGGTACTAAGATTTGTAGATATGCGCAATTTCCAGATGAAAAAAAAGCTATTATGCCTTCTGTATTGAAAGAATTATTAGCATCAAGAAAAGCCACTAGAAAATTAATCAAATATAAAACTGTAACGGATGAAGATGGTGAAGAATATACTGGTTTAATGAAAAAAACTGATGAATATACTATTATAACCGAAACAAATGGGGATGTTGTTGACATACCCAATGAAATGGTGATTAGCATAAAAGATACTTATAATGATTTTATGAAAAATGTTTTCGATAAAAGACAGGCTAGTATTAAAATTGTTGCCAACTCCTTATATGGTCAATGTGGTGCTAGAACAAGTAGTTTTTATGAAAAAGATATAGCAGCATCTACAACTGCTATGGGAAGAAAAGCATTATTATATGCTAAGGATGTCATTGAAACTGTATATGAAAATCGTATTTGCGATACAAAACATGGTAAAGTAAGAACACGTGCTGAATATATATATGGTGATACGGATTCTGTATTCTTTACATTTAATTTGGAGGATTTAGATGGCAATAAGATTAGAGGTAAAAAAGCATTGGATATTACTATTGATTTGGCAGTAGAAGCCGGTGAATTGGCCACTAAATTTTTGAAAGCACCTCATGACTTAGAATATGAAAAAACATTTATGCCCTTCTTATTGTTATCTAAAAAAAGATATGTTGGTATGTTACATGAATTTGATATTAATAAAGGTAAGAGAAAATCTATGGGAATTGTATTGAAACGAAGAGATAACGCACCTATTGTAAAAGATGTATATGGTGGTATTATTGATATATTGATGTCTACTCATAGTGTTAGCGAATCCATTAAATTTACGAAACAATGCTTACAACAAATCGTAGATGAGAAATGTCCGTTGGAGAAATTGATTATTAGTAAATCGTTGCGAGGATTTTATAAAAATCCTGATAGCATTGCTCATAAAGTATTGGCAGATAGAATAACTAAGAGAGACCCGGGTAATAAACCAGCAGTTGGCTCAAGAATACCTTATATTTATATCCAAACAAAAGGTAAAGTAAAATTACAAGGTGATAAAATAGAAGATCCTGATTTTATTAGAAAGAATAAAATCAAACCAGATTATAGCTTTTATATTACAAATCAAATTATGAAACCTGTTCAACAAATTTATGGTTTGTTGCTATATGATATCCCACAATTCAAACGTAAGGTTCGTATGTTCAAAAAGAAAATAGCGAAATTGGAAAAGGAGTATCGAAATGATGCTAAGAAATTTAAAGATAAAAGTGAGAAAATTATTTATGCTGAAGTTAAAAAGATAATATTTCAAGAATATTTGTTAGCGTCTGATAGAATTAAAACAGGACAGAAAAGTTTACTATCTATGTTTGGTTAATTAATATAATAAAAAAAGGTCTTTTATATACAATTTGCCTTTTTTTTATTTTTAGAAATCACATAAATTAGGATGGTATTTTTTGAATTTTTTTATATTTTTTAAGAATGGTTTAACCCACTTTTGTTTTGCTATATATGTTTTTACCTTACAAGATAAAATTAATGGGTTAATACTCTGTGGTAATGTATTATATGTAAAGATTGCTTTATCTTTATATATTGGTAAATTCATACGAACTCGTTCACCAACAAAACGATTAGCATAGAATGGAGGTAAATTTGCATTTTCATAGTGTCTCATACGAGTCCAATCTCTATTTTTATTTTCATATGTTATAGAATAAGGCTCTTGTAAATCTACCCTTACCTCCTGGCCGCTCCAGGTATGTTGTAGACTTACTAGTTCCATTTTATTAGTATCTTCATTATAATAAAGTTGTCCATTTCCTCTCCAACACGTATATTTACTATCAACCCATACCGCAGTTTTTTCTTCATAATTATCATGATATTTCTTTGTAGGATAATTATGACGGCTGAAATATATTTTTTTATTTTTAATGAAATCTTTACCATAATTATCTAATTTTATTTGGTAACTTTCAAGACGATTTTTATAACCGAATTTTGGTGCTTGATAACAGCCTTTTGCATATTCATTCATACATTTTTTGAAAACATCACGATAAGTTCCATCAAACGAAAATATCAAATCAATGATATCTTTTGACAAATGTCGCCCAAACAATGGTTTCATTAAACGTTTTTTTAAATTTTTTAGATTTCTTATTTTTGTTTTTTTAATTTTGATTACAGTCATAATGATTTTATAATAATATTATTGTGATTATTTGTGTAGTTCTTGTTTATTATTTGTACAAGAAAAATATTTTTTTAAATCAACCTTTTGCAAAGAGCCAAAAAAAATATTATTCAAAATAATTCCATTCTGAATAGAATTTTCCAAACATAAATGGATTAAAAAACAAACTTGACACAGATACATGATCCGCTCCAGCTTCTTTATAATCCTTCACATCTTTTAATGTTCGGATACCACCACCACCTATGATTTCACATTTATTTCTATAATATTTGTGAAAATGTTGTATCATAAATAATGAATAACCTTTTACGCTAGGACCAGACAATCCACCCTGTTTAACTGGTAATGTATTACAACAATGAAATTGTCTAAACCCCTGGTCATAAAACATTCTAACATTTTTAAATTCTTCTACTGGAGATAATTTTATAATACACCAACGTCGTTTTGAATTAATAAAAGGTTTTAATCCTTTATTAACCATATGTTTATCTGTATTGGGACAACTAACATTTAATTCAATATCCATATCGTCGGGTATTTTTTCTACTAGTAGTGGTATTTCTTCCTTTTCCAATATAGCAATACTAATAATTTCCCCCTTTTTATATGTTCTAATAGCATAATCAATGCCAGGGTTTCTCAATCCTATTTTATTGACCCAACCATTCAAATATGGAATATATCTTAATGTTTTTAAAATTTGTGCCCATTTCCCAGGACGTTCTTTTAATGTAAAACTACCGCGTATAGAAATTGTATTAGGTAAATTAATATAATTTCCAAATGGAGGACTTATAAACAACATTATATTATAAACGCCTTGTTTTTTTATGTCCTTTTACTTTCTTCTTAATTGTTTTTTTTATAGATGGCTCTATAAAATTTCTTACAGCAGGTAAAATTTGTCCACTCAACATAGTTCCATTATTACTATGATATGAATCATATTCATCATCATCATCCTCACCGTAATGTTCGTTATATAATGATATAAAATCTTCCCAGTTATTTAATTTAACTATTTTATTGTTGCTTGAACGCAAAAATCGATTAAGTAATATTTTATTTGATATATTTTTTTTATATGGTTTTAAATGTAAATATGTAACCATTTTTTTATTCATATCTTCGTGATATTGATCATCTAAAAATAATATTTTATCTTTATTTTTACAACCGGTAACTCGTTTGAAATCACGAAGTAATTTCATATAAGAAGTTCTAAGTGGTTCGTTAATTTTTCCATTTATTTTCCATCCAGTAATAACATGATCAAATAATTTATAATTTATCTTTTTTTCAATAAAACGTTTGATTGCATTTGTCCATGATTTAGGACCCATGTTGTTTGTGAAAATAACAACTTTTATTGATTTATTCTTCATTTTTTTATTTTTTAAATATTCAAATATTTTCATCATTCCAGGGCGAAAAACTTCTGGATATAATTCTAATAAATGATGTAAATTTATTTGTTTATCAGAATAATCCCATATTGTATTATATAATGTTGAAATCTTATAAAAATGACCAATAGTTTCATCTAAATCAAAAACAATATATTTTCGTGGCTTCATATAAAATATAGAGAAAATATAATCTAAATCAAATTTATAATGTTTCGTCTCAAAATATTTAAACAAACTATACGTTATAAAAATACAAAGCGCAAACAAATACCAAAAGCGGTCAGAGAACAAGTATGGATCCAAAACTTCGGAAATGTTTTTGAACATAAATGCTATATTCCCTGGTGTGAAAATAAAATAAATGTTTTTACGTATCAAGTTGGTCATAATATACCAGTAAGTAAAGGAGGTAATAATAAATTAAATAATTTGAAACCAATATGTATGAGTTGTAATCTATCAATGAGTAACGTTTATACAATCGACGATTGGGGGAAATTAATTAAATAACGTCATATCTTTTTATAGGAACAACTTTATTTTTACTTTTATAACAATATTTTTCTATGTTGGTTTCGCATAAACAGAATATAAAAAAAAAACATAGAATTATTATGAAAATAAAATAATAAAAATCTATAAATGACATTTAGATAATATCTTAAAATACTATTTATATATTTTTTTATATCTATATAATTTATATATGGTTGATAGGAATGATATTATTCATAATATAATCACTGATACAAAAAATAGAAAAAAAAATAGAAATGTATTTGCATCAATACATTCAGCACCTACAACATATTATCCAGATATGTGGAAGGGTAAAAAAAAAACATTTGATGTCGATAATCTAATAGGTGCGTTTACTGCGATAGTTCCTGAAAATACAATTGTTTTCACATTTACTCCTACAGATAATTTAGCGTGGAGCGATCATTGTCAAGAAAAAAATGAAATTATGAAAAATTTAAGAAACTCTAATTGGCCATGGTTCGATGACTGGCCTTTACAGCGAAACGCAAAAGTATATTTACCTGGACAACCAATGTATAATCAAGCTTGTTCATTTGATGCTGATGATATGAGTTATTTTGATATATATACAATGTATGGTAATCCTGTTAATGTAAAAAAATTAGGGAAAAATATGGGTTATGCCGGAAAAGCAAGTCAATTCAAAACAGAAAATATGAGTCGGCCAACAAAAAGAACAACCAGAATGCAAACCAGAAATAATCCAAATAAATATTTTTATAGAGATGTTTTAAAAGAAAAAGTATTTACAATACAAGAATTAATAAATAGATTTAAATCAGACCCTACTAAAGATCGACCATTAAGAATTATTTATATTTATTCTTGCAATCCAAATATTGAAGATGTAAATGTAAAAAAAATAACAAAAAACAAGATAAAACAAGATGAAATTATTGCCATGAATTATTTTTGTCGTAGAACATATGAAAAACAAGGACGAGATCGTTTTGTTGATATGTTTTTAATAGATAAACAAGAAGCAATTATCACAAAAAGCAAAGGCAAACAAGACAAAGACTATTTTGATATTGACAAAGAAAAACGTCAAATGTTGCGAACACTGATGTATATAGATAGAAATAAAGAACATATTTCTGATTATGAAAAATCATTAAAATATGGTGTAACCGAAAATGGTGTTTTATGTAAAACAAAATGTAAAAGTAGTATGTGTTCAGCGTTTGGTTGTGGGGACAAAGAAGATACATGTATAAATGTATATGGAAAAAAGGAAAAATGTTATTTTCCAAAAGATAATCGTAAAGCTAAAAAATCAAGAAAAAAGAAAAGAAGAAAGAAAAAAAATAAAACTAAAAAAAAATAAATAATATATTATTTTATAATTATATATTATTATGTTGTTAATGAATGATGAAGAATTATTAGAAGGTTTAATTGGTGGTATCGGTTGGATTTTAGCCGTATTTTATATTAGAAATGGTTTATATAAATATAAATTTAAAAATAGTAATTATGCTTTAGCTGGTGGGGTTTCATTTGCTATAATGTGGTATATTCGTAAAATAGGTATGAATTTATATAGACAATATAAAGAATTAACTTCGGAAAATAAAAAAAAACCAGTTAATTTGCCAATAAAAAAAATAAATGTAAGTCATATATTTGGTTTATTATTTGCGTTTTATCTGTTATTTTATATTTTTATTGTAAAATTTGATCCAAATAGCAATAAAGTAGCTTTACGTTTTTCGTATACTGAAATACCTTTAATTTTAATTGTATTATTATCAATGACTTTAATTTACTTTTCCAAATAATCTAAAACGGATAATATAACATGTTCCTGGGCACTTATCTTTTGAAATACAACACATTCATCAAATTTAATTTGAAAAAACATATTTTTGAAATTTTTACATAAAATTTGTATTTGATCATTTTGAATTTTAATATCTGCTATAACCGCTCCATTCGTTAATTTTAAATTTTCAGGATCTTTTATTGGAATCCATCTAATATAATATCCATATTGTAAATCATTCATATCTGAACAATACCGAAACTCTTTTAATTTTTTATGATATTCTTTTAATTTTTCTTTAGGTAACTGTAATTGTTGTAAAATATTATTTTTATGTGTTTTTATTTTAACATGGGTTAATTTCATAATAGACGAATTACTGTCATTTTCTAAAGCATTTAATAATTCATTTATTTCTGTCATAATTAATATTATATTAATATTTTTATTTACTATTTTTATATTATTTTTATTCTTTAAGTATTCTAATCAATATAAGTATTTAATCTAATTATATACTTAAGGAATTTGTTTAATTTTGTAAAAGTTTTTTAGAAAAGTTAATTTTGGACATTTCAAAAATGTCCAAATACATGATTTGACACAATCCTTTTGAAAATAAGTGACAATTATAGTTTTACAGCATAATGCTCTAATAATTTTTATTTATTATAAATTCATGTAGGGATTTTATGGTAAGCGTTTTAAAATGACATTTCGAAACAATTTCATGTAATATTATTTATTTTAAAAATGATAACAAATGATAACAAAAAAACCCCAAAAAACCCCAAATCAAAATAACATATTTATTCGTGATTGATTATAATAATAAATAAATGGATTACAGGTCGATATTTAACACCATATTTTATAAATGATAACAAATGATAACAAAAAAACCCCAAAAAACCCCTGATGTTGTTTTGTAGATATATTGTAAATTATTTTATTGGTCTTTCTCTAGACATGTAGTGAATAATAAAAAAAAACCATATATTTTGAAATAAAAAAAATTGCTTAAGTTCGGTTTTTGACAAAGTATTTAAAAAAAGTGAATATAAAGCGTTATTTTATTTTTAATAAAAACTATTTTAGGGTTTTTTATGTTATCATTATATAGATAACAAATGGTAACAAAAAAAAACCAAAAACCAAAAAAAAAATTTCATTGTATAATTTGTGATTTTAAATGTAATAATAAAAGAGATTACGAACGACATGAAGGCACACGTAAACATAAAAATAATAAAAATGATAACAAAAAAACCCCAGAAAACCCAAAAAAAACAAAAGAAGATGAAAAATATAAATGTATAAATTGTGGTAAATTTTATAGATATAAAAGTGGATTATCTAGACATAAAACAAGATGTAATGGTATTGTCAATAACACAGATATAACAATAAATAAAAAAACAACAACGGATGATGATGTTACATCAGAAATGTTAAAACAGTTAGTAACACAAAATCAAACATTGCAAAAACAATTAATAGAATTATCCAATAAACAAACAACCGTAAATTATAATAATTGTCATAACAAAAAAATGACAATAAATGTATTTTTAAACGAAGAATGTAAAAATGCAATGAATTTGACAGATTTTGTAAATGGTGTACAAGTAAGTTTAAATGATATTATGTATACAAAGGAACATGGTTATGCTGAAGGTATAAGTAATATTTTTGTAAAACATCTACAGAATATGCCACCAACAGAAAGACCAATTCATTGTAGTGATAGCAAACGATTACAATTTTATATTAAAGATGAAAATAAATGGGAGAAGGATGATTCTCATGTTAAAATAGATAAATCTATACAAGATCTGACAATGAAACAAATGGCTACTGTAAAAAAATGGGAAGAAGAACATCCGAATTATTTACACGATGACAAATTATTACAAGAATGGCATTCTATGATACAAGAAATAATGGGAAAATGTGATGAAATACAAAAAGAAAAGAATGAATTATTAATTAAAAAGTCATTAAGTAATAATACTGAAATAAAAGAAGCAATGATAATGGACGAATAATTATTGTATATCGATAAATTCTTCTTTTTTTATTTTTTCAACCTGTTTGTTTTTTGGTTTTTCTGAAACATCTAATTTAACTTTTTGTTTTTTTTTTGATTTTTTTTCTAATTTTTTAATTGTTTGGTGATTTTCTTTAACTTTTTCATCAATTGATTCTTTTACCATTTCTTTCACAAGTTGTTTAGCATGATCTTCTGAAACTTTTACTTCTAATAAATTTTTAGATTTTATAAAGTTATCTTTGAATGTTAAATAATCAGTGTTTACATTTTTTATAAATGTTTCTAATCGCTCAATACTGATTAATGCGGTAGACAATGCGTTTTCCAATTTTGTTATTTTTTCTGTTTGTTGATGTGTTAGATTTTCTGTTCCAGATAATTTGTTTGTCATATTTGACAAATCTTTTTCAATTTCTTTGTTTGTTCTTGAACATTGTGAAATAAAAGTTTCATTCAAACGACTTCTACTATCTATTTTATCTACCATTTCATTTACACTTTGAATTAATGCTGTTTGTTTGTCTGTTTCTTCTTTCATATTAATTAATCTTTTTTCATGCCATTCTAAAACAGTTTGTGTACTTACTTGTGGCGTTTGTGTTTTTGATAAAATTCTTGCTGCAGGTCTATTTTCTTGAACAGCAGCACGTTGTTCTCTTTGGTATCTTCTCCAAGCCATATATAGTAAAATTTGTATTATAATTCCTAAATATAATCGCACTAAGCAACCATTTTCATATTTATTTTTTTTGCGTAAATATAATTTTTTATATCAAAATCATTTACACTATAATCATTAATATTATCATATTTATTTAAAACGTAAATAGTGGGAAATGGTAAAATTTCTCTTTCGAGTTGTTCAGTTAGCATATTTTCGTGATTTTCGTATATATGAGCATCTCCAATATGATAAATAAATTCTTTAGCGTTTAAATTACAATGTTTTGCTAACAAATGTGTTAAAAAACTATAAGAAGCTATATTGAAAGGGACACCCAAACCAACATCACCACTTCTTTGGTACATAGAACAACTCAATTCATTTTTATGGTTTACATGAAATTGTGATAAAACATGACACGGTGGTAAAGCCATTAGGTCTAATTGTTGTGGGTTCCATGCTGACATTATTAATCTTCTAGATAATTTATTTTCTGGATGTTTTAAAGAATCAATAATATTTTGTAACTGGTCTACACCAAAACCACTATAATCAATATCGCAATTCAAATAAGGAGCATTAAAATATCGCCATTGATGACCATATATAGGTCCTAAATCATTTTCCACATTATCAAATAATCCACGCGAATCTAAAAATTCTCTAGATGAATTATCATTCCATATTTTTACATTTTGTTGTTGTAATTTTGTATTATCAGTTTCTCCGTTTATAAACCATAATAATTCTTTAAGACATGTTTTCCAAGCAACGTGTTTTGTTGTTAATAAAGGTATTGTATTATTTTTCAATGAAAATTTCATCATGCTACCTACTATTCGTTTAGTATTACCGTTTCTACCTCTAATTACTTCACCATTTTGTATTATATTTTTTACAAGGTTCAAATATTGCATTTCTTGTTTTAAAAAATGTTTACCTAATTTTGACATATAATTATTTAATTAATATATTTTTAATTTCTTTTTATAAATCATAATGGAAAAGGTTGAAAATACAGTAAATGAATTAACCAATAAAAATTTTATAAAACATGTATTTAATTTTGATAAAGACACACAGATGAGTTTGTTAAATATTGTCCAATATTTAGTATTGGCAATAATTCCAATAAGTATATATAATAGATTTGTAAATAATGTTATACCAGAACCAAATGAAACAAAAGGTAGTTTAGAAATTTTAGCAGAAGTTTTGGCTCATTTAGCAGCAATTTTAGTTGGTATATTTTTTGTTCATCGCGTAGTTACTTATTTACCTACATATTCTGGTAAAGACTATGGGAATTTGAATATGTTTAGCATAATATTGATACTTTTAGTAATAGTTTATGATATTCAAGGAAAAGTTGGTATGAAAATGAACTTTTTATTAAATAGATTATCTGAATTATGGAATGGTAAACAAGTGATTGAAGGAAACACAAATAAAAAAGCAAATGTTCAAGTTCAATCAAGTGCTTTACGAATACCAGATCCTGCTAGACATGTTCCTAGTCGTGCTGATTATGTAAACACTCATGAACAAATGAACCCAGGAGCAAATAAAATGCAAAATGCTGTTAGAAATAGTTTGGGAACACCACAAGAACCAAGTGCAACATCACAGGCAAATTATCAACAATCACCAGGTTATAATGGTTTAGTAAATGCTAATGAACCTGGACAAGAAATGTTCGAACCTATGGCAGCTAACGCAGCTTTAGGTGGTGGTTTCGGTTCATCATGGTAATTTAATATAATTAAATTGAAATTATATTAAAATGAATTTATGTAAATAAATAATGAGAGTACTGATAAAAAACCAAAAAAAGGTAAACAAATTTAGCACAATATTTAAAAATATCAATGAATTATTAGCAAATGTAAAATTATATTTTACAGCTGATAAATTATATGCTCAAGGCATGGATTTAACGCAATCATGTTTATTTGAGATAAATATACTAGGTGATTGGTTTGATGAATATATTATACATAAGGATATAACTGTCGGATTACCATGTACATTAATGTATAAATTATTATCTTGTTTAGAAGAAAATCAAGAAATATTGATGTATATGGATGACAAAAAAGATAAATTATATATTGATTTTGAAAATGATAAGAAATATAAAAAAACATTTGAATTACCATTATTGGATTTGGATTATGATTTGGTGGAAATACCTTTAAGCGAATATGATTGTGATATACATATTAAGACAAATGAATTTGTTAAACTGATAAATCAATTAAAATTATTTGGCAACAATGTCAATATAAATTGTACACCATATGGTATAAAATTACAAGGATATGGAGAATTTGGGAAAATGAAAGTAGAAATACAAGAAAAAGATATTATAAAATATGCTTATTCAGAAGATATCAATATAAAACAAGAATATAATTTGGATTTTATAGATAAGATGTGTAAATTTGAAAAAATTTCAGATGAAATTTTTATCCATTTTGATGACAATAAACCAATGGTTATTATATACCCACTTGAAAAAATAACAGAGGAAGAAGAAGTAGAAGATATGGAACAATTATTAGAAAGATCATACTTAAGATTAATTTTAGCCCCCAAGGTAGATGATTAATTCGGTAAAAAATGAAAAAATGTTTCTAATAAACAATTAATAATGAATTTATTTATAAGTTTTTTCATATTTATGTTAGTATTGTTTTTTTATTTACATATATATTATCATTTGAAAAAGTCTAATGATTTAGATATTTATACCATAGATAATCCTTCAAAAGATCGATTAGAAGAAGTATGTAACTTAAGACAACCAGTTTTATTTAATTACATGAATGAACAATTATTGGAAAGTCTTAATCTGAATAATTTAGAAAGTAATTATAGTGCTTTTGATATTAAAATTCGTAATGTAAAAAATAATGATGATACTAGTGAATTATATGTGCCTTTTTTATTAAAAGAAGCTTTTAATTTATTCCAAACTGATGTAGAATCTAAATTTATTACTGAAAATAATGAAGATTTTTTAACAGAAACAGGTGTAATAAAAAGTTTTAAATATAACGATTCATTTTTAAGACCTCCTTTGGTAAGTAATTGTAATTACGATTTGTTATCGGGAAGTATAAATTGTACAACACCGTTACGATATAATTTGGATTTTAGAAATTTTTATTTTGTAACTTCAGGGAGCATTACCATTAAATTAATCCCACCCAGAAATTCTAAATATTTATATCAAGAAAATAACTATGAAAATTTTGAATTTATATCACCAATTAATCCATGGGATGTTCAAGACAAATATAAAGCAGATTTTAATAAGGTAAAAACATTGGATATTACTTTAAATAAAGGTAATATATTATTTATACCAGCTTATTGGTGGTATTCTATAAAATATGATAAATTATCAAGTGTATGTTGTTTTAAATATAAAACATATATGAATAACGTTGCTATATTACCAGAATTATTGATGTGTGGTTTACAAAAACAAAATATTAAAAGAGAAATAGTGCCTTCATTTACAACTGATAAAAAATTGAATGAAGATAAAGAAAATAAAGATACATCAATAGATATATCAAATAATGAAACCAAATAAAATTATTCCAATAAGAGAATGTAGTTGTTGTTATGAATGTATAGATATTGAAAAAGAAATGTTTAATTGTCCCAATACAAAATGTACATATGTTTTATGTAAAAATTGTATAATAAATCTTGGAAAAAAAACAAACAGTGACCAATGTCCGGCGTGTAGAATAAAATTACCAATAAATTATAAACCGATTGAAATTATATCTGAAAGAACACCCCGTCCTAATGTTATAATTATGACCCGCAACACAAATAGAAGAAGAATAAATCGATCAACACGTATGGAAGAAGATTGTGATGATATATTTGATGATTGTATTAAATTTTGCAATGATTGTATTAAATTTTGTTGTTCAGATATTAAAGAATTCTCCTTGAAGTGTAAAGAAATATGTATTATTGGGGGTCAAATATCGTTTTTACTAATATTATGGTTAGCTTTAATGGTTGGTATACTTCTTTTAGGTCATGTAATTTCTGTTAATTTATATCCATTTATTTATTGTTGTTTGCCATTGGTGGCGTCATTTATAATTGGTGGTATAATGGGAATTATCACATTGATGTGCTTTGGAACGTGTATTGGGATATGTTGCCATTGTTGCACAACTGACCCATTTTCAGATAGATATGAGACAGTTTATGTTATGTAATAAAAAATTGATATGAATATTATCTTTTTTTATTAAATAAAAAGACAATATGATTTACAAGATACGGATAAGTAATAGAGATTATACCGATTGGGGTGTTATAGAACAACAATCAACAAAAGAGATAGAAGTTGATGGTATTGAACCAATTAAAAACAAATTATTTAATCAAGATGTATTTACTATGGAAGATAATAGAATGAAGTTGTTGCACTCTACAGCACGTTCTATGAAATGTATTCCTGGTGTTTTATCATTAAAAGATAATAAAACATATGGTAAAAAAGGAAAAAAATATTATTATAAATGTATCCCTGATGATAAACGTTTGCCAATTTTCTTGATAGCACATAAAAACATTGTTTTGTTTAATAAAGTAAAGAAAAATAAATATATTACATTTAAATTTTTAAAATGGGATACAAAGTTTCCAATAGGCATGATACAACACGTAATAGGTGAAGTAGATAATCTGAATAATTTTTATGAATATCAGTTATACTGTAAAAGTCTATATGCTTCTATACAGGATTTTACAAAAAAAACTATGAAAGTATTACGCCAACGTTCTGAAGAAGAATTTGTAGATATAATTAATAAAAAATTCCCAAATATACAACAGAGACACAATATAAATATTTTTACAATAGATCCTAAGAGTAGTAAAGATTTTGACGACGCAATAAGTATTCAAGAATGTGACAATAGATACACAATAAGCATATATATTGCTAATGTAGCTATTTGGTTAGATAGTATGTCTTTGTGGGAATCATTTACCCGTAGAGTATCTACAATATATTTACCAGATAGAAAACGCCCAATGTTACCTACTATTTTGTCAGATGGTATTTGTAGTTTGGTTGAAAATAGAAAACGATTTGCGTTAACGATGGACATAACATTAGATAAAATTACAAATGAAATTATTGATTTTGAAATATTAAATACGTGTATTACAGTTAAAAAGAATTTAAGATATGATACAGAAGAAATGGAAAAATACAAAGATTATCACAAAATATTGAATGTTATTAAAATTATGAATAAGAAATTTAAATATGTTGAAAATATTAATTCTTGTCATGATCTAATAGCGTATTTAATGATCATAATGAATTATAAATGTGCACAGACATTTCTTGAACATAAAAAAGGATTATTTCGTGGGGCTGAATTAAATAGAAATTTTGTTGTTCCATCAAATGCTTCTACTGGAATTCAAAAATTTTTGAAAATGTGGAATAGTTTTGGAGGTGTATATATTATGTATCCAAATTTGAAAAGTCATGATATGTTGGATCTGGATGCGTATATTCATATAACGAGTCCAATAAGAAGATTGCCAGATCTATTAAATATAATACAAATAATGGATTCATTGGATTTAATTAAAATGAGTGAAAAATCAAAAGAATTTTATACAAGTTGGACAAATGAAAAAAACATAGAATATATTAACCAAACTATAAGATCAATAAGAAAAGTTCAAAACAATTGTTCGCTATTAAATATGTTAACATTGGACAATGATTTAATTAATAAGAGATTTAATGGGTATATGTTTGAAAAAATACACAGGAATGATGGTTTGTTTCAATATATGGTTTATATCGAAGAATTAAAAATGGTTAAACGATATACTAGTAGACATGATATATTTAATAATAGTACTCAAACATTTAAATTATATATATTTTCAGATGAGGTAAGAGAGAAAAAAAAAATTAGATTGGAATTACTTGTCACAAGTATTTAAACCACAAATACCACAATAAAATTTACATATATCATCATGAGATGCGTCCCAATTTCTTCTCCATTTATGTTTACAAATTTTAAAAATTTTTTTATTGATGTTTTTTAATAGTTGTTTTTGTATTTTTAATTCTTTTTCTAATTTGGCTACTTCTATTTCAATGTTTTTTTTATTGCGATTAATATTATGTTTTTCTTTTTGTAATTTCAAAAATTCAGGAGATAAATTAGCAATAATTTCAGTCATTAATATTGATATAAAAAATAATATTTTTATATCAATTTATTAAGTTTCAATATAAACATACTCATGAACAGGTGGTTCATTACTGTAATAAAATTTTTCTAAACCTAAATCAAAACATATACAACCACAATTAATAATATAGTATAAACCACATGATGTTATTAAACAATCTAACATATTATATATTATTTATATTAAACTTCGCTAACAACTAATGGTTTATTTTTTTTGATAAAATGTTTGTTCATCAATTTTTGCAAGTTGAAATATGTAACATCTTCATTTTTGGCTGGTTTCAATAGTTTTTTTAGTTTGTTATCTGGTTTAATTATTTTCCTATTTTCTTTCCATTGTAAATCATGGTCTTTAATATATTGAATTAAATATTGAGTTACTTCAGTTCTAGCCAACTTACTATCTTCTGGTTTTCCCATAAAACTACACAATTCTTTAGATACTGGTCCACCTACAGCAAATCCAGATGCTTTCCGGTTGCCTTTATTTTTATGTTTTTTTGCTTCTTTTTCATATACCTTCATTTGTTTTTTTACATTTTTTTCCAAAACCTTTACTTGATTTTGTAAAGTAGTTATTTGACGTCTAAAAGCCGTGAGAGTAGTCAAAATAGTAGAAAATTGTTCTACCAAATTTACAGTGTTTTCAACATTAGTATGTTCCGTTTTTGTGGACATATTATAAGAACATAAATGTAGTAATCTTTAAATCAATTTAAATATATATTATTTATATAATTTATATGGGAAATATTAGTATAACAGGAATATGTAGTACGGTTTGTCAACCTAAATGGAGTAAATATGATAAAAAAACAGAAATTTTATCGTTTAAAGGACAAAAATTGAAATGTAAAGTAGTATCTGTTTATGATGGAGATACGATGCGAGTAGTTTTTCCTTTAAATGGTAAGATGTATAAGTGGAATTGTAGATTATTGGGAATTGATACACCAGAATTAAGAACAAAAGATAAACATGAGAAGGAATTGGCGATAATAGCAAAAGAAAATTTGATAAAGTTAGTATTGAATAAAATTGTATATATACATTGTGGGGGTTGGGATAAATATGGAAGATTATTAGTAACACCAATTACAAAAAAAGAAGGTAATATATGCGATTGGTTAGTTAAACATAAATACGCAAAATCATATGATGGAGGAAAAAAAAGTTCTTGGAAAAAATAATATTAAACATAAAAATTATGTTAATATATAATGTCAGAATCGGTTGAAAATACATTAACAGAAGAAGAAGAAAACAAAATGAAACGTTTAAATAAACAAATTGAAGATACTTATAAAAAAGCGTTTTTTGATTTATTAGAACAAAAAACAAGATCAGAACCACCTGATTATATTTGGATTGAGAAATTATATGAAGAAATTAGATATAAATTAACAGCTATACTTAAGAAAGGTAGTAGTTTACGCGTAGAAATAGAAGAAAGCATGGATCTTGAAATATTTTCACAAATGATACGTAATAAGGCATTTAATGGTGCTGATTTATATAATTTGGTGAATTATGTATTCGAAAAATGTAAACAATTGGGTTCTCCTGGGAGAGATAAAGATGTAGATGAAAAATTCAATGAATTAATTGATTTGATGAAGAGTGGTGCTGTATTTGCTGAGATTGTACCAGTTTTTATAAAAAACGCAAACGAGTGTATTGATTGGATGTATGAAGATATGAGTGAGTTTTCTAAAAAAGTTTCAAAAAAATAAATTGAAATACATTTTAATAATTAATCATATTAAAATGTCTTTATACGCAACAGATCAAATAAGTGAAAAACAATTCAATCGTCTTATGACGAGTATCAATGATAGTTATATTATCAATACTAGAAAAAAAATAAAAGAAATTATGATTGGATTAACATTTGAGTTGAATGAGGGTAAAAAACCTCCTATTGAACTGGTGGCAAAAATAGGAAAAGTATATAAATTATATAGAGATTTACATAAAAGATTATCTTCGTAAATTATATAATGAAAATTAAAAAGTTAACAAAATATTTCAATAAATTTGTAGGTAAAAAATATTTAAAATCATTGTTATTTTTGATTATATTTATTAGTTTTTTTTGGAAATTAGATTTAATACATAATCAAGTTATTTATACAAATTTATTTTTAATTTTTTCAAGTATATTTTTGTATGAACGAACAAATAAAGTAATGTATTTATTTGGTTGGTTATTTGTATATATATTAAATGAATTGTTATATATATTATTTAATTTTGATTTGTATTATAGTGGTGCTAGAACAGATTTGATTTATACCGGTGCTGATACATTAGATAGATTATTTAATTATAAAGGCGATACTGTTGATTCATCAATGTACCATATAGATAGAAATTTGACAGAAAGTATATTTAAAGGAAAAAAATGTATATCATCAAGAGAAGGAGAAAAAAATAGATTTGATTATTTTATAGATATATTAGATATAAAAAAAGGAGATTCTGTTTTAGATTGTGGTTGCGGTAGAGGTGATTTAGTAGGATATTTACGGAAAAAAGGAATAAATGCGTATGGAATAACAATATCTATAGAACAATATAAAGATAATAAAAAAAAATATGGAGATTATTATTATTGGGGGGATTACGCGCATTTTAGAAAAGAATTTGTAAATAGATTTGACCATATACTGTGTACAGGTTCTTTAGAACACCCATTTAGTGGGAATCCAAATCATGTAAGCAGTTATAAAACCAAATATGAAAAAATGTCAAAAATGTTTAATATGTTTAAAAAATATTATAAGAAAGATAGTAATCAAAAAAAACTATTTACAAATACACTTCATCAATATAATCCAAATCATCCATTATTAAATACAATGAGAAATAAGACTATAATGTATTTTACAGAAAGAATGTTTGGTGGATTATATCCATTATATAAAAAATATGGAGTGAAGGACAGTATGAAAGATGCTGGTTATAAAGTTATAAGACAGGAAGATAGAACTTGGGATTATTATTATACGAGTTATTGTGATATATTACATTTTGGTAATCCATATAATATAAATCCGATATATATGTTATTATCATTTCCATTCAATCAATTTGCTTTTCATACATGGGTATATTGGAAATATGGGATGTGGATGTGGATGTTTAGCAATAGATTACATACTAGAAGAGATGAAGATGAAAAAATATGCGACCCAAATAAGAGTTGTGATTTATATTACGAAGAAGACAAATCAAAACGCCCAGCTTCTTTGTTATATACAATTGCACAATGTAAATAATATAAAAAAAATACATTATTATTAGTAATGAAAAAAGATGAACTTTCTTGTATAACTCGTAGTAAAATACATATTAAAAATTTTTTTTTATATGTTAGTGTGTTTCTTATGATTTTAATGTGGTTTCAAATATCACATGAAATATATTTGATACATAATCTTTTAATATAGAAAATTGATTTAAATTCATTTTAACATAAAAAGTTAAAATGGATCAAATATTTGTTACTAAGTATTCCGAAGAACATATATCTCATGACAAAAACCCCATTATGGTTGGAGCAATTTTTATAGGTTATATTGCAACTGTAATTGGATTATGGTTTATATTAAATAAATGTTTTAAAATGTGTAAAAAACAAAAAAATAAATCCAACAATCATTTACAATATACACCTTTAAATGAGATTAATCATCCTGGATATCAAAGTAATAGTTTGGTCTAGCTAAAATTACATATTTATTTCTAAAATATATATGTAGTCCTCCAATCGAACGATAAAATAAAAAATTCACTAAATTTCCCTCTTCATTCATATAAGTATTTGAATATATTAATATATAATAAAAAATTTTTTAATTATATATTATATTTATTGATTTTCTGATTCTTCACCACGTTTCATACTCCAATTACCACCGCGACGACTGTCTCTAGGACCGCCTCCACGATAACGTCGTTGAGAATTATAATCCTTTTTTCCTGCTCCTCCTCCTTCAGCATTCATGGATTTTTGCTTGGTTTCATGTCTGGTTTCACACATTAGTTTACCACCATACAAACCAGTAACTTGACCAGCTTGATAAGGATGATCATTATTATCCGAAACACGAAGATGAAAATGAACATATTCACCTTGGACTAAATATTTATACAATTCACCTGTTACATTTACACCGCTATGATGGGCAAAAACATCTTCTCCTGCTTTATCGCCATCGACAATTGTTACAAACCCGAAACCGGCTTTGTTGTTGAACCACTTAACGCGGCCACTATACTGGGTCTCTTCAGACCAATTACTTGTATTATCAGTGTTCTCACTCATAATTTAATATACATTGTGAATTACTCTTTATATTCATTTTTCAATTAATATAATTAAGCGTAGATTGCGATTATATTTTTATTTTTGTTTTCTCCCAATTCAGTGGGAATTAATATATTAACATTTTTTTCTTGTATTTTACATAATAAAAGAGCATAATCTTTATCTGAACTATGGTACATGATAATGTGATCGGAATTATTTTCATGAAATTTACATACTTCTTTTATAATTGAACCAGGATCATAAAAATCCAATTTGTTTGTTACTCTATAATTATAAAAAATTTTAACAACATCTTTATAATTTTGAATAGAATGTGGGATATCATAAACAATATTAGGTTTTTTTTTGAATAAATCTTGTATTTTTGACATAATAATGGGTTCCATGTTATAATATACTAAGAAACAATTATTGAGTATATTTTATTTAAAAAAAATAAAAGTAATATTAATGATGAAAGTTATTTTTTTTGTATTATTATTTATTTTGGTAATACATTTATTTTATAAATATTGTATCTATAAATCAATGTTATCTTTAGGGAAATACGATTTTCCTATTGATGTATCATATAATGAATTATATAAATGGGATAAATTATATGATGAAAATAAAGATATGGAAGGTAATTATTATGATGATGTCGATTATAATAGTAATAAATGGTGTGTAAGTGAAAAATCACATAACGCAATTATTTTGCGACCTAGTTATTTTCATAATACGTATTATTATGAAACAAAAATAATGGATATCAAAAATGATGATGTAATTTTAGATTGTGGTTTTGGCAATGGCGATTTTTGTGAATATTTAATGTCAAATTATAAAAATATTACGTATTACGGCATATCTAATTCTAAAACACAGGTTGATTTTGTAAAAAATAGATTCAAAAATAATAAAAAAATAAATATCATTTTTGATACGTATGATAATTTAAAAAAACATTTTAATACACCGACTATAAATAAAGTTTTTTTTATAGAGTCTCACGGATATAGCAACAATAGATTGGAATTATTTAAACAAGTTTATAATTTATTAATGCCAGGAGGTAAAATGTATATTAAATCTCCATGTTTTAAACCAAATACAAACAAGAATATTGTTAAAAATAATATATCCGTTTGGGCGTGGAATTGGTCGCTTGTTGATGCAAATTTATATGATATGTATAAGGCAGGATTTTCAAATATAAAATATAAGAATAAAAATTATAGTTCATTATTAATATCATATTCTATGAAGCTTTTTTTAAGTATGATTTATGTTTTATTCAATTTATGTAATGGATATTTATATAAAAAATATAATAAATTTTATACGCTACCAACATATGGGTTGTTTAAAACAGCAATGAACCTAGATATCATGGTTAGTATTGCAGAAAAATAATTAAACTCTCCAAATATAATTTGGTGCTACTCTATTTTGTTGTTCCATTAATATTAAATTTACTCTATCTTCTTGCGACATTTGTTTTACTTTATTCCAAAAAACACATACAAATTTCGCAATATATAAATTTAACAAACATATAATAGTAGCAAAAACGATTGAAAAACTTACATTATTGGTATCTTGATCTTCATGATTACTATAATATTGTATCATAAATCCTATTGTGATAATTCGTATTAAATTGTTCAAAAATAAATAACTTCCATATACTAATAAGGAACAGCTATCGTATTTTTTAGCTCCATAATAACCAGAAAAAGCAACGCAAAATGCAATAAAAAAGTAGAAATTATAAAGAGAATAAATTAAAGCAAAAAAGATATCGATCATTGCAAGAACTCTTGTTGTTTTTGAAAGATTATATATACGGAACATTTCTTCCGTTAAATCATTAGGCATAGGCATAGTTATAACACGTGCGGTTACCGTCGCGGGTTCATTTTTTACTACAACAATAGGTGTAGCATTGGATACTTGTTCGTTAGTATTCATTACATAAAGTTGTATTATTTATTTAAATGCGTTTAATATATTATTAAATTGAATTTAAGTGCTACATAGTATTTATATACAAATAATGGAGTTACCCGATGAAATATGGAACTATATATTAGACTTTACATTGGATTGGAAAGAAACACATAAAAGAAAATTCAAAAAAATTCTTGAAAAGCAAATTGATAATTGTTATCATGAAATATATACCAGATGGACATATTTTCCACCATGGCCAAATACTAATGATATAATTTTAGCCGAATATGTTGATAATGATAGACTACCATACGCGCCACCGCCTAATTTACATTTGACTAGCATTACAAAATGGCCAAACAAATCATTTAAACAAAACACTACTGGATGGTGGTGTGGATATGGATGGAAAAAATCCACATAGTTTCGTATGTGAAACTTTAATTAGAAAAAGATAATAATACAACTCAAATAATTAATAAATTGATTTGAATATTTGTAATTATATACGCAATATAACTACAAATGATAGATTTACCAGAAGAAATAATAGAATTGATATTATCTTACGCACCGGATTTCCGTGATAATTTGAAAAAATGTCAATGGGAATTATTACAAAATAGACCATGTTTTTATAAGCGTGTTCATGCTGGATTTAAACCAGGTATTTCGGATAGTCCAACATGGCATAATTTTTCAAATAAAAATAGTTTCATCAATGTTCCAATAAAAACTATAATGGGAAATATTTGTATGTATTCTCTAAAATTACATGCTATTGAAATTACACCAGAAAGACAGCCAAATGATAGACATTGGCATAGTCGTGATATGAATTTATATTATGGTTGGGCTAGGATGAAAGATCTAAGTTTTTGGAATATGATAACTAGAGCAAATGCTGATTATGATAAATTATCACCGGGTTGTTATTAAATTGAATTTAAAGTAATTTTTTTTATACGGTTATTTTATATTATGTCAAAAAAAACAGCAAAAAATCCATTGCGTAGCTTATCCATCACTCCTCCGAAAACAAGAAAGAAAAAAAAGAAAAATCCAATAAAAATAACAGATATAAGATATTTAGATTTGCATGCTGAAGAAGAATTAGCCAAAAAAAGACCAGAAAAAGAAGCAAAAAAAGCAAATAATAAAAAAAATAATGATATGCGCGAAGCATTAATTGAGTTTATATTTAGAATGAATGATTCACATGATTTTTTAGAAAAAGATAATAGTGGTAGATGGAAACATTGGTTTAAACAAAGCTTAAAAATTAAAAAACTATTACAAGATATGTATAAAAAAGAAACAGGAGAAACAGAAGATGGTAAATTTCATATTAGACAGCGTGGTGGTAGTACTTATAGTTATGATTTTTCAGTAAGAATAAGTAATAATAATAACACTAAACGTACTTTTATACCATTAGAATATAAACATCAGGGTTCTCTAGGTAAACTACCGCAATTTTATCAAGTGGGTAATGTAGCAAAACCTTTCTTTTCATATCCATATCATGAATATTATTTTGATAAAGGATTACCAGAAGTAAATAAAGTTATAGGTGTAGATATAAAATTAGATGAATCGCATAAAAAAACATATTCAAAGGCAATTGGTAAAAGTGTTTGGTCAGGAAAAGATTGGGACAAAATTAAAAGTGAGATGGGGTATACTAATTCATCACCAGTTAATAGACAATTAAAAACATTGAGAGAACATTACGAAACATCTCCACATGGTAAATCACAAACTTATAAACAAAGACAAAAAGTAGTTACTAAAACAATATGCGACTATTTAAAATTAATGCGAGAATCTAATTTTATTAACTTGAATTTGATTAACCAAGTTCAAGATATATTGTTACAAAAACAAAAACCACCTGACCATAATGGAAAGCCAAAAGATAAAATATATATGTTGTGTGAATATAAAAACGATACATTATCGTGGAAAACAGATACTTATGACAAAGATGATTATGATTTGATAAAAGATCCAACAAAAGTAATTGTTGATCCTGAAAATTTATTATTCCCAACCAAATCAGGAAAATATTTGAGTATTCGATTAAGGTGGCAAAATGTTTCTGGTATGTGTAATCCATCTTGGCAATTTAATATAAAATTGCCTAAAAAACCAAAAAAAACGAAAAAAAAAAAATCATCTTCCAATAATAACACAAGAAAAACAAGGTCAGGACCAACTGTAAAAAAATTAAAAACAATAGCAAAGGAAAACGGCATTACAGGAATAAGTAAACTGAAAAAAAGTGAATTAATGGAACGATTAACAAATAATAATATAAAATTTACATAAATATAGGTAAATAATTTTCTAGTTCAGTTTTTGATAATATACCATTTGCTAAAAATTTTTCACACCATTCTTCAGTTCTTTTATCTTTAATACTTTCAACAATTTTATGTATTAACGATAAACCTTCTTCATTTGTTTTATCTGGAAAATAAATAACATTCGTATGATTTTCACATGTAAATGCTTCATTTTTTGGATCCATTATAATATAATTAAATTCAAACTTAGTTCCTTTACTACCAAATCCTCTATTGAAAATTAAACACGGTTTGGGGAATGACGTGTATTTTTCGTGTTTGATATATTGTTTTTTATTGTTTGACATATTATGTTTTTTTACAAACACATTATTTACAATGTTTTGTGTATATACCAATAATAATCCATCTTCATTTTCATTCACTAATTTATCCTTATGTTGGTTCCATACAACGGGTCCTGTCAATACCTTTCCTTTTAAATCAGAAATATTACTACAATTTTGTGTAAGTTCTTTTAATCGTTCATTATGGATGTTATAAAATAATTTGTTTTTATAGTTAAATTCATATTTTTTTTCGCGACATGATTTTTGAAATATAAATAATATAGCTTCTTGTGATGTTTTCATAAATTTACCATTGGATAATTTATGTAATAATTTGATAGAACCTTGACGTTGTATTTCATTTCGTAGCAATTCAAAATATTTACTACTTTGCCATGATGGTGGTATGACAAAAGCAATAATACCATCGTTATTTAAGTATTCAATAGACTTAAGAATAAATAACGAATAAATGTTTGTTCTACCATCAAACCATTTTCTATATAAATTATAATATTTACTAGTTTTTTTTAATTCAAAATATGGTGGATTTCCAATAATTATATCGAATTTTTTATCGAATAAATTAGGTTTCAAAAAGTCATCATTTATAATGGTTGCTTTTAATTGATTGGAAATATTAAACAGTTCTTCATCTAATTCAACTCCTGTAATATTGAAATAATCCTTATATGGTAATAAATCTCTTATAAATTCACCAGAACCACATGATGGTTCTAATAGTTCACAATTTTTTTTTATATAAGGTTTGATACTATTTACTGCTATATCTCGAAATGTTTTCGGAGTAAAATAAATACCATTTTCTTTTAAAAACTTTGTATCTTTTGATTTTGTGTATTTCACTGAAATATCATTAAATTCTATCATATAAATTTAATTATAAATATTAATTTAAATTTATATCAATTTTATTAAGATATGGTTAAATCTATTCTCCAAATACCAGCATCTAGAATACCTGTAGTATCATTCATATATACAAACATACTTGCAGGGAAAATTTGATTTAAAATAGCTTGGAAAGCAGCATTTGATACCGCATCATTTAATAATTTGGATCTCATTTTTAAATATAATGTAATAGTGTCACCAGCAGCAAAAGGAATACTTTTTGGAGATGTTACATCATCAACGCCGGAAAATCTTGTAACATCAGCAGCAATCATCTGTTCAAACATTGATTGTAATATTTCACTTCTTCTTCCAACAGTTCCATCAGTAACTAAACCATCTCCTAATTTTGTTATTAAACGGTTGGCTATATCACAATCAGTGGCTGTTTCACCATCTATTTGATTTTTGAAAACCGTATCATTTTTAATCATAGCTTGACCTAAAGGATGTCCTGATAGATGTGTAGAAGTATAACGCAATAAAACTTCTCCTAAACTATGACCGGAAGCACCGGTAATTGCGTCAGCATAATCTTCATTATTTTTCTTTTTCACCTTACTATGTGTAACATCATGTTTTACATTTGCGTCACCTTCATTGCATAAATCTTTATGTAAACCGAGAGTTAATGCTGTTTTCGCAGCAGCAGAACCTAATGTAAACAATGGAATACTGTCTTCAATCTTTATCATATTACCTTCGCCGGCTGTTCCTGATCCAACTGAAGCACCATTATAATAATATAATGTTTGAACAGTATTTGGGATAATTATTTCGATATATGATCCACTAGTTCCAGCAGCACCATTGCTAACAACACCAGTTGTATATTGTACACCAGTTGTATTGCCAACAACATTAACAGTGCCTCCCATTGCCGATGTTTCTGGTGAATAATAGTAATATGTTGCGGCAGCACCGGCATCTACTACCCATGTTAATTTTGCTCCTGTTGTTCCCGGAACACCGGTAGCAGTAATTCCAGTGGTATAAGCAGTTCCACTTCCATGTGTTCCATTATTTGTTGTACTTACACTAAATGTATATCCATCTAATGATGGATCTTTTAAATCAAAAATATATGTTGATACTTTTCTTACATTAATAGCGGCTTGATTTGCACCATCAATAGAAAATTTTTTAGTTCCATTATCATCTACTACTTTTACAATAAGTTCTTGTGTTGTTGTTCCAGCTCCATGGGTTCCATTAGATGTAGTTGAAAATTGTAATGTTTGGTCAGTCATTGAACTATCACCAACATAAAATCTATATCTAATATTAAAACCCAATTGCAATTCTTGATTTGTTCCATTCATTAATAGTTCTCCACCACTTCTAGTAACAGTATAATCTTGTACTTCATCAATATATTTAAATTGATTTTTTAATAATGTTGATGTGGTATTTGCGGATCCACCACCACAAGTAAATTGATGTCTATAATTATAATATGAAGTTTCAGTTAATGGTTTTTCTCCAATAACCATGGTGTTGCCACTAACTTCAAATAAAACAGGTAAATGAATACTAGCATGACTCATCTTATATATAATTTAATATATAAAATAATTATGAATAAATCGTTTGGTTTGTAGCTATTGATTTTAATAATAAATTGGGTATATTTTTTATTTTTTCTAAAAGAGCAATATTTTCGGTTATTTCACATATTTTTTCCAATTCTTTTGCTATGTTACATATTTTTAAAATAGATTTTATGAAATCACCAGTAGACAATCCATATTTTTTCATATAATCATAACATTCGAAACATTGTTGTGGATTATTACTAAGGCACCAGTAGTAGATGGAGTTCGCTAAATTATAATGAATATTGTATTTTTCTTCATTATCCAATGTTCTTTCAAATAATTCTATATCTTTGTATTTATTTAATTTATTTTCTATTTTTGTCAAACGATTAATGGTTTTATCATATATTTTTACAGGTAAATCTATCTCATTTTTATGATGAATTGTATTTTCATCAGTCAATCTTACATGAGTAAAACAACTTAATAAAATTGCGATTTCAATAGTGTCTAAATCTTCAAATATATTTTCAACTAATAATTCTGAAAATACTAAATTATTAACCTCATTTAGTTGTGACGCCACCTTACCTTTCAATGTTAATTTATTTTCATTATCAATAAACGTATATACTTTTAATAAATCCGTTAATTTTTTTATTTCATATGGGATATATTCTAATTGTTGTTTAATTTTAACATCTATATACCTCTTTTTTTCTTCTTCTACGTGATTTTTTTCTTTTTCCAAATACTCACAATGTTTTTGTATTTCATCCCATAAAAATGATTTTTTAATAAATTCTTCAACATTTGTATTGCCTTGCGAATATAATCGTAATATAATATCAAAATTAATAGGATAATCATAATTAATCACTTGAGCTTTTCCTGATAATATTTCAGAATAAGATTCTGGTGTTAACTCATTGTTTCTACTATTAAATAAGTTGATTAAATGATAAGCATCACTATGTGTATCTTTTCCTCTTCTACCACCTCTACCAGCTGCTTGTGTATATTCTGGTGGAGTTAGGAATCTCATACCATTACCATCAAATTTTTCCAATGATACAAATATTGTTGAACGTGTTGGCATATTCATACCAATAGCCAATGTTTCTGTAGAAAACAATAATTTAATATATTTTTTGGCAAACAATATTTCAATAATTTCTCTCAATACTTGTATTACTCCACCGTGATGAACCGCGATACCTTTTTCCAATAACTTAATCATATTTTTATATTCTTCCATTTCAATATATTCTTTCCAATTAGGAACTTTATTGATTAGTAATTGTTTTGCTTCTTTCGCAATTGTATGTGGAATAGAACTACCTTTTTCAAATAGCGGAACTTGAATTTTAGTTGCATATTCATCGCATTTTCTTCGTGAAAATATATAACATAAGGCAGGTAATTTATCATTATCAAACATATATTTTACCATTTCATTTATAGCAAAATATTTATTTACGTAGATTTTGTTTTGATAAAGATAATCTAATATTTTTTTGGCTTCTGAAAAATTCTTACTATCAAATGGAGTGGTTTCACTTTTAACCATAACACCTTTATTGTAAAATTTATCCACCAATTTTATCATTTGCTTGTCCATTTTTTTATAATGTTTATTGGGAAATGTAAGAAATATATTGTGTTGTAAAGGAACAATCCTTTTTTTATGAATAGATAATAATGTTTTCTTTCTTGTTAATGTTTCGATTTTTTTGGCAAACAATTCGGGATTATTAACAGTGGCTGATAAACCCAATAAAGTAACTGATATTGGTAAGTTTATTAAACTATCTTGCCAGGCAGATCCTCTCATTTTATCATTGATCCAATGTACTTCATCCATACACAATAAACCTAATTCATTTTCAATATCCATTTCAAAATCAAGTTTGATATTTTTTATAGTATCTTTTTGACTTTCCATTCTATCCAATGTATTTCTGAATATTTCTTGTGTCATAAATAAAACATCAGCATGGCTATTAATGTTATTATCACCAGTAATCAAACCGAAACTTATATTAGGATATTTATTACTAAAATCATTGTATTTTTCGTTACTTAAAGCTTTAATGGGGGAAGTATAAACTACTCTTTTCCCCATATCTGTAAAATATTTTATACCAAATTCAGCAGGAAGTGTTTTACCACTACCAGTAGGTGCTGAAACAATAGAATTATTACCATTTATTAAATTGGTAATAGATTCTTTTTGCCAGGTAGATAGTTCAAAAGGAAATTGTTTGTAATATTGTTGGTATTCCATTGTAGATTATCATAAAAAAATTTTTTAAAATAGTTTTCAATTTTATTAATAATTTATACTAATGGACACATGATAGACTTGTGTTCCCAATTATAATATGGTGCTTCTATTTCTTTGTTTGCTATTACAACAATTCCCCAAATCCATAATATTGTAATAGCTAATGATAGTAATACATTTACACATTTATGCATACATTTGCCAGCCATTTCTTTATCATTTTCGTCTGTTTGCGAACAATAACCCAAACAATGAGCAAAACAACCTAAAAAGCAGCCTCCAAATATAGTTACCATATAAATACTGAAGACATCCCATCGTCCCATATTTCCGAAACCTGAACCGAACACTCCGGTTATTGGAATACCCTGTAATATCACTGCTGGGAGAAATTCTTTTCCTGCCGGTTCACATTTTGAATTATATTTATCCCATTTCCAACAATCTATTGGATGACATCCGCCTGTTTTTTCAATAAATTTTAAACATTCAGTATTTGGACATATACAATCCGTTTTGTTTGTACCTTCTTTACAGGGTATTTTATCATTTACGGATTCTGTAAGTTCAAGGCCTCTCATTGTCTTTGCTCCAACCATTGGAGAAATAAACGACCAAAAGATTAATTGGGTGATTACGCCCATAGCTAAAATGTATAATGTGTTTTTCATTTGCGTATTCATGTTGATATTGTCTGAAATAAAAAAATGAAAATAGTTTTCAATTTTTTATTTTATTTTTATAGTTACGCGAATGCTGATCCTACAATAATACCCAGTAATCTGTCTCTATCATCATCATTACCATACAAACAAGTATGTATAGGAATTAGTAATCCTAACGCTACAATTATAGTAGCCGCCAGTTTATGTAGAAATGTTAACTTAATATAGTTTAATTCTTTAATTTTAATTTCAATACATTGTGGCGATTTTTGATGTGGAAAATCAAATAAACTAGTATCAATGATTTGTTTGTTATATTTTATAAATTTATCTTCCTTGTTTGTATTACGATGTCTTTTATTCATGGTTCCAGTAACATATCCAATGATGAATCCATCTTTGTATGCGTCAGCGTTAGTGTATACGAATAAAGTTAAAAACGTAATAATAAATAATGTTGTTTTTCTCATATTTGTGTTGTTGTTATTGTTAATTAATGTAATAATAAATATATTTTTCATAATCAATTTTTTACATTTTAATCATCATTTTTAAATCCGCGTTTTAGTTTACGCCAATGATAAATAATAGTTCCTTCATAACTATCCCTTCTATCATCTAGATTTCCTAAAGGAGTAATTCTATTTAATCTATACCCTTTTTCTACCATATCGTTGCAATATTTTTCATGAAGCGAAGCATTATTACCACATTCTCCTGTCTCGCTAAAATACATGAATTTTATAATTTCATCTTTATTTTCTGTATTTGACATTATAAATATTAAGATTAAAAAAATTTTTTAATTATTAACTTAAATAATTTTATATTATCCATACATCGACCTCATCCTACCATAATCACCTCCTGCTTGATGCATCATATAATTTATAGCAACGTCACTTCCTTTATTGGCCCAAACTTTCATTGCTTTTTTATTATTATCATCCATACCTTGAAAAGTTGATGTTTTAACATAATTTTGAGCAACTTTTATAGCAAATCTTTCTTTATAATAAGGACTACCTTTACCTGCTTTTGGGTCATCGTCACATTTCCCTTCATCATCATTATATTCCATCGCCATTTCTTCTGGATTTTCTACTTCTTTATTTTCATGATATAAAGGTGGACTATTTCTAAAAACATTTTTTTCAATTTCTTTTTGTATTTTTCTCATCATAATAGCATAACCACTACTGTCCCATCCCTTATCTAAAACAGCATTTTTAATTTGTTTCAATCCCCTAGCTTCTTCTTCGTTCCAGTATTCATTAGGACCGCCTTTAGTAGGACACCACATAAAGCCAGTATCATCTGGTGGTCCTTTCATAAACATTGAAACAATACCTTGTTTATTTTCATGAGCATTAATATAATTTATTAATGCTTCACAATCGTTTTCCTTTTTGGTTTCTAAATTACTCATAATTATTTAATATGATTAAATATATAAAAATACTTTCAATTTTATTATTTACTTATAATATATGGGAAAGAAACGGTTTGATTATAAGAAATATAATAAAGATAAAAAAAAAGCAAGGGAATTTTTCAATAAGTTATTCGGAAAAGCTAATGAGGCAGCTAATTCAGAAGATATGAAAGGAGAAGCAAAAAAACAGAAAGAAGAGACTGAATTAATTTGGGGCGTTTTAACATTTATTATTTTATTAGTAGTTGTATTAAACAATACATTATTTTCAGCTAAATCGAATAGGGAAATGAAATTAATGTCCAATGAAGTAAAAGTGACAGGTGAAGTTTTGGGGATAGCTTTTATATTCTTCTTATTTGTTTATATTATTATTGCTATGTTCAGATAATTATTCTGCTTCAATAGTTGTTTTTATTTTTGATATTATTGAACTAGGTTTTCTATTAATATATTCACACAATGGAAATACATGTCTATTTTTATAATGTTTATCTTTTTTATTATCTAATAAAGCAACAATCTTATATAATACTTTTTCATCATCTTCATTGTATTCATACTTAAGCATAAATACTAGTAAACCTTCTAATGTAGTGTGTGTATCTTTTATAATCCATTTTTTTTTTGAATGGACTATAACATCATGTATTTTCATACCTTTTAAAATGGATCTACCATAGTTCCATTCATCTTTACTAATATCATTTATTGGCGAATTAGGACGCATTGTTGGTTCTATTATTTCTTCTATTGACATATTTATTACATTAAAAAAGTTTATATTTTTTTAATTCAATTTAATTCGTCTATTGTATTTTTCCATAATTCCATGTATTGTCTTTTTTTTTCTTGAAAAATTCTATTTTCTTTTTCTGTTAATTTCCAAGATAATGAGGCTCCACGTTCTTTTACATACAATTTCCACTTTTGCAATTTATTATAAATATCTTGTTGTTCTTTTGTACATAATAACAACTCTTCTGGTGTTAATTCTTGAAATCCAATATTTTTATTACTCGCTCCATATTTTGTTTTATATGATTTATTTTTTGAACCTATTACAGGAATAGTATTCCACTCATCATAAGTTCCATGTAAACCATCAGTATATTTTGCGTAACCATTTATCTCAAATAAATGATCTCCAGTTCCTTTACACTTAGATTTAGTTATGAAACATGTTTTTTCATTAGGTATTTCTAATATTTCGCATTTTTTTTTTCTATCTTCTTCTGTAAATTCTGGATTGGTTATATGTCCAATAAAATATATTAATTGTATGAGATAATATTTTTGGTCACACCATCTCGTCATTAATTTTCCATGTGATCTTTCTATGTTATTACTATATCTTTTTGACATATTTATTACATTAAAAAAGTTTTATATTTTTTAATTCAATTTATTTAATGATAAGTAGTCCACGTATCATTATTGAATGATGTATAGTGGTATGTAATACAACCTACGTATTCTGGTTTCTCTTTTAAAACATAGAATGTTTTTATAGGATTATAGGGGCGGTCACGTTTTTTACTATACGTTTTACTGTATGTATAAACAGGATTACCACCATGTATCATTTTATATTTTTGGTTATGATATAGTATGTGTTTAGTATTATTTTTATCCCTATAATGGTATTCTTTTACCTTGACGTCTAAATCATTACTTTCATCTTCACTATATTCAAGTATTTTGACTACAGGACCTATAATTTCATAGGATCTTGCACCATTATCTAAGCCTGAGCTGCTGTAGCCTCCAGTATATGCTTTAAGGTATATTTCTTTTTCCATAACTTTACTTTCTTCTTCTACATTTATAATTTTAATTTCATCATTATATCTATTTTTATCTCTCTGCGCCATTAATTCAAATGGTGCTTTTTCTTCATCTGATAAATTTTTCCAGTTTTTAAGGTAATATTGAAACGCGCTTGTCGGTTTTATTATTTGTTTAGATTCCATTGTGTGTTTATATTCTATAATAAAAAATATTTTTTGAAATCAATTTTTTAATATATTAAATAAGTTTAAAACTAAATTAGTATTTTAATTAAATGGAAAAACCAGATTATTTTCAATGTAATCCTTTATTTGCTTATTATAAAGATAAAATACCAACAATAAGAAAAGATGAACCATATATTGATTGTTTTACACATGAAATACGATGGAGAAAAACAACAGTTCCTGTAAAAATATATGGGATAGATAAACACTCCAATGATTATACAGATATAGCAAATTGGCCTAACTTATTTAAAAAATAATATCACCATTAATTAATGAGTAATATTATTAATAAAATTATGAAAATTCCAGAACCAGTAAGACAGGGTATGTTTTTTGGTTTAAATAGTGGGGTTATAACAACAACCGGTTTGATTGCCGGCATAGCACAAACATTTTCAAACCCGCTATATATAATAATATCAATTGTATCTTTAGCTATATCAGATGGTTTTTCTGAGGCATATGGGTTGTATATTTCAAAAAAAGCTGAAAAAATAAGTGATGATTCGATAAATCCATTTTATTCCTTTGTTTCTTTATTAATCACAAAAGCATTAATTGTCTTATCATTTTTAATCCCTTTTATATTTTCAAGGAAATTAACTTATTTTAAGAATTTGTCCTGGCCATTTTTATGGGGAGCCTTCTTGTTATTTATTCTTGATTACCATTTGAGTGAAATAAGAGATGATAATTTCTTTCATTATTATATCCCTCATATAGTTATTTTATTTATCGTAATGGGATTGAGCAAATGGTTTTCTAAGATGATAATGAAATTGGAATAGGTTTCCATTTTTTTATCTCATCAAATATGTTACTTGAGAAACATTGATCGTAACTATTTTGAGGAAAGAAATCAATTTCATGTAAATGTAAATATTCTAAGCTGTCTATATTTAATTCTTTTGTCATTTCTTGTATCGACTTATTATGAGCAAATAATTCTTTTTTTGTTTTTATTGCAATACCCAATTCACATATATCGATTACAGGTGGGGAAGGTATACGTATATGTATTTCTTTTACTTGACATTTTTTTAAATTATCTATAATACTTTTAATTACATTACCACGGACAATAGAATCATCCACTATTATTATCTTTTGATTTTTAAGTTTATCTTTATCATAAATGAATTTTTTTTTACATTCGTTTATTCTATTTTCTTGTGTTGGTAGAATAAATGTTCGACCTATATTTGTATTTTTACAAATTAATTGTTGATATTTTAATTTCATATATTTCGCGTATTCTTTTCCATATGAAATTCCGGTTTGAGGTATTCCAATGACAATATATCCCTTATCCTGTATTTTCTCCTTTTTTGCTAATAAATAACCTAAGTATTTTCTAACATTCTTAACATAATAACCATCAACAAAACTATTATCAGATAAAAAATAATATAATTCAAAACTACACAATGATAGTTGTGCGTGTGGATGTTGATATATTGTCTTTAGTTTATTTTCACTTATCTTGATAATTTCACCAGGCATTACATCACGTAAATAACTATCATGTGGGATACTACAACTTTCAGAACTAATAAACCAATTATCTTTAGTTTCACCAATACATAACGGTCTAATACCAAACCGATCGCGAATAATATACATAGAATTATTATGTATTATAATTAAACAATAAGCCGCAGGAACATTATCAATAATATATTTTAATTTTTCTTCAAATGTACCTTTATAAGTGTGGATTAAGTTAAATAAATAAGCTGTATCATGTGTTTTGATGTTTATAATATTACCATTGTGAACTAAATATGTTAAAAAGGAACCAATGTATTTTTTTAAAGGTTGAATACCCGGTATATTTCCATTAATATTTTTAGTTGACGTTGTGTATCTTGTATGAGCTATACCCATTTTAATTTTGCGAGTAAAATCAAATAAAGTAGTTTCTGTGTTGATAATACCTTTGTATTTATTTTCATAAAATTTTTCATTATCGTAAGTAACTATACCATATCCATCTCTACCTCTATGTTGGAGATTTTTTAAATATTTTATTATATTTTTCATATTCTTTTTGGGAGTTTTGTTATATATTCCAAAAATACCACACATTAAATATATAAATAATATGATATATATTTAATTGCCTTTATAATAGATATAAAATATTACAATACTTATTATGTATTTTAACCTCGTATTCTTCCTCTTACTAAATTTGCAAAAACATTAATTATATCTAAAAATAATCCCAATGATTCATTGATGTAATCTGGTATTTTACAATTTTTTGCGTTAATCTGAAGTTTTTTTGTATCATATAAAATAAAGAAACCAAATAATATGACAATAGCATGTGAAAGTATCATATGATAATTATTTGTCTCACTTCCCGGATTAGCTAAAAATATTAAACCTAGACGTATTAATATTGCTGCTATTAATAATATTAACAAACCATTTCCCCAGGATAAAGAAATTAAATTTGGATTATAAAAAGCTATTGCTGTCAAAATACTGAGCATTCCAAAAGTAGCAAATAATGTAGAATAAAATATACCGGTAGATTTTGATATTAAATAAACAGGTAACATGGCAAATGATAGAAAAGCAACAATACCCAACCATCCTAAATGTTTTATCAATACATTATTGGGATCAGTATTCATAGTCGATATCAATACAAATATACCCAATCCTAAGAATAACCAAAATGGTATTCTTCTAATATTTAGAAGAGGAACAAGCTGAATCATTTTTTCCTCCATTAATGATACAAACACTACCATCAATAATACTGATAAAATGACATATAAATATGTATTTAAAATATAGTTATTGCAAGTGAGTTTCTTATTTATAAATGCGTATTTATGAATGAAGAAACTAGTCAAAATTATCCCAATCAAAAAAAGTGTTTTGTATCTTAAATTTTCAATCATTTATATAATTAATTTATAAAAAAATTGATTTTAACAATTAATGTTCCATTATATAAAACAATGTCATCTAATCTATTAATACAAGCATATCGTATATATTATAAAGGAAAAATGAAACATAAGGAATATGAAAACAAATGTTTTTATGATTATGTTCGTCGTCAAAGAAAATATAAGAAACAATTTTCAAATGAAACATTTGGAATGGTTTGTAGAATTTGTTATCAATTGGGAGAACCGGTTCATAATTGGATAATTACCAATGGTAAAATATAATATATATATAAGTTATATGTCACTAAAACGAAGCAATAGTTCATTTTCATTAAAACGTTCAGGTTCGGCACCAAATTTGATAAATAGAACAGACAAATTTATTCCTTTACCAAAAATGGATTCGTCTATTTATGATGATGATGCTTGGGATGATGAGTGGAAAACACCACCAAATGTTGTTTATAAAAAAAGTAATAATATTAACAGAACACCCATAAACCCAATTAAAGCATATGCCAGGGCGATGAGAGGACATGCTGGAATGGGAAAAGAATTTACGAAAATAATCAAAGCTTTGAGACCATTTTTCGGTCGAAAAAGTAAGAAAAAGAAAAAGAAAAATAAAAAGAAAAAGAAAAATAACAGAAAAACAAAAAAGAAAAAGAAGAATAATAAAAAGACAAAAAAGAAAAAGCAAGGTAAGAAAAATAAACGTAAAACTAAAAGACGTTAATAAACAGGATTTTTTAATATCCATTTTTCTTTCCATTCTTCATAGTTGTTTTCAGGTCCCCACCATTCATTTTTTTTAGGAAATCTGCCATATTTTTTTAACATTTCTTTTTTTGTCAACCCACCTCTATGTGCTAAATTTCTTGCTCTAGAAAATTTATGTTTCCATGTACTTCTATATGCGTAATCTTTTGTCATTATATATTTAAAAAATATTTTTTTACAACATTTTGTGAAAAATTGATTCGAAAAAATATTTTTTGTATTAAATTATAACAACAAGTGATATAAATTAAAACTAAATACCAGATTTACAGTTAAACAAAACAAAAACTTTACACATAATTTATTATGGCAACAGCATTGATTAACGGTCAAGAATCAATAATCTCTCAAATCCACACTAGCTGGAATGAATTTCGTAGCACTGATGAAGCTATGGTATTAATGTTTGGAGAAGTTGGAAGCAATTATCGTGATTATCACGAAATACCATTAGCTAAAGATTTCGCCAAGAGTGATACTCCGTGGACTACTAAGGAGACAGTATTAGAAAAGAATGCGGTTCATGCTAATAACCTTATTCGCTATTACATTGGCCTTAACATTGACGTAGCAGAGCGAATGCATATTTGGCAATTCTTCGAAATTGGAACGGGTATTGTAGGAAAAATTAAGGAGCAAATCAAACTCCTTAAACGCATCCAAAAGGTTTTGAAATTGGAACAAGAATTAGAGATTCATGAACCACTGCCTAATGCTACTTCACTATTCACTTATACAGCTCATCTTAGCTTAGAAAATATCGAAGATTTCTTAAAGTTGAAAGTTAAGGAAGCTAAAGCAGCTAAGAAATTAGCACTTAAAGTAGCGAAACAAGCAGCGAAACAAGCAGCTAAGGTGTTGGCAACTAAGAAGAAGATTATTGCGGCAATTGTGAAGAAAAACGATTCAAGAACTGATGGTTCAATGTATATGGGCAACATTAACACAACCTTAAGCGTTGAAGATTTGCGCGAGGTCCTTAAAACTTTACCATTGGTAATTAAAGCTAATAAGGCACAAGCTAAAAAGGCAGCGAAAGAAGCAAAAGCAAAGGCTAAGGAAGCAAAAGCAAAGGCTAAAAAAGCAGCTAAAAATTTAGCAACTAAACACGCTAACTTTGCTAAGAAGGTATTGTCGTTGTTAAAATTTGCTCAAGCCAATAACTATACGGTTGAAGATATAGTACTCGAACTTAAAGCTCAAGTAGAATGAACTCCTAGTGATAACAATATGGTTACAATAATAGATATAGCATTAATTAATTAAAAAATAAAAAAAATAAAAAAAAATAAAAAACTTTAAAAAATTGAAAAGAAAAAATATTTTCTGATATAGAGTAATTAAACACGAAATAAAACACAATATTATTAAAAAATAAAACAAAACTAACCTAAATCATGCCTTGTCGAATTTGTAAACAACGTGGTCATAATGCCAGAACACATCATCTTCACTTGAGGAGTCAAGAAAGGAGGCTTCATGATGCTCAAGAAGCATGTAGAGAATTATTATTACCTGGTCAATATCGTCGAGATGATAAAAAGGAATTGTCTTCGGATATGAATACTAAAAAAGAGAGTTGTGATTGCCCAATATGTATGGAACCAATTGGCGATAAGAATAAGTTTGTCACAGCATGCGGCCATACATTTTGTGGCACTTGTATTTTGACAAATTACCAACGCAATACATCTTGTCCGTTATGTAGAGGAGAAATAGCGCCAAATGTTAATTTTGAGCCAGCAAAGACCAAATTTAAACGTTTGTTGGCGCCTAGAGAATTAATGGATATTATACACGATAGATTGGGAAAAACACTGATTGGTGTAGAAGACACACTATTAAAGGTTGCAGAACAAGAATCCGCTGGCGAAACTACACCATCACTGTCTATGTCTTTAGCGCAACCAATTCTTAGAGGTTTATTGCGATATACACAAGAAATTCATGATCATGTAGTTGAAAATGTATAGATATAAAATTTGGAGGGAAGAATAGTAAGAGAAGTCTTATATTTTTTAATATGATATTATATATAATGAAAGCAAAAATTTTGAGTGAAGTGAATATTATATCTGGATTTTTTATGGCTATTGTGAATGGAAATTTGAGTGAAGTGAAACGTTTTTTTGAAGCATATCCTAATATACCATTGGAGATGACATATGGGGATATTTTTGGAATAACACAAGAATGGGGTGGGAAGCAAGAGAAAGTTGATATGACACCTTTATATTTTGCGGTAAGTCGTAACATGCATATTCCAATATTTGATAACAATGGAAAATGTAAAACAGGAGTTGCCGGTAGTCCAACAGGAGGAGAAAATATATCTGGAAAGCATTGCGATGATTATTATAAAATTGCGGATTTATTATTAAAAAAAGGGGCTAATCCGAAAGCTGTTACTAAATTCTGGTTTCCCGGTTGGCAACCGGTTCATTGGGCATCTGAATATAGTAATATCGATATGATAGAATTATTACAGAAATATGCTACAAAAAAAGGTGATCCAATTACTGGAAAAGAAACCTATTTACTTTCCCATAATGAAATAATGACAGCAGAGAGATATTATGGCGAGGCGGAGCGGAGACTTCAAAATGGTGGAGGAAATAAAAAAAGAAAAAAAAGAAAAAAAAGAAAAAAAAGAAGAACTATTCCTACGAGAAATGTTCCAAGATTTTCTTTTTCATCCTTGAAAATTATATGGATGGGAGAATTAGATAAGAATAGAATGAAAAAAAGATATTTAGTGATGTTGGACGATGAGGGTAATTATATATTGACATCTGATCTAAAAGTTGAATTATATGATTATAGATCATATTATGGATATACACGGCGTCTAGTTCCTGTTAAAAAGATAGATGTTGTGGAATTTATGAATATAATGGCACAGGATCATAGTGAAATGCCACCAACTGCTGTTGGAAGAAAAAGTCGTAAGAAAAGAACACGTAAGAAAAAGACGCGTAAAAAAATAGGAGGCAATCCTAAATTCTTATGTGGTCCAGATAAACCTTTTATTCCAACAATTCATTTTAATGAATTAGAAAGTATTTTGGATAAACTAAAAAAAGATACAGCCGGAACAGCACTTGAAAGTTTTGTTAATAAATTACCATCAATAACAAAGAATAAAGGTAAATGTTACGGGTGTAAGAAATTAATTGATCGTTTAGTAGAAATTACAATGCCTCCAAACAGAATACTTCCAATAGAGAATGATGATTTATTGTGGTTGCAACAATTTACAGGTGTTCATAAAGGTGGGATGATGTGTACAATAATGGGGGGTCGCCGCGAGAAAAAAACAAAGAAAAATAAGAAAAAGAAGAAGAAAAAATAATAATATATATATTTATAATGGCTTATAGTTTCGGGGTTCCAAATATTGCTGTATGGGTTCAACATATTTTGTCTGGTTTATTATTATTATATATTGGTTATGTTGGTGTTACAACAGGTAATATATCTAAGTTAATGAGTCTTTTACTTGTAATTTTTGGTGTTTTAGCAGCAACATACCACGCACATCTTTGGTATTACAATTCAAAGAAGAAAAAAAAGGTAAAGAAAAAAAATCTAGACCGTGAATATTTATAAAAAAATATTTTTTAATATCACTTTGTAAAAAATTGATTCAAAAAAATATTTTTTGATGTGGAGTATATTTCAATGAACAACAAAGTATTATACAATACAAACAACAACAACAAAACAACTAAAATGAATACCGAATTAGAATTAAGAACATATTTTAAAAGATATAATCTATTAATTAATACCCCCGGTATCACTGAAGATGAATTTGTGAGAGCTCTTACATCTAGTCGCGATGTTCCACAAGAACCAGTTAGACAAGAGATTGTTAAAAAAGTTAAAAAAATTAAAAAAATTAAAAAAATTAAGAAATCTAAGATCCCTATGCCATGGTCAGCGTGCCCTCAAGTAAACGAGAATTGTTGTTATGGTATTCGCGTTGATTATGGGTTATTTACTCAATGTACTAATAATCCATATCATATGGAGACTGAGCCACAATCAAAATATCACTTATGTAAAACGTGTTGTGATAGTATTGATAATCATGAATCTGGTAAACATCCATATGGATATGTTCAAGATCGTGTATTGAACGGTGATTTATGGCGATCTCCTTCTGGTAAAGCACCTGTGCGATTGATCGAGGTTTTGAAAATTAAACGTTTTCAGTCGATTTCAAAGGAAGCAGTATTGGAAGAGGCTGATCGATTAGGATTAGTAATTCCAGATATTGAATTTGTGGAAAAACCAAAACGAAGAGGACGTCCTAAGCTTAACTCAGCTGTGGTATCTGATACTGATGATGAAGCAGTTGAACAACAAGAAGTTATCAAGAATTTGGTAACTAGAGTTAATCCAAAAGAGAATGATAAGCCTAAGAATATACCAAAAAAAAAGGCGAAAAAAGCTTCAGGTAAAACAGAAAAACAAATAAAAAAATTAGGCTTAAAAGCAGCTAAAGCAGCAGTAAAGATATTTAATAAGAGAATTGAGGATAATGCTAAGGCAGCGGTTAAGGCAGCTAAAGCAGCTAAGAAAGCAGCAGATAAGGTAGCTAAAGCAGCTAAGAAAGCAGCAGATAAGGCAGCTAAGGCAGCTAAGAAGAAAGCCGCGCCCGCTAAGGGCGAATTTAAAACCCCTGTTCAATTATTGAGGGCGGATGGTTCGAATATAAAGGGTTTGCGTGTGATGCCTAAGGATGGT